AATTAATAATAGTTAAATATGCCCCTCTGTGACTACTTACATCATTATTTTTTTGTTTTTCGCAAAATTCAATTATTGATTCTACTGCTGTTTGTTTCATATCTTATTTGTTTTTTGATAATATTTCAGATAATATTGGTACTATAATAAAGCATAATATTAATGCTATTGCTAATCCTTGTTCTTTCATATCTTATTTGTTTTTAAACCTTTCGTCACTCTCTTTCCAAAACTTGCTTGGCTCTTTGCTCACTAATCTATCTAGCTTTTCTTCAAATGTTTCTAACTCATATAAGCCCAACTCTTCATCTGCTTTCATCATATTAGCTAACTCTTGCTTGATTTGATTACCATGCCACTCTTTCCATTCATTAAACGAAAACTTTGAGTTTGGGTTTTCGTGTAAGAAATTATTATATTGTCTTTCTAAAGTCATAGCTTATTTTTTTGTCTGTTCCCAAATTGTTTCTTTCTTAATCTCCCCATCAACAAACCTACTGATTGTTACCTCTTCCATTTTGTGGTCTGGCTGATTTGTCATTGACACAATATCTGATACAAAAATATCATACTCCTCTTTTGTTGGGATCGCTCCCCCCGAACCTACACCATCCTCGTACCTTATCATAAAGGCACAATAAGGCTCTTCTAACAAAGTTTCTTCTCTTACTACATTATCAATAGCAAAGTCTTTATCTTCATCTATTTTAAACATATTACCCTCATCATCTCTTTTGATAAAAGAAGACCTATTATAGCCACAATCCGGACAGCTTATATACTCTTCTCCGGTTTTGTAGTAGTAATCATCGAAACAATCTTCGCTCTTACATCGTGGACACTCTATAAAATCTATTACACTTCCCATACTATGATATTGTTGATTGCTTTTCTTTTGATAATACTGATATACTTTGGTAGATACTTCTTTGAACATCTTGATAATTTTGGTAAGATAAGTCTACTAGGTAGAAAAATCTTTTTAGCTGTTCAAGTAAAGTAATTCTCTCTATATAGTAAGGGTGTGAGTACACAACTTTCTCAGCAGCTGATTGAGAAATCTTCTCTTCACTATGCTTTATTAAGTCCTCTATCGCCTCGCTTTTTATACGCTTTCTCTGTGCCTCCAAAAACTCAAAGTTCTCACGAAAGCATCTAATTTTGCTGTAATATCCTGCTAGATATACTAAGTATCCATTAAACCTTCTCTTTAAGTTTTCCAACTCGTCAAGGCTGTCTGTTCCTTTTACATACTCTTGCACCATTTCGTCCATTACCCCAAGGGTTTTCTTTGTTTCTAGGTAATCTTTCTCGCTGAACTTTACTAAGTCGGATACTCTAAGTATATTATTTGCTACTGCCATGGTTTACTGCTTTATTTATTTTGGTTAATAGGTCTAACTCGTTACTAAAAATACTCTCTACTTTTACTTGTCTTCTAGTAGAGGTTTCTGCTTTTGCTATGCTCTTTATACTATCTACAACATTAGACCTTAGTCTTCGTGTTATAAAAAAGTTATGGTTTGATATTTGTACCCCCTCACAATCTATCAATAAAAAATACTGCAATTCTTCTATGGATAATAAATAGTCCATAGTTTCGGGATTTATTTCGATAAGGCAATCTTTTCTCAAAGTCATGCTCTTAACTAAATCTACTATACTCTCCTCTTGTTGAGTTAGTACTAATTCTTTTTTAAATAATTTCATATTAACTAATTTAAAATTAAATCTGTCTTTCCAGATTGTCACCTATATTGTTATTTGTACCATTATGATTTTCTCTCCTAAATTCAAAGTACAGCGACACGAACATAACAACGACCAACATTACAAGGTTTGTAAGGATTTCAACTGAATTTGGAGATTATATTATATTTACTTTGTTTTCTGTCTCTATCCAAACTTTAGCCCCACATGATAGGGGCTTGTTTGGGCTATAAATAACTTTTGCTACAACTCTCCCCTCAACATCTAGTATTTCTACTTCCTTGGCGTATTTGTTTTCCTTGTAAGTCTTGCAAGTAATTACTGGGTTTTGAGACCCGTTCTTTTTATTTGCCCTCACAACACTTTGATTGACATGAATTATCGTCTTCATAAGAATTTTTATTTAAGTACTCTATTGCTTTTGCTAGAGTTTTTACGTTATCTTTAAATTGACCTAGTGCTAAATTACAACTATTACACAACAGCCCTCTAACTTTATTAGAAGAATGGCAATGGTCTATATGTGTTGCTTTACCTAAGTGTACTAGTTCTTTAGAGCATATCTCACAACAACCATTTTGTTTTTGAAACATAATATTGTAATAATCTAAATCTATATTATACTTCCTTTGCATAATCCTAGACTTTGTACTTTCAATATTATTATTTCTGTATTTTATAGTGGATACGGAATGTCTTTTTTTACTTTCCTCATTCCTATTTCTACTTTTTAAAATCCTAGTTTTTAACTTATCTTTGTTTAAGTTATCATACTCCTTGTTTTGCTTGTTGATACAAGATTTACAATAGCACTTAAAACCGGATTTTGTTTGTTTAGATTTGTAAAAATTTTCAAAATTTAATTCTTTTTTCTCCCCACATTTGTGACAAATTTTAGTTTCCATATTATTTAAAATAAAAAAGCCTACCAATACTTTTACGGAGGCTCTGACCTCTCCGCTATATATTAATAGGCAAATATCTTTAGTTTCTATAATGTCAGAGCGAAACTTGGGGGCAAAGATACAACCTTTATTTTAATCTTGCAAACTTGTTAAATATTATTTATCTTGATGTGTTTGAATATATATAAATAAACACTATTATTACTACTATTATTAAGGGCATACTAAAATCTTTTTAAACTATTTAACCAATACATTGCTACTATCAACAAAATTAACCATAACACCATACTATATCAAATTTTGTTCTACCAACACCTCTAACACCAACCCTTTTATAAAGTCTATGTTTGCTTGGGATTGAATTTCTTGATTTGCAATACCTTTTGTGAAGTCCTCTAGTTGAGAGCCGTCCATTTGCATCTTCATATGGGTTAAACTTAATAGAGCCTTTCCTGTTATTGTGGCTGTTTGAGTTACCATACTTATTTTTATATCGTTCTTTAAAAAATTGTCTCCCATATCTTACTTTTTATTTTTGTTTTTTGCTGACTTTGCCATGCTAGTTTTATGCGTGGTCTCTAGCCCTAACTTAACCTCTCTACTTGGAGTACTGTCTAAAACTTTTTTGTCAAATCTTAGAGTTACTACATTTGGGTTCAAAAACATATTAAACCCAGTGTTAAGGGTAATATCTATCTCTACTAATTTTGTTTTTCTAGCTTTCATTTTTAAATGTATAAGTTTTTACAAAGTCATTGTATTCGTTGTATTCGTCTATGATATACCCCTTACTATCGTGAGAAAATATCCATTGTCTGCCCTTCTTTTGATTAATATCTACCAAAGTATCAATCACTTCGTTTCTCTGCTCTACAGAGCATTTTTCGTCCCCTAACAAAAAGTCATTAACGCTTACAATATTAATAAGTAAGTTATCTTTACTCATATTCTGCTCTTTTTAAGTCCCACAAAAAGTCATACCAATAATCGTATCTTTCATTAACATACTCTTGTGCCTCTTCTGTGTGAGAAGTCTCATCATCTAGGTCTAGTATGATACCATTTGGAAATCTGTGTTTTCCTCCCTCATCTCCGTATGAATTTATTAAGTCTCTGTCTGCAAGTATTGTTGCAACCTCTATTATATTTATTCTAATATCCATAATCTTATTTTAAATTAAAATCTGCTAACATTCTATATGTTTCCCCATAAGAATAACCAACCCCTAGTTCTAATGCTAGGGACTTGGCTTTCTCTTTTGTTAAACCTTTCTTTACTACTTTACCAAAGGTATTTGACTTCAAGTTATACTCGAATACAATATAGGTCATAGTTTACTCGCTAGATAGCTTAAGCCAATTACAACTAAAACTACTAACACTACTATTGCAAGGGTAAGACTTAATCCCCACAAAGATACTATTAAGGCTGATGCCATTAATACATTGTAGTTACCCTCTGTCTGTATGACATTAAGTATCACAGCGACACCTAATATAATTGCTATTGCTAACATCATAAGCTATTCTTTTTTAATTGTTCATTATATTTTTTCATAAAGTCTGTATCCTCATCGGGCAGTTCCATATCTAACTCTCTGTATTGCTCTACTATGTAACTTTCTTCATTACACCATTCACAACCATAGACACCTATTCTACTACCACAATCGGGACAATCCTTAGCCATTAAATCTCTATGTATTGGACACCCTCTTGAATTAACTCATTTAAGATTTCGATGTCTTTGTTAAACAATTCGTCTTCGTTCTCTTGCTCTAAAACTTCTACCACAAAATCAATAGGGTATTGATGACTATCTTCATCGTTAGAAGACATACTTGGTGTGATATTTGAGAAGATACTTCTCTTTGCATGTTTAGATATGCTTGGGTTATACTCTACTATAATTCTCATACTTCTTCAATTTCTTCCATTAATACTATACTTCTTAATACACTATTTGTCTGTTCGTCATACAAATCTTCTGAGACAAAAGAGATATACTCAATATCACTATCGGGATTGTTTCTGTAAAAAACCTCGATACTTTCCAAGTCATGTCCTTGGTCTTGTAACTCTAGTAAAGAGTTTAATAGTTCTTGTGCGTTCATACTAGTTAGTTTAAATTGAATTTCTTTTTTGTGTATCTGTTCCGTCTGCATTACTCTGCCACTCATCATAATATAACTCTACTTCCGGATACCTCATTGAGTAATCGTATATAAAGTCTAAGGCTTGTTTCTTTGTATCAAATGAGGCAATAGTTTCTGTACCCTCTTCTTCATTAATACGGAATACTTCGTACCATGTCATAAGCCAATGTAAAGGTTCTTGGTCTTCTTCATCACAAGCAATTTCTATATTGCTAAGTATCACACCTAAATTCTCAAATCCTTCGATAGGTGTTATTAATAAGTCTTCCGGCAGTTGCTCTAGCAATCTTGCCACGTCTTGTCTAACAAAGGCTAACCTTTGCTTTGCAGTTAAATTTTTCATAGCTTTACTATTTTATTGTTGCACCTAATACTTTCTCTGAATGTAGCATTAAGGCTTGTGTTAAAGCAATTATACCCTCATCTGATAAGCCAATTATAGTGTTCTTGATTAACTCATCTTCTGATAAAAAGTGCCTTGTTCCCTTTTCTTTACCAACCAAAGAAGTAAGTCCTTTTATGTGTATTACATTGTTACCTCTTTTGTTTTTAGATACTGAGATACTTCTAGTATCGTTTTTTACTACTACGTTTTTTTCTTCAACTTTAATTTCTAAATTCATAATTTTGTTTTTTAATTTTTTTACAAAGGTAATTCTTTTTTTCTGATTACCAAAACTTTTTTTAATTATTCTTCTATTAAGTCTCCAATTAGAAAATAACCCTCTTGGAAACTAGGCTCGTACTCTTTATGGTCGGCAGTCATATCATCTAGTTCATAAAACGTGCTATAACAAGCCAATTTTAACTCGTGGCACACGCATATAACCGGTACTTCATCGCCTTTCAAAGGGTGTTCTACAAAGACTATCTCTTGCCCAACAGAATTTACCATTCTACCATACTCTGTTGGGTTGTGTACCATTAATTTTTCGTAGTTCAACATAGTTAATCTAAAACTGACATTACATTACAGAAGAAGTCTTCATCTACAAAATACGTTCCCTCGTAGTATGATACTACCACTTCCATTGGGATTTCATCTTCGGTTATCTCTTCTCCCTCTTCTAACCCCATAACTTCTTCCAAAGAGCCATCGTCTTCGTGTTGCATATACCAACGAGTTCTTAACTCTTCTAGTTCGTTTGTGCTTAATTCGTGTACTGATTTCATAATGTTAATCGTTTTTAGTTATAAATTCATCTAGGGTTTCTTCCCAATCTAATTCTGTCCAATTCTCTCTGTACTCTTTGTCATACTTTTGTATAAACTTATCTGCTAATTCCATTGCTTTATCAATCTTCGAGAAGAAACTCCCATTGATTTTAAACTCTAGTAAATCGTAGTACATAATGTATCCGGTAACAACTGCTAACTCTTCCACGCTATTTAAAATTTATTTCCTCAAAGGAAGTTACTACAATATCCAAACTATCATTACCACCGGTATCAACAGAGTGCTTTAGGTCATTTTCACTCAAACCATAATAGAAAATCTCGTTATCTAAATCTTCATCTTCTTCTACATCGTCATACTCTTTGACAATAAAACCCTCAAACTCGGACTTGTCATCTTTCCAATATCCGTTTATGCTAAAATACTTGCTCATAATACCTTATTTTGAGATTAATAAATGTTCTACTGCAATAGGCTCACGATTGTACTTTAGGTTCTTCATTCCTAGAAGTCTCTCATTAACTCTATCAACTACAATTCTTCTATCATCTTCCGTTTCTATGTAATCGTTACATAGTGTTGAAGACACACCCTTAAAACTATCCGAGAAGTCTGTTATGTTAAAGTCTCGTTCAATACACTCTGCTGTGAGTTCTAAATACCTATGATGTAGGTAACCTATTTTGTCATAGAAAAATTTAACATGTCCCGTACCCAAAGTAAACTTTTTAGGTATGTCTTTAACAACTGCCTTACCACTTTTTATAGCGTTAGGTATTCTTAATAGTTCAATTCTTTCTTTGATTAAATGTGCATCGCAAAGTTCTACTGCTCTAACACCAACTGAAATTCTTGTCATAGTATTGATTTTTATTGGCTTAATTGCCGGTACAAATTTAGCTATTTTTTTCTTATAAACCTAATTATTTTTAAAGTTTTTCAAAAATTATTTTGTCATCTTCAAATAATATTTGGTACAACTCTTCCCAATCTTCCGTTCTGTTCAAAACAATAACATCATCTTCGGTATAGTGATACAAAGTGTACTCGGCATTAAGTTCTAACTCTTCTCCGTACTGCAATCCTTTTACCATATCCATAGTAATTTTATTGACTGCATCGTCTAACAAATCTTCAACAACTACTGGCTCTTCATCAAAGACTTCGTAAGTCTCCATACCACGATATAAAAAATCGGGGAAATCACAAGGCTCACTCTTAAAATCACAATAAGGGCATTCAATATCCTCATCTTCGTTTATTTTATGAAGAAGTACTGAACCACAACCCCCACAATTAACTATGTTAATTCCGGCAACTTTCTGTATCTCTTCTGTTAGTGCAATCTGCTCTAGGACTTTTTCTCTAATTGTTCTCATAATACTTTGAAATTTGTTTTCTTAATTCTTCTTGATGATGTTCCGGTAGGTCTGTGCATCTAGTAACGTATTCGTTACCATAGCAATCTTCTTGTGCCTCTTCTTTGTCTCCGTAGATAACAATCTCGCTATCGCTACTCCAACGTACTAATTGGTCATTTGCTTTATCCCAAAGCACATAGTCCGTATCATGTAGTTTAATCGAACTCATAAGATACCTCTGTTATGTACATCGTACTATAATCAAAACCTGCTCTACGCATAGGTAACATATAAATATCATAGTACCCATAATCTTGTTCGTTCTCAATATTGAACATCAAGTTGTAGTCTGCCGGTAAATCTTCATCACTACTAAAGTCGTTGTTGTCTATCCTAATTTGAGTATTATTCTCTACTACAACCGGCTCATTAAAAAAGTCCGATAAAGTTTTGTTTAGTGTCTCTTCACTAAATCTTTGGTGTACTAGGTTTTCTAAAAAATCCACGACTTCTATTTGTCTTGGTGTTAAATCTCTTTTCATAATAATTGATTTGTGCCTACTATGTTGGGGTTTCGGCTATCCCTCTGTTTTGTTATACAAATATACGGCAATTATTTTTAACTACCAAACTTTTTTGCAATTATTTTTATTTTTTTTTTCGCCTTGTAAAAAACTAGTTAAACAAAGTATTTACTGCTACTTCAATTTTGTTTAGGTAGAATACAAAGTAATCATCATTTGCATCTACTTCTAAATATTCTGCTAGTGCTAGAGTATCGTTTGGTGTTACCATATAACCATACTTATCTTTACTTGCACTAAAGGAAGTACTAAATTTTTCAAATAGTATCTCTTCGATTTTACTTATTGTGTTCATACTAGTTAGTTTAAAATTTCTTTAAGACTACTTGGATTGTCGTTTCTAAAAAAATCTACATAGATAGCAAATCTTTTATCTTCTTTTTTGAATAACTCTACTGCTTGAATAGTGTCAAAATCATCTTCACTATTTAGGGGCAATACTAAAGAAGTTTTAGTATCAATCAATGTTACTACTTCTGCTTTGTCGTCTCTTAATTCATCAACCATTATGGTTAGATAAAACTCTTGGTTATCAAAATCCTCGAACTTATTGTTCAATCTGTTAAAAATTTTCATACTAGTTAATTTAAAATATTTGTAGGGTTAAGGTATCCGATACCATGTACTCACAATTTGATAGGTTTATACCTCTTTCTGTACAATATTCGCTATCAAAAAAATCTTGTGCATCTTCGTACACATTTTCATCAAAGGGGAAGATAAAAACTTCTCCGGTACTAAAATCTAAAATTGTAATTTTCATATTAGTTAGTTTGATTGTTATACCATTTTATAAACTCTACTACTGCCTTGAATGTTGCTTGTAGTTTAGTTTGTTCTAGTTCGGAAATATAGTTGTTTGGAAATGGGGATATGTAACATACGTTTTCTCTTATCTCTACACATACTCCTAAACTCTCTACCTTTTCTACTACTTTCATTAAGCCGTTCCAATCTCCATTGGCTACAAAATCAAAATGTTTTGTCGTGGTTACTTTTGTATCTTTGTGGTAGGTTATACCTAAAGACTTGTGCCAACCTAAAAACTCTGCTATTAATCTGCAATCTTCTTGTCTGTCCATATTAGTTAGTCTAAAAGGTTCTCCATTAGTTCACATAAGTTAATTCGGTCTTGTACGCTAGATAGGTCGTGTATTCTAATTAAGTGTCTTACAAAACTTCCATCGCTTTCAACAACTAGGATACCCTCTTTAGTAACTCTCAATGGGTGTACATCAAATACGTTTCCGGTCATGTCGTTTCTTACCTCTAGGTAATCATCGGGGGCATCGTGTTCTAAATCTTCTTCTGCAAAGATAATAAACTCTTGTTGTTCTTCTAGCAACTCGGAGAAATATCTTGATACTTCAACTTCTAGGTTGTCTAAATCGTTGTTTAAAATTCTTGTGTTCATATTACTTAATTTAAAATTCTACTTCAAAACTTAATACTCTGCATCGACTTTCGATTGCTTTCTTTGATGTGTTCTTGATACCTAAATACTCTGCCAAATCTTTTTGGTTATCAAAGTACTTACCTCTGCTGATTGATAGGTTTAGTCTTATCATAATGTTTATACTATTTAATTTAAATTAGTTCTATAATTTCTGTTGTGTACTTCACATTTAGTATATCCATATCCGAACAAACTCTTTCAAAGTCTTGTCGATTAAACTTTACAAAGGATAACATACCCTTTACATAAATTCTGTACTCTGTTGTTGGCATAACTTCTAGTTTTTAATGTTAAGTCAAAGGTAAGTAATTAAAATGTAACTACCAAACTTTTTTACAATTATTTTTAAAATATTTTTGGCATCAAAAAAAAGTACACTAGTTAATCTAAATCTGCTTGTACTTCTTCATACTGCAAACATAATGCTCTTACTTCTTTCAAAGTATCTAATGGCATATCTATATAAGATAGTCTATAAGTATCTACAATAGAATAGTTACTATCATATACAACCACTATTGCATGGTCTTGTCTAAACTCTTCTAGTAGACTAACTAGATTACCTCTTGTTTCTATACTAGGGGAAGTCTCTCCGTACACTTCTCCAATATCAAAGATACCATACCTTGATATAATACTCTGAATGTCTTGTATTACATGTTGCTTTTTCATACTTTTTATCTTTTTTACTATATAGTAATAGCTAATCGTATTACCTAATTTAAACTACTGCAAAACTACCTCAAATCATGGGAGGGGGCTATCCACCCCTTTAGAAACGTACACAATCTTTGAATTATTCTCAATAAACTGCTAACTTCGTTGCGAATTATTTATCTCCACTCCGAGCCGAGATGCGAATAATGTAATTACCCCCCAAAAACTGCACTCAAATCTCTCTCTGCCATTTGAAGTGCTATCTTCTCCCTCTCCTTTCTCCCCAACTCTCTTGTTGTAGGTAGTGCTTTCCACGATATTTCTACTCCTTGAATGGTTACCCTAGTTTGTCCCCCTAGTACTGCACCTATGTATTGGTCTTTTAAGTGTTGTGGTATTTGGATTGTTCGCATGTTGTATTAGTTTGTCAATAGATTGATTAATAATTGTTTTGTTACTTCTATGTTCCCTCGATACTTCTCTATGGTTAGGTAGTCTAACCCCTCTTGATTGAATGTATCTTCTAGTACTTCTTGTTCTTCTTTACTTCCAGCATGATATACTTCTTCTATATCGTGTATGATTGCTTTTCTATTTAGAAACTCTATTGTTCCTACTACTATTGTATGTTTCATCTTACTGCTCTATTAGATAATAAATTTGTCTAGCTTTGGCTGTTTTTTCTTCCCCCTCGAACTCACTCAAAATATCTATTGGTGTTGAGAAGTCTTGCTCTACATCGGGGTATTCTGCCAACCCTAGTATAACTTGGTTGTTATCTAGTACTGCATGTACTAAAAATGGGTGCTTGTTTACATCGTCCTTGTAATATACTATACTATCTGTATTCATATCTTTTAGTTTGTGGCTTTTGTGGGGGAATAAAAATGTACTAAAAACCCCCCCACTACTTGCCTTGTTTATATTAGTTAATCTGTTTCCAACTTCCGTTCCACTTCTCCCCATTTAAATACCACTCAAAGTTCTTCTGCTGAATGTGTACGTTAGGTAAGCCGTTTAATCTTTCCTTTGTAGTGTTGCTATCCCAACCTGCATTGGATATACGCATTACTCCCCCTCTATCGTGTTCTAGGGTTGCAATTAAGTTACCAAACAAGTACATTTTAGATACTCCTTGTTCTGTTACTACTCTAGTGTTGTTGAATGTTGCGTTCCCACCATTACGGAAACAAGTTACTGCTTTTTCTGTTACAATTTTCATATTGTTTAATTTAAAGTTTGGCTTAATTGCCTTTACAAATATACTAATTAATTTTTTACTATCCTAATTTTTTTTAATCTTTTTTATTTCCCCCCTCGCATACTACTACAAAGGGGGTAATAAACCTACTATCTATACTCTACTTCTGTATTCTCTAGCAACTCCTCTAATTGTTCTTGGGTAATATCCCCCAAATTTTCCGAATTGATATAGTCTATCATACCATTGGTTAAAAAGTCTGTACCATAAAAACCCCAACAACTATCCACTTCATTATCCCACTCGTCTACTATCCTAAAACCATACACTTCTCCCTCTACATAATAGTTATACGTTTCTACTTCTGCATCTAGCAACTTGATTGCTTTCTCCCTTGTCTTTTGGGTAATAATCTTCCCCCCAAAATTGTCTAAAATAGTTTTCTTATTAACTACTATAAACCCTATCTGCCCACTATCCCAACGGCAACTAAACGGACTAGTGCTTATACTTACTGCTGAATGGTCGTATAGGTACAAAGGTAGAATGATTGCACCCTTGCCTTCATCTGTTAGGATTGCTTTCTCCATTTCTTCCCACCCCGAATAATCATCTGCATTGTAATTGTGTTTATCCCCCAAATCATAACGACCATGGAAACAAATCATCTTTCCGAAATTATCCCACTCTCTAGGACTTTCTGCACTGCTATCGTGTATTATTTTTAATGTGTTCATATTAGTTAATTTATTGGTTAATACTTGTTTCTTGTACGCTTTCTGTAACGTACATATTACTTTCTTTTGCTTTCTGTTCTAGCATTGGCAAACAAGCCATATATAAATCTTCACTGCTAAAGATTGCTACTAGTTCTGCATGTGTTCCACTTTCAAAATAAACGTAAATCATAATGTTGTTGTTTTAAATTGTTATACAAATATAATACTTATTTTTGATACTGCAAAACTTTTTTGCAATTATTTTTAAAATCTTTCAAAGTAGTTAATATTAAAGTCAAACTTCTCCCCCTTATAGTTATGGTTGAATACCATATAACCTACTCCATTAAGCATATACGCTATTGCATCTTGGTTGAATTTTCTACATAAACCTTTCAATAATGAATTAAGTAGTTTATCGTTGTTCTGTTTCAATTCTATTCTAGCAACATACGTTTCTTCACTTCCCCAATCCCCTACTGCATTAACTAATTTAAAGTCGTGCTTACCTAAAAGTCCTTGGATAGTGTTATCAATATCTGTTACATTATTAGGTTGGTTATCTGTATTCCTTAATAACCCCATATTTAATTCAAGTGTAGTTTTCATATTATATAATTTAAAGTAACTGCTTTGTTACAATCACAAGGCAAATATACGGCACTAGTTTTGATTATGCAAACTTTTTTTAATAAACTTATCAACATAATTTTGTTAATAACTTTCTACTTTTTTTCTTGACTAGTACAAAATTTTGTCGTATCTTTGTATTAGAAAATTGCCAGAGTTATGCAATTCGGGGGTTCGTGTTTTTTTCCACACGCATAGGGTAGACTCCAACGCACCCCCCACCCACCCCCCGATTTCGCTATAAGGCAGGACGGAGTCTACTCTTTCGGTTCTATTTCAAAACCCCACCCTTTGTCAAATCCTTATCCCTATGTATTCTATCTATCCATATCGTTCCCTCTTATTGTTATACAAATATACGACAAAAAAATAACACTACCAAACGATAGTGCTATTATTTTTAAACTTTTTTTCTTAATTTTAATTCCTTGAGTACACTAGCAATTAAGTCTTGTACCTCGAACTCGCTTTGGTCGTCTGTATCCGTACAATCGGGTACATACCCCAATTCAATTAGCCTATTGGTTATAGTTATACCAATATCTTGTCTCTCGTCCTTGTCTAATTTTCTAGTTTTCATATTAGTTAGTTTAATACATTTCAAATTGTGGATAGTTTTTATCTAAGTATTTGTTTAGTCTATCCTCGTTTCTAAACCTCTTTACCCCCAACTTATCCGACCACGAATTTTGATAGGTATACTCTTTGACTATCGCTATGTATCCCCCTTTGAATACTTTGCCTTCATCGGCTAGTAATAACGTGTTATCCGTTAGTACGTTTTCTCTTAAGATAAATTCTCTTGCCATATTAGTTGATTTAAAGTTTAGCAATATTGCCAATACAAATATACAAATAAGTTTTTAATCTACCAAATTTTTTGGCATAAAAAAAGGGGAAACTTTCGTCCCCCCTAATTTACATTAGTTAATTCATACTGACCTTTTATCTAATATAAGCGATACCGCCCCTATACAACCGAATAATAAAAATGTGTAAAGGCTTAACATTAATTGATTATGTCCGTCAGCTACAAAGATACTGATAAACCCTATGACTTGTCCCACAAGTGCAATAGATGAAATAATAAGATTTGACTTTTTCATACTAGATAATTTAAACGTGTCTATGTGTTGACCAATATCTTCTTTGTTGCTTGCATCTACTAGCACAACTAGAGACTAACATAGATGTCATTAAAATAAGATAGATAATAAAAACTGCATAACTTTTTCGATTTTTCATAATGATTGATTTTATATTAATTAATTTAAACATACTTTTCCGTATAGGTCTATCCCATACACTTGATATAAACTAGTGTATAGATTAGCTAGAGTAACCCCTAACAATTCTCCTATAATTTTTTTGTCCTTGATGATAACGGCTTTGAAACCAAAGTCCAATAATTCTATTTGTACCATAGGTATTATTTTTTTAATGATCTTAATACTATTATTGCTATAATAGTTATTGTAGCATATATGCCCATATAATTAGTTGATTAGATTGCAAAGATATAAAAAAGATTTGATATAAACAAAAAAATAAGGGGGATTTTATACCCCCCTATTTAGATTAGTAAACCATTTCTAAGGCTACTTTTTGTGCTAAGTCGTTTAGCTTAAGACCACCACCTACTAGTAGGTAATCATTTCTATCATCGGTTCTAGCAACGTGGTTGGTGTAATGGGTAATACCATTAACTAGTCCCCATAGTGTAGAGCCGGTTCTACTAAACTCTAGTGCAATACTTTCTTGAACATTGTTCAAAATATTTTGCTTAGCCGTACCTAACTCGCTACGAATAGCCTCGTTGTAGCCTATTGTCTTCATCAAAAACTCGTCAACTTTAGATTGGTTAACTTGAACTTTATCTAGCTTTCTAAGATAAGCCTCGAAGTCGTTGATTTGGTCTGTAGCCTTAGCAACATCATAACAAAGTGATGAAGCCTTTCCAACATTACCTTTGGTATTCTTGAAAGAAACAGCGAACTCAGTACGCCACGCTTTCATTCCATTGGCACAAACCATTCTGTAACAGCTAATAAATAAGCTAGTCTTAGTCAAGCCGTCAAAACCTGTAGATAAGTTAAGTTTAACTATCATTTCGTCTTGCTCGCCTTTCAAGTTTTTGAAGCCGATAGTCTTGATAGGTGCTTCAAACACTATCTTTTTACCGCCTTTCAATTCCATGTATTTAACATCTTGCATCTTAGCATCAGTATCATATAAGCAATTCTCAAACTCGTCAAACAACAGCTTAGGTTGTGTTGGTGTAAAGTCTTTACCTACAACTCCTAGAGGTATACCGCCTTTTTTCTTGTATGTGCCAAAACTATCGGGGTTAATAAACTTCTTATTTGTGGTTACTAGCGGTACTTTTACCACATCAAATAATTGTTTTTTGATAGCTAAGATGTTTTTGTTTCCGTTCTGTAGGTCTTTTAAAATTTCCATGTTTGTAAGTATTAATTAGTTAGTATAAAAATCTAGTTAGAAAATAAAGTGCCGCAATAATACAAGCGATTATTTGAGGTCTTTGGTGCTGTAAAAAGTATTTTAAATATTTCATGATAAAGATATTAAAGCCCCCTTTCGAGGGCTTGATTAATTAATTTGCAACTTGGTACTCGTAACTTCTTTTAGATAACATTATCTTACCGCCACTAGTGTAGTAAGGTCTGTTATGCTCGTCAAACTCTACCGCCTTGATGTCACAATCAATGATATAGCCTTGACTTTCTAAGTAAGTAGTCAAACAACTAGGGCAACCTATTGTTTCATGGTTCTGAATGTTAGCCCAATTACTAGCTAACATTGGAGTTCCGCAAAGGGTTACACCATTAAAACTACCACTTTCAGCGATATGTGTTTCATTACTCCAAACCACACCTTTATTACCATAGTGATAAAAAGGATTTTTTAAATTACTTGCTTTCATAAGCCATAAGTATTAAAAGATAGCAACCACTTCTGTAGGTAGGTTGCAACACCTTAAGGACAAAATTTCAATGAACAAATAACTACGTCATTAATTCTTTCACAAAGATACAATTAAGTTTTGAATAAACTAATATAAAGTTAATTATTTTTACATGGTGCATGAAATTTATAATCATTCTAAATAAGGTATTATAATACTATATAGTACATGGTAGCAATACAGCCCCAAAATCAATTAGAGGCGATTTGCGACACGATAATATCAATTAGGTATCTTAGTGCCACTTAGTAGGAGAAAGTCGCTTAAACAAAAAATACTAGTAAAATCGTACCCCTGTAATTGAAACTTAATACACAAATATTTTTGTATAAAGTTTTGAACAATTATATTATTTATAACTAGTCTAGATAAGCTAGGCTAAAAACTAGCTAGGCACCTACTACACTACTTTAGTACTATAGAGTAACCTTATAGCTTAGTAGTATACTATAGACAAAAAGAATAAAAAAAGCTAGGAAAATCCAAAACTCCTAGGCTTCGATTTAAGGCAAAAACTTTTTTGTATAGTACTATAGGGGGGGTAGGGTAAATCTCCCAAAAATTTCGGGGGCTTTTTCCTATGGTGGATAGGGTGTCCCCCACATAAAATTCATTTTTATAAGGTGGGGGGGGTGTTAAAAAAAGTTAATATATTTGGTAAGTATATTTATTATTTGTAACTTTGCACTTTATAACAAGTAAAAAAAGTAATTATGAAAAATACTATTAAAGATGTTACTGGTGAGGTATGGGGAGAGTTGACAATAGTAGGTCTACTCCCTTCCAAAAAGATGGGCGGTAGTTATTATAAGCAGGTGTGGTGCAAGTGCTCTTGTGGTAATACTAGATCTGCAGGGTATAAAGATCTAAAAAAAGGTAAGCTTAAGTCATGTGGGTGCCTAGTAAAAAAATCTGAAGTGTTACCAGGAGATATTTATAATTACTGGACAATTATAGAGGAGGTATCTCCTTATAAGAATAGTAATAATAATTATATGAGAAAGTTTTATTGTAAGTGTGTATGTGGTAAAGAAAAAGAGTTAACTCTTAACTCTATGTCTACTGGAAACTCAAAATCTTGTGGGTGTATGACTGAGTATAAATCAGGTTATAAGTTAGTTGATGAAAGTTCAGAAATATTACCTTTAGATATTAATAAGGTTAATAAGCGTAACTTAGGTAACTGGAAGATTATAAAGGAGCTATCAAAATGGAGAAATGAAGATTTTTCAATAGAAAGATTGCTGCAAATACAATGTAGTTGTGGTGTAACAGTTAATAGAAAACTTTCTGGGATTGGACAAAGTAAGAGTTGTAGAAAATGCTCTGATTCTATTAGGAAAGCTCTTATTCCTGAAAAAGATCGTGCTTTAAGAACTCGTCTAAGGGGCAGATTTGGAAATATGATTGCTAGGTGCCATAACGAAAATAATAAAAATTATAAATTTTATGGTGGAAGGGGTATTACAGTCTGTGAAGAGTGGAGGTATAATTTTAAGGCTTTTTACGATTGGTGTATTCTTAATAAACCGGAAGCCTATGATTTCTGCGATTTGGAAATAGATAGAAAAGACAATGATAGAGGCTATTCTCCAGACAACTGCCAATTAATAACAAAATCAGAAAACACACTAAAAAATAAATTTTTTAATATGACTCTAGAAGATGTTTCTTTTATTCGATCTGATAAATTTGATATGAGTATGTGTAGTGATTATAAGTGCTCTAAAGAATCTATAATAAGAATTAGGAACTACGAAATATTTAAAGATATATAAAATTTTATTAGCATATACATAGGGGTATAAAAAACCCCAGATCTCTCCGGGGCTAGTTTGGCTTTAGTACACTTACCTGTTAGGGTTTATACGAATAATGATTTGACTGCATACATACAAGATGTCTCTGCTTCTGTCTGGGCTATGGATACTTCTCTTCCATTCTTATCATTTCTTAGATCCTCTAGAGTATCTATGATGTCTGCATACTTAGTCTTTAATAACTCTATTTGAGGGTTTGCTGTAACGTTGAAGTTCCTCTGTACTCTTCTTTCCCCTAATGTGGGTGGTCTTTGTTCTGACATTTGATTTATTTTAGTTGGTTATTGATTCAGATGTTTTAGAACTTATCTCGTAAGTCTTCTCAAATATTCCTGGTTTGCAAGGGTAAAATTCCCCCTCTACTCCTTTGATGATGTAATCCCCTATTGAGGCAACATGCAAAGCTCTTCCATCTTCTCCGTCTTCTAAAGTTTTTATGTCCATACCTCTTTCACGAACTATTCTTACATATTCATCCCATTTATCACTTGCAATATTATGTGATAAATCTGGTTTACCATAAACAAAACTATAAGCTTCAAATATGTTCTTTCCTGTTAATTGAACTGCCTGTATATCGACTGGCTTCTTTCTATAAGTTCTTACCATAAAACTAGTCTATGAATTTATTGATTTGGGAAAGTAACTTACTTGTGCTTGCTACTTCTCTTTCTACAGCTGACATCTCTTCTGCTATCTTAGACATCTGGTCTGATAATTTAGAATGGTAGGCATCATGCTGTGCTGATAACTCAGTTAGTTCTTGATGTGCTTTGGTAAATACCCCTAATATTTGGGATTTCTTTCTGCCTAATGAGGCTGCTGTTGTTGGGAATAAAAAATTTAACATGGTCTTTTTATTGGTTATTTAGTTTATCTACTCTTTCTAGGTATGCTTTTCTTGTTATTAATCCAATGTGTCTATCTACTTCTACATCATCTTTATAGAAGATCAATGTTGGGACGTTTCTTATGTTTGACTCTTTTACCAAACCGTCTACATCATTGTCTATGTCGATGTGTTCTACTTCTAGGCCCTCTAACTGTTTTGATACAACTGTGCATGGCCCACACCATGAAGCTCCAAACTTCTTTACTTTTACACTCATTCTACTACTTTTAAAAATTTACCCTCTTTACTATACAGGGTGGTTAATTGAAATTTTTTGTCTAGATGATCTAGGATCGGCTTCTTGTCTCTAGGGATCCTGTTCTCAATAAATCCTCCTGGGACTTGTACCTTTTGTATATCATATTCGAATATATCAAAGAAAGTCTGTGGATTTACTTTGCCATCTTCTGACTTGTAATACTGATAAAACCAGTTTATGTCTAGCTTACCAGAGTTCCTCATTTTTATGTAGGTGTCTCTCATACTTTATATTTAGTAGCGTAGCGTGGAATCGAACCACCCCTCTGACTTATGAGACCAGAATGCAACCTTTACACTTTAACGCAATATTATGGGGGCTGTCCAGATTTAACCCTGCCTTTGTAATCTTAACGACCAGAAGCTGTCCAGGTTTAGCCCTGCCCCCAATGTTCTTAGCTTTTAAATATCCCCAGAGCTATAACTGTGCCGGCCTACGTTCCGGTGGGCATCCTCGCCTATACGATACTCCGAAGAGGTTTTTATTTCAATCGTATCAGTAATCCCTATCTTCGATCCGTACCGGTGCACCGGCAGAGGGCTTTCTATCTTTACTAGAAGTACAGTGTAAACAACTCTTTGATAACTTCTTTCTTAGGATCGATAACTCTACCTAATTGGAACATTGCTGCTGCGTCTAGAGATACACCTGGATCTTGTTTTACCCAAAATTCTTCCATAAATTTGGTATCGGTTATCTCATTTGTTTTTTTGTCTTTTGTAATACTGAATAGTGCTACTTTTACTTGTTTCATTTGATTACTGTTAATTTGTAAATACCCTAGTGATGTTGATCCAACCCCAAGTCCATAAGGAGTTGCGATTGTGGTTGTTGTGTTACCAGAGTATCCTGAGATAGCATTACTGGTACTAGTTGCTAATAAACTGTTATTCATATTTTTTATTTAATACCCTAATTGTACCTGTACCTTAACACCACCTACGCCTTTTGGCTGGATTCAGAACTGCCGGGAGACACCCCAACAGCGACAGGGCTTGACTTGTGCCTTATAGGGGGGTTAGTACTTCATTAATAAATTTGTTTCGTGTGTCAAGACCAACTTGTGGTCGTCAGTCTCTTCTACAACTTCTGCTATAACTCCGTTGAACAGAACCTCTGCTCCAATCAACAACTGTATAGATCCATGACAGTCTTCTGCTACATCTACTATGTGAACTTTTGGTTTGTTTTGGTCCTCACCAAACAACTCTTGCTCTTTTAGCACTTCTACTTTTAGTAGAACTCTTTGAAATAGTGGTTTCATATTATAATCCTGTGCTTGTTATTATACAATCTGTTTGTAAAACTAGAGATGCTACTGAATTTGCATTTTCTAGGGAAACTTCGACTACTTTAGCTGAGTCTATTACTCCTCTTTCTAGCAAGTTTTCTACTTTTCTCGTTTTGACATTGATACCTTTACCGTAAACTCTTAGTCTAGGCTCGTATTTATCCTTTTCTAGTCCAGCATTTGCTAAAATTTGCTCGAAAGGCTTTTGGATTGCTGATTTTACTAAATCGTAACCATCTTTTTGGCCGCCTTTTAGTTTTCTCTTCATCTTGTACTTCGAAATGAACAATAATGTTGATCCTCCACCGGCAACAAATCCACCTTCTAATGCAGATTTAACCGCACTTACTGCATCGTCAATTCTGTCCTTCTTTTCTTTGACTTCCAAGTCTGTAACTCCTCCAACTGTAACAATCGCTACTGCATTTCTCAAGTTTGACAACCTTTTTATCAGCTTAGACTTATCTATAGCGTCCTCTGTGTTCTCTACTTGTGTTTTTAAAGACTCAATTCTGTCTAAAAGTGCCTGGCTTCCAGTGTCTGAGATGATCACTGTTCTGCTTTTGTCAGATATGGTTTTTGAAGCATACCCTAAGACAACTTTACTCGAAAATTTGGGGGTGAAGACTTCAGCCCCTGTGAAAATAGCGAGATCCTCAAGGATACTCGTTCTATTTGCACCAAAGTCTGGGTTCATCGTTACAGTAACTCTAAATGTGCCTTGCATTTTGCTTTTTACAAGCATAGTCATTACACCTTCATCTAAGTCTTCTGCAAATATATGTAATCCTTTACCTTCTGTCTGTGCTTTTCTAACATGCTCTGCAATATCGTTTACTGCATTTATCTTACCGTCATAAATCAAGATATAAGCATCATTAAGTTCAGCTGTTGCTGTGCTTGAATCAGTTATAAAGTGTGGTAATGACCATCCTCTGTCCAAAGACATTCCTTCTATATAGTTTACAGTGGTATCTTTTGCTACGCCTTCTTGAACATCTACTGTCCCATCAACGCCTATCTTTTTGTATACATCTGCAATAATCCCCCCTACAATTACGTCATTGTTTGCAGATATAGTAGCTATTTGTTTGACTTCTTTTTCTCCTACATCTTTTCTCAAAGATCTCAAAGCAGCTTTAACATCGTCAATAGCTATAGACATACCTTCTCTCAACTCTACATGGGATATACCAGAATCTAGTTTTTCAATACCTTTGTTAATCAACTCTTGTGTGATAACAGTCGCTGTTGTTGTACCATCTCCTACTAAGTCTACCGTTCTTCTTGCTGCCTCTTTGATAAGTTTAGCACCAAGCTCTTCATAAGCATCTTCTAAGTGAATACTCTCAGCAACAGTTACACCGTCTTTAGTAATGTGAGGCTTGAATCCCATCTTATTCTCTATAATAACAGTTTTACCTTCTGCACCCATTGTGGTCTTGACTGCATCAGATACTGTATTTATTCCCTTAATAAGGGACTCCTTAGCTTCTTTTCCTATTTTTAACATTTGTCTTTTTATTGTTTATTTGGGTAAAAATCCCCGGCTTCTTTTAATAATCTTTGGTGTTCCTCCCAAAGTCTTGTAAATCTTAATCTATCTTTTTCCCAGTTACCAGAAAGGCCCGGAAATAACATTTTTAGATCACCAGACTCCTTGAAAGAATTATACTGTTTCTGTATCTGACTCTCCTCGCTCATATATTTTTTCATTTAAGTTATACAATAGCGTTTTGAAATCATTAACCTCTAATAAGAATAAAGGTTTGTCTATACGGTACACTATTTTATCTTTTCCACCAAATTCATTCTTGATGTGTGCAATAAAAGCATCATACTCTTCTAAAATACCAGTTTCTTTGTTTACTGACTTTTCTTTAGAAAAGGAGAGGTAAGTACATACCTCCCCTAATTGTTGTTTAACTGCAGCTAAGCTTCGCTTTAGATATGACGAAAGTAATTGCTCGTTATTCATAACTTTTAATTTGCTTTCGCTTTGCTAGCTTCTTCTAATTCCTCTTTAGACTTAGCATTCCCCATTTCAACATTTCTAGTGTGAATTTCTAGAATAAGTTGTTGAGCCTCTACCATATCCGGTGTAAGTTTAGTTGAATACTTAAACTTAACATTTCTAGGGTTGAATGTAGCCTCTCTGTCTGTAACCGGTACTACTTTACCTGATGCTAAATCTGCATCACTAGGGTTTTCAACAAATGAAGAGTCTTCAGTATTCACATACTTCAAGATCTCCGGCATATAGCTCTCAGATGTAGCGTTGATACCATGTTCAACAGCTGCTTTCATCATCATAAACTCTCTTGCTGAGATTGTAATCTGTTCGTCACCTAAGTAACCGTAATTCATTGGATTTTTTACTTCTGCTTCCATGTCTTATTCTCCTTTTGCAACTTTCTCTTCTACTGGAGTGTACTCACCAGTTTCGATGTTAATATTTACTCTTCCGTAAGATTCCTCTAAAGTTTTTTGGAAGTTTACGAACTCTTCATCTTTAGCTTTTGTTTGAGCTAAGATACTAGCTTTGTCTGTCTCGTATCTAAGAGTAGCATCACCTAATGCTAACTTTGCATTTGCAAAAAAGTTAGTAAACTCTTTTACTGTTACTAAATGCTCTTCTGAAATTTTGTTTTCTTTTGACATTGTCTTAAAATTTTGGTTTATTTATAATTATTAAAATGGTAAATCGTCATCGTCCTCTTCTGATGATGTAGGGACTGGCTCAAATGCTTGTTCTGGAGTAGCTGTTGGTACCGATTTTGGTTCTGCTTTAGCTGGCTCTGTTTTAGGTGCTTCTGTTTCAGGTACTTCTGCAGTACTTTTTGTATCGGCAGATTCATCTTTTTTCCAAGTTAACCTTTTTTCTTCTGTTTCTAACAACCCTAAAAGGTAAGCATCTTTAGATTCAATTGAAGCAGCTGATGGTTTCTTTTTTCCAAGTTTTTCTACCCACACAATAGCAGGAACATCTCCAGGAACTAGTTCTCCATCTTTGTAATAGCTATTAGTGATGTCTGATTTTAATTTCTCACCACTAGCTTTTATGCTAAATCCAATTTTAGAGTAAAGGCTATCTTCTGGTTTAAAGTTATAACCTTGAACTGTCAGGTTTTGGCCTTTTTCTAATTTAGGTAAAAGTTTAATTAAACTCTCAGCATACGTGTTGTCTACTTGACCTTTTTGGTCGTAAATAGCAACTGGTAAATAGAAGATCTCATCTTCTTTTTTAAGACTAATAGAAATCTGTTGTCCAAACTTCCCATCATAAATAGAAATAGAGTCTAATACTCCTTCTACTCCGTCTTTGTAATACTTTCTGTAACTTGTATTACCTTTTGTTGATACGTGCTTTACATATCCATCTTTTTCTTCTTTTGAATAGTCAAAAAAATGACCTGATCCAAACTCTAACTGTAAATAATTTTTACTTAACGCCATCTTTACTTTTTTTACTTAACTTATTAATTTTTGCTTCAATCTCTTCTACTGTTTCTTTTACTGATGCTCTGTAGTCTATATCTAAATAGATTGTGGAGCCTTCTTTTTCTCCTGCCACAAAGAATACTAAGCTATCTAGCCTAAATCTAGCAGGACTTTCTAACTTCTCCATATCATCTTCGTCAACTTTAAATTGAGAAGTTTCTTGGTTATCTTCAAACTCTTCTGGTGGATCTATACCAAGATCTCTATAAAACTCAGCATCTCTGCCATAAGAGTCTTTAGATTGACCTCCACCACCAATACCTTTCATAAAAGATTTTGTAATATTATCTTTTACTTCTTTTTTTAGCCTCATTGTAATAACAGTAAGGTCTATAAATTCACTCATACTTTACTTTTAAATTAAATCTTCTTTTCTTGCCTTATGCCTAGTAGCTAAATGACCTTCTACTAATTTTGTTATATAAACTTTATCCTTTATTACCTTGACGGTTATGTTAGATTCCCAGCTTATACTTTCTCTAGTTACTTCTTCTCCGTCTAAGTAATAAGTAAACTTTATTTCTTCACTCATGTCTATATTTTAATTCTTTTGCAAAGGTACAACAATTTTTTTAAACTACAAAATTTTTTATAAAGTTTTTTTACCAAATCTACGAATTGATACTCCGTCATTTAAAAATCTACAGTTTTCAAGGGCATCAGAGCAAATAATTGCTTTTGCTTCTTGGTATGTTAGATCATTATCGTTAGTAGAAAACATCAATATCTCTCTAGATATATCAAACTTTGCACTGTTAAGTTTTATAAACTTATTACTAGAAATATACTTTTTCCAGTCTGCTTCTTTTATAACGTGCTCATAATTTTTCTTACGCTTGTCTCCTAACGCCTCTGTTTCCTTTTTTCCAAAAACTCTTTTTCTTTTAGAATACACATTCTTTTTACCTATGTATTCAAACTCAACAGTTTTGGTTCCTTTCTTATGTAGGACTAGCTTGTAGACAAAGCCCCATACTTTGGGGCAATGTCTTTGCATATCTGCAATGCTATTAATGTCATGTCCATTATAAATCCAATTGTATACTGACATATCTAAATATTAAAATATTCTCTAATTCTGCTTTCTATCTCATCAGATAATTCTGGATTATCTGTAAGTAGTTGTTTTACATTAGATCCTCCTTGACCTAATTTTGTTTCTCCGTAATTAAACCAAGATCCTTTTTTCTCTATTATTCCAATATCTTCTCCAATAGCTAAGATCTCACTAGATCTATCAATACCTTCTCCGAAAACAATATCAAACTTAGTTACTTGGAAAGGGGGAGCTAATTTATTTTTTATCGTTTTGACTTTTACGTGGCTGTTGATAACATTTCCATCCTTATCTTCATCTCCTTTACTCTTACGAATATCAATTCTTGTAGAAGCATAAAATTTAAGGGCCTCTCCTCCAGGAACTGTCTCAGGGCTACCGAACATTACTCCGATTTTCATTCTGATTTGGTTTGTCCAAAGAAGAACAGTGTTCGTTTTACTTACTATTCCGGTAAGTTTTCTACAAGCTTGAGACATCAAACGAGCATGTAATCCCATTTTAGAATCTCCCATTTCTCCTTCAATTTCACTTTTTGGAGTTAAGGCTGCAACCGAGTCAATTACACAAACTGATATTTTACCTGATGCAATCAAAGCTTCTGCAATTTCCAGTGCTTGTTCGCCACTATCCGGTTGAGAAATTATTACTTGAGACATATCTAACCCTAAGTGTTCTGCATAGTTTCTGTCAAAAGCATGCTCGGCATCAATAAATGCAACTCTCTTATCAGGGCTATCGTGTTGAGCTTGAATCATTGTGTGAATACACAAAGTTGTTTTACCTGAGCTTTCCGGCCCATATATCTCAACCATTCTTCCTTTACCCCAACCACCACCTGTGATTATATCTACGCCTAATGATCCAGTACCTTGTCTCTCTGTTTGTATAACAGTGTCTCCTACAATAACTGCACCTTTTCCGAACCTTTTGTCCATACTAGCTAAAACATCTAATAAAGGGTCTTTTTCTTCTGCCATTTCTTACTTATTTTTTAAATTCTATGCAAAGGTACAAAAAATAATTATATTGTGCAAATTTTTAAGATAAATTTAACAATGTTGCTATTTCAAGCTTTAACCATTTTTGATTTGGGTAAAATGTAAACTTCTCATACATCCAAACTAAATAGCCTTTGTCTTTTTTTAGAATATCTATAAGTGTAAAATCTTTATATTTACCAAAAGGCATTTTATTACTACCAACATGTAATACAGGCACAGCTATATTTTTCTTTTTTACTAGATTAGATTTGTTAGGTCTATGTTTTGCCTCAATGGGATAGTTACTTATCAAAGACTCACCTTTAAATAATCCCCATCCGTAGCCTTCTACAAAATCTACAGTAAAATCTTCTACCTTTCCAAATCTTTTATAGTTCTCACTTAGGTCAATAACTACAGTTTTGTTTTTGCTATCGTGTATCCTAACACCTCTACCTATCATTTGGTAGTAAAGTGCGAATGACATTGTTGATCTAGCTAGTATTATAGTCTCTAATTCCGGGTAGTCAAAACCTGTTGTTAGTATACCTACATTTATTACTACGTTTATAATACCAGATTTAAAACCATTTATTATCTCGTCTCTTTCTTTTTTTGGAGTCAAAGAACTAACAGATTTAGAATTTGGGACCATTGATGATAACTTATTAGCCTCTTCTATGGTTGGAACAAATACTAAAACTGATTTTGACCCCTCATTAATGCAATGTTCAATATTATCAACAATTTGTGTCTGCAAATCATTATTCTCATAGAACTTCTGCATGCTATCTTCTGTGTAGTCTGATCCGGAAGAGTTGACTTGTAAAAATGTATCGTCTTGCTCTACAATTCTATATTCAAGAGGTGTCCAATACTTATTATCTAACATATCGTGTATTTGTTGCACATATGATATATTAGTAAAAAGCTTATTTTTTATCTTAGTCAGCATTTTAAGTTCGGCCCCATTCATTGTACTAGACAATATAAATGGAGTTGCTGTTAGCCCTAGTACATTAGTTATACCCAAGCTACTTAAAAATACTCTAAGTTGAGAACCTCCTTTTACTCCAATATGAGACTCGTCAATAATTATCTTAGTGACTTTTAACTTTTTTAGCTGAGGGACTGCTTTTTTTATAGAGCCGATTGTCGCAAAAGTAACTTTACCTAACTCCTTACTTCCAGCAGAAGCTGAGTAAATTGACGCTTTACCGCCAACATTAATAAACTTTTGATAGTTCTGCTCTAGCAATTCTTTTGAGGGCTGTAATATCACTATAGGCTCGTTTAGTTGCTTTACTATCTCTGCTATAACAATAGATTTACCTGCACCAGTAGGCAGTACTATTAACTCTCTAGAAGCCTTAGTGTTATTTAATATCGTTAATCCTTCACTTACTGACTTACTTTGGTAATCTCTTAATCTATACATTACTATTTTTTTTGCAAAGGTACAAATAAATTATGTAACTACAAAATAAAAATAGTATTATTTTTTGATAATTACTTACTGTTGTGTGTTTTACTGTTTCACTACGGTACATATTCTAACTGTAAAAACGCAACAAATGTTTTTGTACGTTGTGAAAAACACCCCCTTACCCCCTCTTAAAGAGAAGATAAAGAGTCCAGCAGCGGAAAAACACCGAATCCAAAGACCTGCTGTAAGTTTTTTGTTTTATCACTGAAGCTTTCATTAGCTATTCAAAAAGATATTTTATTTACTTTTCTACATATGTGAAGTTGGCTAGAACCTTAACTAGCCATGCTCTGGCGGTCTCCATTACAAACAGTAATGTCCTCTTCCATTTAGCTTAGGCTGTTAAACCGCAACGTGAATCTTATTAGATAGCCACACGTCTTAAAATATTTTTTGCAAAGGTAATAATAATATTTCAATAAAAAAAATAAATACTAAAATATTTTTTGCAAAGGTATAATTTATTATTATTATTTCCAAATTTGTTAATTATTTTTTTAACTTATTTGGTTTTTATAATTGTTTTTTGTACTTTTGCACTTAAAACCATATAATATGTCAGTAAAAGATTTTACCTACTCAGAGTTCCAGGAATTAACATACGAGGAATTTTATGATTTACTCTGGGAAGATGTATCTGAAAAGATAGTGTCTACAGCTTACCTTGATGAAAATGAGGATTTCATAAGCAACCTAACGTTTGATTTGTACAGATTGTACCAAATGAACCCAGTATTAACGATAAGAGTCTTGTCAAGGATCACAGAAGCTTTCCTATTTAATATATTTAGGCTACAACCTATGACAAGAAACATAAAAGAAATTGTAGATAAGTATAGTTAATAATTTGTTAAAAATTTGGATTATTCAAAAATAGTTTATACCTTTGCATAAAAAATATAAGCAGTGAGTTTTCCAACATTAAAAACAAAGTATAAAAACGAGATTGATCTAATAGATAAAATCTTACGTGTTTACTCAATATCACAAGAAGTCTCTCTAAGAAATTTTGAGAGGCTTATTCTTGTTTACTATATAAGAAATGGTTATAGTAAAGAGACAAAGGAGTTTATAAAAGAAGATACCGGAAAAAAAGATGGTGATATTAGAGTAGCTGATGTACACCTTAGAGAAAAAGGGTATTTAAGATCAAGTGAGAAGAACTTGAGAATGAGTAAACTATCTCCGGATATGGAAAGTATAAGAGAGAGTTTTATTAAGAACAAGAAACAAATATATGTACTCGCCTTTAAAAAAAGCTGATAAACCTGTATGTTTTACAGAAGATATATTAGAAGAGCTTTCATTAAGAACAGGAAAAGATAAAAAACTATTGGCTGATATTATGAAGCATAATACTTCATATTTGAAAAAGTCAATTATAGCAGAAGAGGATCTAGTTTTAATAAACTTTCCAAATCTAGGTAAGATGAGGTTTAATTATTATCTTGGGCTATGTACATTTACAACAAAGAGCAATTCGTTACATTACAAGTATCTAACAAATAAGATAAATTATCTAAAAGCTATTTTAAAGAAGCCAGAAGGCAATGAGATAAAAAATTTTAATAAGCCATTACTCTACATATCAATAAGAAAAAAAGAAGAAGATGTTGAAAGAAACATAGTACCATCTTTTTATAAGTATTGGAAAATTTTAGAAACTATACACAATGAAGAACATGCTAAGTATTTTAAAAAAGGCTAAGTTGGCAATTAAAAGCCGAAGAGAGTACAACGAAGAGTTGACGGATTTACAAAAGAAAAGATTAAGTGTATGTAAACCTTGCCCATACAATTCTGATAATAAGTTAGAACTTAGTATGATAGAAACTATGATGTTTCGTATGAATAAGATACTAAATTTTATTATGGGGGTAAAGGTAACAGAAGATGCAATATGCACAGTGTGTACATGCAATTTAATATTTAAAAGCTCTCAAGAAGACCCAGAGAATATGTGCCCAAAAGGAAAATGGAATAATATATAAATAAAAAAAGAAAATGAAAATAACAGGAAGCCAGCAACTTAAAGAGGTTATAAAAAACCAAGAGTACAATATTGATTATGGAACAATAAAGCATGGTTCTAACACATTAGTCAATATAAAATTAGAAGGTGTGCAACATGTATCAGTTTCAAAAACATGTGGATGTACAACCCCAACTGTAGAGATTCAACCAGATGCAGTGATGATTGCAGTATCTTATGATAATAAGAAACTAGGAACTATAAACCAAAGAGTTACAGAAAGATGTACAGATTCTACTGGAACACAAAAAACAATAAACTTTAATTTAAAAGGAAACATAATAGAATAATATGAATTTTAAGAACAACGCAATAAGAGAGTTACAAGAGTTTTCAAAAGAGTTCCCAGATTATACTCTAGGAGAACTATTGTATAGTGCAATAAGACTTACAGGGGCAAGTAAAATATCTGATATAATGAATATTTCAGACGAAGATATGTTTTCTGCTATAGAAAAAACAAGACAAGAAGAAAAAGAGATATAATATGGAAGCAATAAAAGGTAAGATAGTATCCTTATACGTTGAGTATAAAGAATTTGACAGCATTGTAAAAGCAAAGAATGAGAAACTAGCTAAGACTGAAAATAACCTTAAGGATATTGTTTCAGGAAAAAGCGTAGAAGAATTACAGCAAATTCTTGTACATGTATACGTAGATACTATTTTGTACAACAAAGATCTACAACTTATGTTTCTTAAGTTAGTAAATGCCATAGAGCTTTACAAAGAGTTTTCTAAAGAAGATTTACCAGAAGACATCTCTACATTTTATTCAGAGATGAAGAATTGGGCACCGAAGAGAGTATTTGCAGTTGAGAAGAATGATTTAGTAGAGACAGAAACTGGCTTACTAGAAGAAGAAAGAACAAAATTCTTGGAAAGTGATTTCTTTAAATCGCTATTGGAGAGAACACAACAAAAATAATGTCTGAATATATTGACAACTTTATAAAAAACCATAAAGAGTACTTTAGGAGAAATAAAAAAGTTATTGAAGCAAATGCTTGGAATAATAATTCGAAGTATGAGGAAAGAATGACAGAATTTTCGCAAGAGATTCTAAGTCTACAAACACAAGATAGTGATTCTTCAGGCACAGATAAAAAACTAAAAGAGGTAGAGAAAAGGATAAAAGATTTATCTGACTACACTAAAAAAACTAAAGAGTCTTTATTTAAACAGGAAAACGAGCTTACCACGTCTATACTTGGTAGGCTTTCTGTGTTTATATCTGAAGCAAGCGGAGACAGAAATCTAAAGAAGACCCAGGACTTTATAGATGAGACAGTAGAGATAATTAATCTACATATTAGTAAATGTGATGACTACTTGAAGTATAACATGGATGTACTTACACAAGAGGCTGAAACAGAGAATGATATTGACTACAAAACTTATGAAATAGTTTTCCAGGATACTGTATTTAATGAAAAAATAAAGATCCAAGAAAAACTGTCGAAGTTAAATATAACAAACACAGCAGAGAACAATGTAATAAAATTCTTTAAGGATGAAAAGGCCTCTCTTTTAATGAGAGAACCTTTGATGCTACTAAGAGAAGATGCAAAAGAAGCAATAGAAAAAGTACCAGTAGACTGGCATCTAAGAACATCAAAAGAGATGTTCATAAACATGAATCCAAAAGATATTCCAAAGTGGAATAACAAAAAACATTTTTTTGATCAAGACCCAGTTGTATTACAATTCTGGTCAGAGGAAATAAATAAAATAACACATGGTGTAACAATATCGGGATACTTTATACATCCATGGTTGTACTTTCACCTTAATTTTTTTAGAACACCTATACCTCAACCAAACGGATCAGAACCAAACACACAACCAGACCTTAGAGATAATGAGTGGTTTTTTGCAGAGAATTTAAAAAGAGCAATAAATTCAGAAAACGAAAATTATTATTCAAAAGCATTGTTGATGTATGGTACTAGACGTTTTGGTAAATCTGTAATACTAGCATCTCTAGCCCATTGGAGAACTATAACAAAATTTAACTCATTTGGATCTATTATTGGAGGTAGTTCATCGGATATAAATGCTCTTACAAGTAAGATAAAAACATCAATGACATACATTGATAAACCTCTACAAATAGATATTCTAAAGCAAGAGTGGGATAACGGTGAGACAACTTTTGGTATTAAAGAGGATGCCTCAAATCCTATTGTTTTTTCTACACTAATTGTGCAAAACTTAGAGTCCGGTGCCAAATCAAAGACACAAAAGACAGCAGGTTTAGCACCATCAGTATCAATCTATGATGAGATAGGTAAGTATGCCTTCTTAAAACCATACCTTGCAGCACTCCCATCATTTAAGACACCTTATGGATTTAAGTGTGTTACAGTACTAGCAGGTACTGGGGGAGAGGCAGATTTATCAAGAGATGCAGTGGATGTATTATCAAATCCAGAAGCTTACGACTTATTACCTATGGATTGGGATCTATTAGAAAACAAAATAGACCCAGAGCATATAACTTGGAAAAGAAGAAAGTTTGCAACATTTTTCCCAGGACAGATGGCGTATGAGGAGGGCTTTATTAAGAAGCAACAAGCTTTTTCTAGATTTCTAGACATAGATGATTCAGATGAGCTGGATAAAATAATGATACATACAACAAACTGGGAAAACAACACAAAGTTACTTAAGACAGTATTAGAAGAATCAAAAGCAGTAGGTGGATCAAAGGGACAATTACTAGAGCAACAAAAAAGAGTTCAGTACCCATTGGACCCAGAAGATTGTTTTATGTCATCTGAAGAAAATCCTTTCCCTGCGTTAGAAGCAAAAAGGCATAAGGAGTATTTACTAGAATCTGGAGAATGTGGTAAAAAAGTAACTATAATGCAAGATGGGGCCGGAAGAATATTCTATGAAATGAATAATAAAGAGCTTGCAGAATACCCACACAATGGGGGATTTGTAGATGCACCAGTTGTACTTTATGAAGAACTGCCAACAACAAAACCGGTACCATATTTGTATGTTGGGGGATTTGACGACTATAAGCAGGAAGAGTCCGGAACAGACTCTGTGGGATCATTCCACATATACAAAGTAAATATAGGTATGGATAAGTGGTGTGGTAGAATTGTAGCATCTGTAGCATCAAGACCAGACCCACATAATAAACTGTACAGACAGATATTCTTATTGATGCAAGCCTATAATGCAAAAGCATTTATGGAGAATGCCGATATGGGATTTAAGGAGTATCTAGATAGAAAAAGAGCAACAGACCTTTGGTTAGTAGAATCTATGGATTTCAAATCTGATATGACACAACAATCAAATGGTAGAAGAAGGTATGGTTGGAACCCAAGCCCAGAAAACAAAAGATTTTTACTTGGGTTAGTAAAGAACTATATGAGGCAGGAGTTTGTCATACAGGATGAGAATGGAGAAGAAAAGACAGTCTTAGGTGTTCAAATGATAAATGATATTGGGTTACTAGATGAGATAATAGCTTATAAAAAAGACAATAACGTTGATAGAATAACCTCTTTTATGTCTTGTCTTGGATATGAGTTCTATTTGTTTAATAATTACATGTTACCTGTGCCTAATAGTAGGAAAGTAAATAAAGAAGAAAATACAAAAAGACAACCAGAAAGAAGTTTGGCAGAAAGACTATATGGATCATCAAGTAGGCCAAAAAAGTATTTCTAATTTTTAACTAATTTTGTGTTGTCAAAAATTTTAACTAATTTTGCGGTTTAAAAATATATAATGGATAGTCATAACTTACACTCTTTTTATAATGGGGTTGGAACATCAGTTTCATCTACCCACTCTCTTCCAACACAAACAGTTCCTGATAGCCAGAAAGAAAAGCTAGCATGGAAGAAGAAAAATATGGACGCACTTGAGTCTATAGGAATATCTCAACTAGGAGAAAATGTAAAATTTAGAGATCTTTACAAGATGCTAGAAGGAAGACTTGCATATTCAGACTATGAGACTGATAACCAAGTTTTAAATAGAGTTAGAGATTTAGGAGATAGCGTAGGAATACCAACATTTGTAAAACACTATGATTTCATAGGTATAATTACAAGACAGTTAGTTGGAGAATGGCTTGAACAAAAAGATGATTTTAAAGTTGACACTATTGATGATATTTCTCAAAATGAATACTTAAGAGAAAGAACAAATAGAGTTAGAGAATATGCATTAGATACATTTAAAAAAGAATTAGATATTGAGCTTAATAAAATGGGGATAAACCCAAATAAGCAAGATTTCAAAAGTGAAGAAGAGCAGCAGCAGTATATGCAAATGCTTGAAGAAGAGAAAGCTAATATAATCCAACCATCTCAAATTGAAAAGGAGATGAAAGATTGGAAGACAAAGGCTGCTGAGTGGGCAGAACATGTAATTGAAAAAGATCAACAAAGATTTTACATGGATAAGCTTGACAAGCAAGAAATGGAAGACTATCTAGTTACTGGAAGATTTTTCAGAAACTATTATATAGGATATGATTACTATAAGCCAGAAAGATGGTCACCACTTGAAACATTCTTTTCACAGGATGTAACTGCCGAAAACCCACAAGATTGTGAGTATGTAGGTAGAGTTTTCTATATATCTCCATCTGATATTATAAAGAGATATTCTCATTTATTAACATCTAATGAGATAAAAAAACTAAACATAAACTACGCAGAAACCGATGGAGGTAATGCAAGCTCACAAGTACAATCATGGAAGAATGCTATGAATAACGGTATGTTTGGACAAGTTCAAACACTACCATTTCATAACTACTATAACTATGATATGGGGCTTCAAATACAAGATGCATTGGATATTCCAATGGGGGAAGTATTAGTTGATACACCAGATGGACAACAAAGAATACCAAACTGGTTAAGCCCGTTCCAAAACAATAATAATCTTGCGTATAACTACAGTAGAATACAAAGAGATGATATAAACATAAGAAAAGACTTATTACAAGTTACAGAGGCGTATTGGAGAAGCTGGAAAAGAATGTGGTTTATAAACTACACAACAGAAGCCGGATATGAAGATACAGCTATTGTAACAGATGACATACTACCAGATTTTGTAAAAGAAAACAATATAAAAAAGGTTACAACAAAAGCCTTAAAAGATATACAGAAAGATTTAGAACCAAACTGTATGTACGAGTTTTGGGTACCAGAAATTTGGCAAGGTACAAAGATTAATGCTGGTAACTCTTTCTTAACAGATAACCTATATTTAGGAGTAGAACCATTACCATACCAAATAAGAGGAGAATCTAACATTTTTGATGTTAAGATACCAGTAGGTGGTATTATAGCATCATCTGTTGCACAGAAACTTAGACCATACCAAATTGGTTATAATATTTGTTTAAACCAGATATTTAATCTACTTGAAAAAGAAATAGGTATGTTCTTCTTATTTGATATAAACTTTTTACCGTCTGAATATAAGGACCATGGTACAATAGAAGAATCATTAAGTAAACTTAGAGATCTAGCAAAAGATGTTGGGTTAGTACCTTTAGATACTACGAAACAAAACATGGCAGGGGCCAATGGACAAATGAATACGTTCATGACCCAGGACATATCTTTTGACAAACAAATAAATAGCAGAATACAATTATCTGAATACTACCAAAGAAAAGCTTTAGAGCAAATTGGTATAACACCACAGAGATTAGGACAACCAAGCGTATACGAGACAGCTACAGGAGTAAAACAAGGTACAGAAGCCTCTTACATGCAAACAGCCGATATATTTAATACAATGGCAGTTGCTAGAAGAAAAGCGATGGAATTACACTTATCAATAGCCCAGTATTGTCAAAAAGAATACTTGGATGTAGACTTTGTATTCTCAAATTCTGATGGTGATAAAATATTTATGCACTTATCAGATCCAGATTTCCCACTAAGAAGAATTGGAGTATTCCCAGTAAATGATCCTAAGAAACGTAGAGAGCTTGAAACAATGAAGCAAGCCTTATTAAATATGAATACTTTAGGAAGTGATTTACTTGATTACGCAGAGTTATTCTCAGCTGATACAATAGTTGAATTAGTAGCTATTGGTAAAAAAGGAAGAGCTGAAAAACAAAAAGAAACAGAAGCACAAAGAGCACACGAGCAAGAACTTGCTGACAAACAAATACAAGGAGCTGCTGCTGAGAAAGATAAAGATAGAGCATGGGAAGCTGATCAAAATCAAAGAGACAGAGAAGCTAGAATTATGCAAGAAGAAATTCAAGCACAAGGTAGAGCAGCAGATAAAGATGCAGATGCAAAATCTTTCAAGAATATTAGCTTACAAGCAGATATGGCATTGAAAGAAATGAAGGCTAGTAGTGATATGGATTTAAATAGCAAGAAACTAGGATTGCAACAACAACAGGTTGCAGATAAGGCAGAAGCTATCAGTAAAGACTTAGAGCTAAAAGTAAAGCAGATAGAGCAGAAAGATAGAGCTATGATGAACGATAGATACATAGCAGAAATTAATAAGAATTAAATAATATTTAACTAATTAAAAATAATTTAACAACAGGAATTTAAGAAAGGCAAATTTTAACTAATTTTGCAGTTACAAAAAAAACCACTAATTTTGCACAAGAAATGAGAACAGAACAAAACCAAGAAGAACTGTCATTTGAACAATTACTAGAATTTAACGACTTTTCATTAGAAGATGGAACTAGTCCAAAAAATGAGGAAGAGGTTGATATTGATTTATCTGATGATAAAGAAGATGATTCAGAAGAAGCCGAAACAAAAGATGACAAAGAGGAAAAAGAAGAAGTAGTTGTAGAAAAGAACGAACCTTCTAAGAAAGAAAAGAAAGAAGAAATAGTCTTTAATAATTCAGATGCAGTATATTTTGATATTGTAAAAGATAGACTAGATTCAGGAGAATGGGAAGATGTACTAATTGAAACAGAAGACGGTACAGAAAAACTACTTTCTGAATTAGATAATATAGATAAAGATACTTTTAAGAATCTTGAGAAAGCTATTAAAGATCAAAAAGACGAAGAGTTAAAATCTAAGTATGTTGATATTGATGGTTTAGATGAAGTTAAAAAGCGTCTTATTAATATAGTTAAGAGTGGGGATCTCGATTTAGCAAAAGCTTTATTCCAAAACCCAGAGTCTTTAAAGGAACCGTTCCAAGGATATGATGAGGATAACGATGCACATAATACAGAAGTATTAGCATGGTACTACCAAAACATAATTGGCCACAGTCCTTCTGAAACAAGAGCTTTAGTAGAAGCTTCTAAAAAAGACTTAACCCTTGATGTAAAAGCTCAAAAAATAGTTGACTATCAAAGACAACAGTTTTACAAAGGTCTTGAAAATAAAGAGCAAGAACTAATAGCTGAACAAAAAGAAGAAGTAGAAAGAATAAAAGAGTATAGAAAAGGCTTAGCATCAGAATTTAAACAAGAAGGTGTATCAGAGAGTCTAACTAGAAAATTTGTTGATGTAGCTACTAAGAAAGATGAAAATGGGGCTTTTGAAATAGATAACATATATGAAGAGTGGATGAACGATCCTAAGAAAGCTAAAGAGCTTATTCAATTTATGTTAGATAAAGAGACATACATTAAGAGGGTAACTTCAGAAACAAAAAAGAATGTACAACTAGAAAACTTAAAAAAGATCAAGATTGTACAAGATACTACAAGAGTATCAAGAACAAAACAAGAAGAGACAACACCAATATCTCCTCTTGAATCATTAAATTTCGAGTAATAACAATAACAAATAATAAATTAAATTAAAAATGGTAACACAACAAAACATTCCTTTCGTTGTAAATGGAGACCAAGTGATAATGTTCACAGATAAGAAAACAGTTTCTTCAATCGGTGGTGCACAAGACTTACCTTCACTTTACTCATGGTACAAAGAAGACCCAAACAAGCATCACTTAGGTTTGATGAACTTATGGGGAAAACAAGCAGTAAGAAGCTACGGTATTCTTAGAGAATTATTACAAAACAAAGCTATCCTTGAAGTTAACGGATGGGACGGTGGATTTACTTACGACATCGCTGTAGAAGAATACAAAGGATGCTACACTACTCGTGATACATCTAGCCAAGCTTACCCAGGTGTTGACGGAAGTACTTTTAAAATTGTATTAAACAGAGCTTTCACAACAGGAGATGTATTATCTAACGATAAATACTACGGACAACAAATCATCGTTTCTGGTGAAGAGCCTGTAGTAGCTGTAGGTGAAGGATTCGAACACACAGTAAAATTAGCAGATAACGATAAGAGCACTTGGTTCTTAGCGTCTAACTTATCTAAAGGTATCCAATACTTTAAAGTAGGACATGCTATCTTAGGAGAAAGAGGTACTAACTTCTCTCACTTTGATTTACCAGATACAGTAGGTACAATGAGATGTGAGTTCCGTTTAGGATCTGCATCAGGAGTTGAGGCTTATATCACAGGTATGGCTGACTCTAAATCATTCTCTGGAGCAGATGCACAATCTAAATCTTACTTAGATAAATTACAATCTGAATTTGGAGGTAATGATTACGCAGTATTGACAAACTTAGTTACCAAAGGTGGTAAAAAAGTTCCAGATATGAAAAATGCAAAAATCGGAGCTACAATGGAGTTCTTAACAATGAGAGAATTAGAACGTTTAACTGCTCAAAAACTTTTATTCCAACGTGCTGCTACAGTTCGTGATTCAAATGGAGTTGCTAGATTAAACGAAGGTTTATGGCACCAATTGAGACGTGGAAAACTTGTTAAGTATGGTCGTCCAGGTGGAATCACTCGTGATCACTTAAAAGAAGCTGCAGAATATGTATTCCGTATTAACCCATTCAAACAAGATGTTGAAAGACGTTTGAAATTCAAATGTGGTAAATATGCATACCAAAACATTTTAGAGATCTTCTCTGATGAAGTTAACTCTCAAAATGCATCATTGAATACATTCTTAGGAACAGAAAGAACTATACCTAACCCAGTTCGTGGAAATGATCCATTCAACTTAGAGTATGTGCCAATCCGTTTCACAAAAGTATTCATTCCAGGTATCGGAAGTGTAGAAATTGAAGAAGATACATCATTAAACATGATGGAAGGTGTTGACCGTTTAGCAGGTGGATTCCACCCAGAAAACTTATCACCAACAGCTTACTCAATGGTAATCTGGGACGTAGAAGATCAAATGTACTCAAACAACAAAGCTTTACCAAAAGGTGCTACTTTAGTAGAAGGAGGTAATTCAGGAGCTAACATTTATTTAGTAAAACCACAAGGCGAAATGTGCTACTGGGGAACTACTAATGGTCGTTACGATTACAGAAAAGCTGGAGATGTAATGTCTTCTATGAAACAAATCGGACAAGAGTTCTGGGCATTTAATATCGCAGATATTCACGTTAGAGATTTAACTCGTTTCGTAATGATTGAGTTAGATGAAGCTGGAAGAAAAGGTTTCAACTAATATTAAATAGTTAAATAAATCTTACCCCATCTAAACCGGTGGGGTAAGAAATTTAACGAATTTGCAAGAACCAAATAATATTTGTAATTTTGCATAACCAAACCAACCAAAGAATACAACCCAACACAGAAAAAAGTTAAGTAACCAAAAATAAAAAACATGGCAGTAAAAAGCAAGGATACAGGTAATGTAATTCTTAAAATCTACGACTTCGAGATTAAAAAAGATACACTGTATGAAATAAAAGAAAAGTTAGATACATCTGCACCAGATGGATTTAAAGAGTTCAATACAACAAAAGTATTAAGTGATACTGTAGTAGATACATTCCCTGGAGCAGTTTTTGACAGAGAAAGAGGTATCTGGGACACTGGGTTATACCCTACTTCAAGCTCTTTTATGAGAGCGATTCAACCAGACTTTAGAACAGAAGCCCTAAAATCAATAAAGGAAAATATTATAAAACCTATTGAAGCAGAAAAAGGTGTAGACGTTCTTGATCAAAATTCAAAAAACAACCGTTTCTGGGATTCATTTAGAATTGATTTACAAAGAGGTAAAGTATTTGATACATCAAAAGCAGAAGATTTGCTTAGACTATACTTACTATTAATACACAGAAGAGTTACACCTAAACATATGGAGTCTCATCCAGAGTTTAAACAACCTATTTCAATGTATTGTATTGTTGATAAAGACAGTTCTATATCTGTAGAAGCAGAAAAAGAAATGAGACAAGCTAAAGCATCAGCTTTATTCTATAACTTATTAGGCTCAGATAGAGAAGGATTAATTAGAGTATTAGATTACTTAGGAATTAGTGCCAACAATGGTACAGAAGATGGAGTACTATATACAGTGTTTGGAAACTTCATAAAATCTAAAGAAGATAAATTCCAAAATGATAAAGTTTTTATTGACACAGTAGAAAAATATCAAACAGAAGATGGAGGAGAAGAAATTTTTATCCATTCAAAATTAAAAGAACTTTACATCAAAGGTAAAGTAAAAAATAAAAAAGGAGAAATCTGGATAGATGATGTCTTTGTAGAAAGTGGCTGGAAAAATGCTGCTAGAAAAGTAAAAGAAGACAAAGAATTAAAGCAGATCTTCACAGGACTTCTTGAGTAACATAAATACGGGGGTATTTAATTACCCCCTTTTTTTAAAGAAAAATGACTACAGAACAAGCGTATATAAAATTTTTACTAAAAGTAAACGACAATTTTGAAAATTCAAATGTCGCAGGAGATAGAGGTAGATTTGTAGTTGTATTCAATGAAGCTCAAAATAAGATGATGGAATACATCTTAGACAATAAAAAAAATGATGAGATTAGATATATACAACAAGCTTTAGTATCTAATTTTAAAATACAAAAGAAAGACTCTGTTGAATATGCAGACACTTTTGAACTACCAAAAAATTATTTCGATCTTTCCTCTGCTTATACAAAAGCATCTAATAGCACATGTAAAGGACAAAAAATTAACCTTTACGAAATAAAAGATGACAATAAGATAGAGATACTACAAGATGAATTTAATAAACCCTCTTTTATAGCTAGAGAAGCACCATTCTCAATATCTTCAAACAACCTGTATGTTTATAAAGACTGTTTTTCAAATGATGAGTTATACTTAACTTACTACAGATACCCAGTCCAAATAAAAACGTTAGTTGAAGATGATCCGGAAAGCCCATTTAATGAACAGTTTGCACCAGAATTTGATGATAAATTCTTAGATAGAATTATATCAATGGCAGCAAGTTTATTTGAAGGAAACAGCGGAGATGCAAAATATCAAATGGATATGCAAAGAGCACTACAAAAAGTATAATAACAATAAATAAATAATAACTAAAATTAAAATTAAAAATGGCAAGTCACGCACCACAAACAATTTTATTTGTAACTAACGAAGGTTTAGTAATGAATAATGGCTATTCTACAAGATTAGCAAAAGGACAGTTTGGTATTGTTGATAAAGGAGCTACACCATCTGCATTAGGTATGGCAGTAGTAAACACTTTCCCAACAACTCCAAAAGACAGATTATTCGAGTTAAAATTAGGTATCGCACCTTTAACACCAACTCGTTCTCAATCTAACAAAGCATATTCTTCAATGCCTTTCAAACTTTCAGAGATTGTAGACATTAAAGTAAACGCTCCAAAATTAGGAGTTTCTGTAGATGAGTTTATTATCGGTTACGATGGTATCAACAACGATACAGCAATCGTATTAAGTAATGGTGATAATGAAGTAATTGACATTACATTAGCAGGAGATGCTATTGGTATGTTAGGTTACCCAGAATCAAAAGTTACAGTAAAACTTTATTTGGAAGCACCAAACACAGGTACATTCACAATGCACGAAATTGTTGAAAAAGGAGTTGAAAGATTAAAAGATATTACATTAGTAGGTGGAGTGCCAATTACTGACTATATCGAGATTACTCCAGTAAACAGTGCAAACGTAACAACTGTAGCTGCAGGTAATGAGTTTACATTCTACAACTTATCAATTCAAGATGCAGGTAACTCTAGTGCATTAGCATTAGTACAAGCACAATACCCAGCTCATTTAGTAAAAAGAGAATCTTATGCAGGAGGAATTTCTACATATGTAATCTTAGCACCAGATGGTACAGTATTAGTTGATTTCGAACAAGTAGTATCAATACAAGGAAATGATTGTGCTGGAGATCCAGATTGTACTGGAACAACCACAGACATTGCATGGGTTGATGGAGTAACTTGTAACGCAGTTGAAAAAACATTTACTTTGCAATTAGCAGACACTGAATGTGGAACTTCAAGACTTACAGAACTTCAAGCAGCATATCCTGAATTAACAATCACTGCAGGAGCACTTACAGCATGTCAAAGAGTATACACAACTACAGTATTATCTACTGTTGTATGTGAAGAGTGTTCTCCAATATTGAGAGACTTATTTTCAGCAGAGGCACCTATTCCATTTGCTGGAGTTAACTGGGAAGCAGCGGCAGTAACTTATTCTGCTGTAGCAAAAATGGGTATCCATTTAAAATCTAAAGTTAACATCCTTGCAGGATCTGAAGAATACAGAGATGATTTACCATTCGTATACAGCTCTACAAGATTATCTATTGCAAATGCAGCACCTGGAATGGTTTCAGAATCTTTCAGTGCAGGAAGTAACGGTAGATTTGCAGTAAAAGCACTTTCTATTGGATCTGAGCCAGAAGCAATGGGAGGACAATTCTACGACTTAGAAGAGCGTACTAGAGTATACTTTGAAAATCGTCAGAGATTAGCAGGAAATAACTACGGTAAATTAGTATTAGGTCAAGAGTCACACTTAAAACCTACAGTACAATACGTAGACTATTCTATTAGAATTAGAACAAACAGATTTGCACAATCATTCTCAGGAGAAGTAGTAGAGAACATCGACTACCATATCTTAGTAGATGCTTGTAAATACGCAGATGTTGAAGCGTTAGTTAACGATTTAGCAACAGCAGCAGGATTGCCTACAGTAGAGGCTTACCCAGCAAGAGCATAATCTAAAAAGAATTAGGGAGGAGAATACTCCTCCCTTTTTTTATAACCTAACTCTACATAGTAGAATAATTAATAAACAATGAAGACTTATATAACATATGTAATTACATCCCTATTGGTATTTTTTGCACCTGTTTCAGGAATACTAATAGCAGTAGGTGTATCTATCGCTTTAGATACAATCCTTGGAATATCAAAAGCTGTAATTTTAAAAGATAAGATTACATCAAGGAAGCTAAGCAATATCGTGTCTAAGTTTGTACTATACCAGTCTGCTATATTACTACTATACACAATAGATAAGTTTTTATTAGGTGAATTTTTTAAGATATGGTTTAGTATACCTTTCTTTTTTACAAAAGTTATAGCAATAATCATAATATTTATTGAGTTAACTAGTATGAAAGAGAACTTTGAAGCAGCATTTAAGATTGACATTTTCCAAAAGCTTAAAGATCTATTAAGAAGATCTAAAGAACTAAAAGACGACATAGACGAATTAAAATAATATGACAACAGCACAAATAACAAAAAAGTACGGTACACCAAACGAAACAGGAAAAGGATATTTAGTAAAGATAACTTTACCTTATCCAATGAGATTAGCTTGGGACACAGATACTAAAGTTAAGACAATGATGTGCCACAGTCTAGTAGCAGATAATTTTATAGCAGTTTTCAACGATTTGCTAAAAGAATATGGTTACGAAAAAATAGTAGAACTAGGTATAGACCTTTTTGGTGGATGCTTTAACTACAGAAAAATGAGAGGTGGATCAGCTTGGTCAACACACTCTTGGGGGATAGCAATAGACTTAGACCCTGCAAGAAATCTATTAAAAGAGACATCAAAGACTGCAAGATTTGCAAGACCTGAGTACAAAAAAATGATAGATATATTTTATAAGCATGGATTTGAATCTCTAGGAAGAGAAAAGAATTATGATTGGATGCATTTCCAAATTAAAAATTAAAGATGAACACTATTAAAGTATTAAATTTTTTTAAACAACAATGGCTTGGATCAGCATTGATAGTTATATGGATACTATCAGTACTAGTATATCAAAACAAAAGAGATCAACTATTGAAAGAAGCAGAAGTCCTAGAAAATAAAATAGATGTCTTAGAGAAAAAATCGGCCACATATAAAAAAGAGGAAATAGAGCTTAGAAAAGTAGATACGATTATAGTAAACAGAATAAAAAAAATAAAGGAGAAAGAATATGTACAAGTTAAAGTTATTGATAGTCTTCCTATTAGTGGGCTTCAAAAGTTTTTCACAGATAGATACTCAGAAGAAAGATAGTGTAGTAGTACTATCAGAAAGAGAGGCAAGACTTACAGCGGTAGATTTAGTAAAATATGATTCTTGTAAAGAGCTTGTAAAAGAGCAAGATAAAAGAATAGTAAACTTACAAAAAGTAGTTACAAATCTTGAAAACCAAGTATCAATCAATAACGATATAATATCTGGCCAAAAAGATTATATACAAGTACAAAACGAAATATTAAAAAAGCCTAAGAAAATAGAATTTCATGGGTATGCTGGAATAAGATCAAATGAGCTATCTACATCAAGCATTACAGTATACGGTAATTTATTACTTGAGTATAGTAAATGGTCAACTGGAGTAAATTATAATCTTAGAAGCGAAGAAAAAGCTAACTGGGGTATTATTATTCAATATAAATTATTTTAAAAACAAAAATAAAAACCAATGGCACAAGTAATAGGAGAAATAAAAATAGACTTTGATGTAATTCAATCTACAGTTCAAACACTTTGGATAGGAGATAACAGTGATTGGGTACATGCAGAAACATTACCTGCAAATATACTAATTACTTTACCTGGATCAAAAAAGTCATTAGTTTTCACATTTAAAAAGAAAGCTATAAACGCTTTTAATAGCCATAATCTTGGAATAACATGTTTCACAAACGACTGTAAAGATGAAGTTTATGCAGACCTACCAGACGGAGTGTACACAATATGTTTAAAAAGTGGTTATAGCAATTTCGAAAAAACTAAATACTACTTAAAAACAGATAGAACAGAATTAGAACTTTCAAAAGCCATCGTAAAACATGGCTTTGAATACTCTAAAAATGACAAAGGTTTTAGAGAAAAAGTTTATGATGTTGATTGGCTAATAAAAGTAGCTAAGTCACATGCAAAACTAGGCGATTTTGTAAAAGCAGATCGTTTCTTCTCTGAAGCAAAATCAGTATTAAAAGGATTTGGAGAATGTTTAGACTGTATATAAAAAATGGCAGGACAAGAAAATTACTTAGAACTAAGTCAGGAAAATTACTTTGATAAATTTGAAAAAGATATATTAGTAAATGCTGATTTATATTACCTAAACAAAAAATTTGGAGTAGGTAATACATTAGATAGAGATAAATTAAAACACTCTCAAATGTTTTACAGCATACTTTGTACAGACGAGTGTGAGTTAATTGACTGGGTATTTAAAAAAATTAATGGTGATTTAGAAGGAACTAAATACAAAATAAAAATTAAGGATTTTAAATTATATGATATACCTTACGGTATAGACCAACTTAATTCAATGACAAACGAATGTTGTGATTGGCAAAAACTAGAATGGTAACATGCAAGAAGTAAAACATTATAAAGTAAAATCTTTACCTACAAACCCAAGACCAAATTCAGTATACTATGTAAAGAACACTGGAGAACAAGATGTAACAACATACATCACAGATTTAAATGGGGTACCTGTCCCACTAGTTGATAATGAAGGTACAGTAGTAGGAGATAAGAATTACGTACATACACAATTAGCAGCGTCTAATGTGTGGGAAATACAACATAACCTAGACAAGTTTGTAGCAGTATTCATAGTAGATTCTGGAGACAGCGTAGTTATAGGAGATATTGAGTACAATGACACTAATAAAATAACAATAAGATTTCAAGCATCCTTCTCAGGCAAAGCTTATCTAAACTAAAAAAACCTAAACTATGAAATTTTTAGCTCATATTGACTTAAGCAAAAATCAATTACAGAATGCTGTAATACACCCACTAGGGACACCTCCAACAGGAGTAGAGGGACAAATTTATTATAATTCTACAGTAGGAGATAAAAAATTATACATATATGATGGTACAGCTTGGACACCAGTTGGTGATATTACAAGCGTAGCTTCAACAACTTCACAGTTAACTGTAACCAGTGGAACATCCGGAGCAGTATCTTTAGCTTTAGATGTAGCTTCATCAGTAACTAACGGAGGAACAGGACTTGTAACTTCAGACTTACTTTATGACTATATCGCAGGAGGTACAGCATCGGTAACATCAATTACAGCAGGTACAGGAATATCAGTAAACAGCTCTACAGGAGCAGTTACTATAACAAATACAGATCTTGGATCTTCACAAAATATATTCAAGAACTTTGCAGTAGCAGGACAAAATACAGTAGTAGCTGACTCTAATAATGACACATTAACATTAGTAGCAGGATCAAATGTAACAATAACAACAGATGATACTACAGACTCTATTACAATATCTTCTACTGATACAAATACAACTTATACAGCAGGTACTGGTTTATCATTAGCTGGAACAACATTTAATCACTCTAACTCTGTAACAGCAAGTAACTTTGGTGACACAGGTGCAACAAGAACATTAGCTTTTGGAGGAACATTTATTGTACCTTACGTTACATATGACGCACAAGGTCACCTTGTAACAAAAAGTAATTTAACTCTTACTTTACCAGCAAATGTGGATACTAACTGGTACCCTACAGCATTTGCATGGACAGGAGGTACTTCAGCAGGACCTACAGGCTCTTTAACAGGAGTTGGTATGTCAGCAGTAGCTTACGGAGCTATACCTTCAGCATCAGCATCAGCATCTGGAGTTGTTACAACCGGAACTCAAACTTTTGCAGGAGATAAAACCTTCTCAAATAACGTAGTTGTAACAGGGAACTTCACAGTAAATGGAACGACAACTACTGTAAACACTGAGACTATAAACCTTGCTGATAATATAATCACATTAAATAGCAACTATACTGGATCAGCACCAACTGAAAATGGAGGTATTGAGATAGAAAGAGGAACAATAGCAAATGTATCATTATTATGGAATGAGTCTACAGATAGATGGACTTTCACAAATGATGGAACAACTTTTTATAACATACCTATTTCAGGGGATGCCACTGTAACAAGTATAGCACTTACACAAGGAAATGGTATAACTATAACAGATACTTCATCAGGTACAGCAAAAGCTTTCACAATTGCAGCAAATAATGCATCAGAAACAGCAGTCGGAGTAATCGAGTTAGCAACACAAGCAGAGGTAAACGCAGGTACAGATACAGTTAGAGCTGTAACTCCAGCAACTCTTGCAACTTACATTGCAAACCAAGCAGCAGCAGATTCTTATGCAGTTACTCTAACAGCTACATCAGGAGCACAAACAGTAACACATAACTTAGGAACAACAGATGTAATTGTACAGTTATTTGATACTTCAACAGGAGAAACACTATTTGCAGATATTACAAGAACATCAACAAGTGTAGTTACAGTAACTTTCGTAACAGCACCAGCAAATACAGTAAGAGCGTTAGTTCAAAAAATTGACTAATAACCCAATAGACTAAAACCAATATGTCGCAAAAAATATATTCAGACTTAGATGTCAAAGGCAGCGTAACTATATCCACTATCAACAGTGCCACAACAGATACTGATAAATTCTTAGTATCTGATGGAGGTGTTGTAAAGTATAGAACAGGAGCAGAAATGCTTTCGGATTTAGGAGTAGCTCCTGGAGTAGCATCTAATATACAACACCAAGTTAAAGCTGGAGTTGCTATAAATAAAGGACAAGCTGTATATGTTACTAGTGCCGATGGTACTAATATGATAGTAGGCTTAGCATCTAATGCATCAGAAGCAACCTCTTCTAAAACAATGGGGTTAATGACTTCAACAGTTGCCATTAATGGATTTGGTAATGTAGTAGCAGAAGGTTTACTTGCAGGGTTAAATACATCCACTGCCACAGCAGGAGACCCTGTTTGGTTGGGTACTGGAGGTAATTTAATCTATGGATTAATCAATAAGCCTTATGCACCAGCTCATTTAGTTTTCATTGGTATTGTTACAAGATCTAACATAAGTAATGGAGAGATATTTGTTAAAGTACAAAATGGATTTGAGCTTGATGAGATACATAATGTAGACTTAAAAACTACAACGCCTATCAATGGACACCTACTTGGTTTTGATGGTACTCTATGGGTTAATAAAACTATTGCAGGATGGTTAGGGTATACTCCAGCTAATGCAAATGGTACAACAAACTATTTATCAAAATTTACAGGTTCAACCACTTTAGGCAATAGCTTAATATACGATAATGGTACTAATATACTTATTGGTACAACTACAGATGATAACTACGCAAAGCTTAAAATAAGTGGAGGTGATATAAGCATAGGGAACAACCAACAATTTATTTCCTATAGAGCTGATGGATTACCTTTGTCTATATTTAAAGTAAATACATCAAATCAATTAGTATTTAACCCATCTTGGGGACAAGCAGTAACAGGATACTCATTTACAACTAGCGGTTCTGAAAAATTAGTAGTTAGCTCAGGGGGTAGTGTTACAGCTAGTGGAGACATGCGAGCTCCAATATTTTATGATTCAAATAATACAGCATATTATTTAGATCAGGCATCTAATTCAAACTTATTAACGCTTTCATTGAATGGTGCAGCAGCATCCTCAGAAGCTAGTTTAACAATAGGGGCACATGGTGTAGACGAAGGTGGGCAAATAATATTAAATAAAGCAACCTCTTGGACTTATGCTGGACATATTGATGTATGGAAAGATCAATTAAGATTCCTATACGGAACAAACACTAGTACAACTGGCGTAGCAATGTCTGTTAGTTTAGCTTCTAAGCAATTAACATTACCGGCATATACATCAGCAACCTCTTTTACTGGAACAGCAGTAGCAAATTTAGCTGTAGATGCTTCAGGAAACGTAATTACAATAGCAACAGGTGGAGGTAGTAGTGGAGTCAGCTCTATAACTGCCGGTACAGGAGTAACAGTAAGTAGTTCTACAGGAGCAGTAACAATATCTATTGGACAATCAGTTGCAACTAGTGCAACACCATCATTTGACCAAATATTCACAACTAATAATGGAAATGGTACAAATGTAAAAATTGGAGATGACGCTTGGATAGGAGACTATAATGCAGTAAATTCTATAAAAATAAAAGGTCAACAAGATGCAACAGCAGGCTACATATCTTTTGGTTCAGGGACTGAATCTTTAGGTAGAACAGGTACTGGAATGCTTACATGGGGAGGAAGTACAGTTTGGAATGCAGCGAATGATGGATCTGGAAGCGGATTAGATGCCGACTTACTTGATGGTCTTCACGCATCAGATTTTGCATTAGTATCACATACACACCCTTATGATAATTACCAGTATTGGAATTTAAAAACTAATGGTGTACAAAGAACTACAATAACTTCTAACGGAACATTAGACTTAGTTGCAGGTACAAATGTATCGCTAAGTTATGGAGCCGGAGGAGTTGTAACAATATCCTCTACAGACACAAATACAATCTATACTCATCCTGCTTACACAACAAGAAGTATAGATACTTCAGGGGCACAAGTTATCGATGTATTCACATCAGATGCAATAGGTAGTGTCACAAATATTACTACTAGAACAATGACATTAGCTGATCTTGGTTACACAGGAGCTACTAATGCCAACTTTTATACACTTCCTACAGCTACAAGCACTGTACTAGGTGGAGTTGAATTATTTAGTGATACAATTCAGACAGTTGCAGCAAACACTGTTACAACAACTGCTTCAAGAACTTATGGTTTACAATTAAATTCAGCATTACAAGGTGTTGTAAACATACCTTGGACTGATACAGTCTATACTCATCCTGCTTATACAGCAAGAAATATTGATACATCAGGAGCACAAGTAATTGATATAATTACATCAGATGCAATAGGTAGTATAACAAACATTACAACAAGGAATTTAACTCCAGCTGATATTGGGGCACAACCTGCAGGCTCATACCTTACTTCAGAAACAGATACATTACAAACTGTAACTTCAAGAGGAGCAACAACTAATTTAGCTATAACAGCTCCAAACTATGTATTTACAGGTGCAAGTTCTGGAGCAATTGGTTTGGTTACATCAACAAGTTCATTTGGAACAAGAAGCGGAGATGGTACAACTTATGGATATGGAATAAGCACTAATAATTCTGGAGGATTAGATATAATGGCTAATCAATCAGGTCAGCCAATAAGATTTTGGGCAGGCACAACAAATGTTAGTCCTATACAAAGAATGATAATATCTGGTGGAGATGTAACTGCTTCTGATTCATTCAGAGCACCTATATTTTATGATTCAAACGACACAAATTACTATATAGATCCAAATTCAATATCTGTAATAGATAGATTAAGATACACTAGAGCGATAGATATAACTGGGACTAACTTAGATGACTATACTAATGCAGGGTTTTATAATGGCAGCAGTATGACTAATGCCCCTAATAGTGGTTGGTTTTGGGTAACAGTAGAGAGATACACAGCAGATACAGGTTGGGTACATCAAACAGCAACATCTTTTGGATCAGGTAACACTGCCAATATAGTATACACAAGAACAAAAACAGGAGGGATATGGCAACCCTGGAAACAACTTATGGATACAGCAGGTACCTCAGCTTCAGGTACTTGGGGAATATCAATAACAGGAAACGCAGGAACAGCTACAACATTACAAACAGCGAGAACTATTAACGGAACCTCTTTTAATGGTTCTGCAAATATAGAAACATCTTATTGGGGAGCAACAAGAACTCTTACAATAGGTAATACAGGTAAAACAGTAAATGGATCAGGTAACCAATCTTGGACTTTATCTGAAATAGGAGCAGCATCATCTACTCACACACACGATCTAGTAAGATACAGTTTAGCAGCACCAGCCTTTATAGACACACTAACAACAGCTAATTTTAGAACTACTTTATTTGGAAGTACTACAAATGGTTATCAAATGTCTACAGCTAGATGGAACAACGTACCAGGACCATTAACAGGCCTAAATCAGTATGGTACTATGTTTGCTTGGGCAGGAAGTGATACACAAGGATTTATAGCTATGGATTATAGTGCAGCAGCACTTATTGTCGGTGGTGGAAATGCAGATAATATAAACTGGAGCAGAAGAGTTTTAGTAGAGCAATCTTGGACAAACAGCAAATATTTTGACACAGGTGGAGAGATATACGGAACTAGATTTTATGATGCTAATAACTCAGCATACTATATAGATCCAGCAGATACAACAACTTCTGCAAACCTATTATCAAAAGTAGTAATACAAGGAGGATCTAATCCTGCAACAACAGCTATACAGGTTGCAAATATTTACGGAAGCCCTTTCTTAAGCTCTTACTATGGAGCTTTATATTCTTCCAATGCCTTTTATGTAGGAAATCCTGCAGGTACTCTTTATGATGCTTATGGGCAAAACTCTAGATTTAGTTTATATTATGACAGAGATAACACATCATACTATGTAGATCCAGCTAGTACAAGTGTTTTAAATACACTTAACATGAGTTTTAATAACAACTCTTATGGATCAGCTTTAAATGTTACAAACTCTAACACAGGATCTCAGGCAATAGCCGGACTTAGTATGAGTGCAGGAAGTAAGTTTGGAAGTATTAATATGTTCGCCTCTGGTTATATGGACTTACTTAACCAAGATACAACAAATGGGGGTATACAATTTAGACCAAGATCAACAACATCTATGTATATAGATAACATATCTTCTACGTCTAGAGTAACAATAGGGTCAGGTAATACATCATCTCATCCACTAAGAGTAACACAACAAGTTAGCAATGTGTCAATTTACGCAGACTATGACATTGTAGCATATTCAGATCAATCAGTAAAAGAAAATATAAGACCCATTGAAAATGTATTAGAAAGAATTAATAATTCAAGAGGTGTATTATATGATAGAATTGACAGTGGAGAAAAAGATAATATAGGATTTATAGCACAAGAACTAGAAGTAGAATTTCCAGAGTTAGTAGTCACAAATGAAGACAACACTAAAGCTGTAAAATACCAAAATGCAGTAGCTGTATTATTCGAAGCAGTAAAAGAACAACAGAAACAAATTGAAGAGCTAAAAGAATTAGTAAACAAATTAATAACCAAATAATAAACAAAATGGAATACACTTGGAAAATCACAGGAGTGAAGACTTTGGATACAACAGAAGTCGAAAACGCAGTAGTACAAACTTACTGGGAAAAAATTGGTACAGATGAAAATGGAAACGAAGGTAAGTTCGTAGGAGCTACCCCATTCCCTCAATCATCTATTGATGCAGAAAATTTTGTACCATTTGATAAATTAACAGAAGAGTTAGTACTAAGCTGGATTCAAGCAGTAGTAGTAGATTCTTATGAAGAGCACGTAAACAATCAAATACAAAAACAGATTGATACTAAAGTTGTAAAACAACCTACATTGCCTTGGGCACCAGAAGAAGTTGTTGTAGAACCAGTTGTTGAACCGGCAGTAGAGCCAGCTCAAAAAACATCAGCAAAATAATATTATGGCATTACCAGGGAGTGGACAATTAAGTTTTTCAGCAATAGCAAGTGAATTAGGAGCAGGTACACCCTATTCCCTAAGAAACATGTCAAGCTCAGCTGGATTCTCTACTCCTGATAGTGTTAGTGAGTTTTATGGATACAGTTCAGGTGGGGGAGTAACTTACACTTACTTTAATTCATTCTACGCAGGTGATCCTTGTGGGTATGATTACTGGGACATTTATACAGGAGATGATGGATTATATTATAGATTCGATGGATCTTACTATGACCCAATGTACAACTACACAGATTTTTGGTATGAGTATCTGTACTATGAACCAGGTTTTGGACAAAACGTATATAATATTTGGGAAATAGACTATACTTCAACATCATTGATAGACCAAGGATTCGCCTTAAGCTATTGCTAAAATATAAAATATGATTTACGATATAAATCCTTATGAAACCAATCAAGGCTTTGCCATACAGTTGTTAGTAGAACTGCAAGAAAATTTTACTACATCAGACAGAGCAATGATATACTATCATTTAAGAAATTCAGATAATATAACATTAGCTTTTGATATACCAGCAAACTCTTATATTGAACTACCTTATGCTATATTGCTCCAAGAGAAATTAATTATCACAGGAGCCGCTTTTCAAGAACTAATGTCAGGAGTAAAATCTGCACTAGACATAGTATTAAAAAAAAGACCTGACATAGTACTTAGAAAAAGAAGTGTTCTTCTTTATGATGATTGTTTTGGAACATTGATAGGAGAGTTCTATTTAGACAATGAAGATTTTTCAAAAGCTTCTTTTATATATGCAGACTCAGATTTAAAAGAGCCTATTATGTATGATGGTAGAATATCAGATAATACCTATATTGGATCCTACTACTCTAAGAGTGGATTACAAGAAATAGCACCTTGTAAATGATAATAAAACTAATAACAAAAACAAAAAATGGCAGCAAAATCAAGTACAATAGCTTTTGAACCTAGACCAAAAGTAAAGAGACCAGGAGTACATGCAAAAAGCAAGACTTCTAAATTAAAAACTTCAAAAAATTATTTAAAACTAAATCGAGGACAAGGATGAAAAATTGTGGAAATAAAATTAAACACATGTGTGGTGAAAAAACTTACGCCACATGTACTTACTACGAACTAGATGTACCAGCATTTTCAAGTTTAGTAGGCCATGAATGTATTACAATAGAAGAAACAACAGAAGACCTATACCAATTAGTTGGTGGCATTAAATCAGAAATTGATTTATCAGCATTGGGTAATGATTGCTTAACTTATGTATTAGAAGATGGCAAAATTATTGTAAAAAACGTATTGATAAAATACGAAGAAGAAATATGTAACTTAAAGGACAGAGTAGCCTACTTAGAAAACGAAGCAATATGTGATAAAATTATCACAGACTGTGTAGACTTAACTGGTATACTAGATGCTTGTAGCAGCCCAATAACTACATTAGGAGAATTACTACAATACTTATTAGATAACACTCAAACACCAACACCGTAATTATGGGAACATGTAGCCAAACAAACATACCGATATTAAATCAACAAGAGGATCCTTGTAACGGAATACACACATCAACAAACTGTATATTCTATCCAGAAGCTATTACGTATCTATTTATAGATCCTAATGAAGATTTAACAGCAATTATACAAGCTATGGTATTATCTCTACAAAGTAATAATACTAGAACAACACAGCTAGAAGAAGAAAATGCAGTTCAAGCAGATCAAATATTAGCTTTACAAGGACAAGTTTTAGACTTACAAAATGCAATGCTTGTTGCACAAACAGATATAACAGACTTACAAGGCACAGTAAACCAACTACAATTAACTGTAGCACAGATTCAACTAACCTGTTGTCCATAAAATAAAAGGTAAAAGAATAATAACAAACTAAAAATATAAAAAAAATGTGTAACTGCGGAAATACAATAACAACTAGCTCAGTTTGCTCAAGTTGTGTACCAAATGACTGTGCATGTCCTATAAAAGACTTAAGTACAGATTGCATACAGTACACTGGTGATGATTTACCATGTACAGAAATATTAGGAGGGACTCTTATGACAGAAGCTTTCTCTCAACTTGACACATATCTTTGTGACTTATCAACTCAATTAGCAAACTCATTTAGTCTTATAAGTGTAGGAGCAGGTACCAGAGTATATAAAGGAGTTGATGGAATAGGAAGAAAAGAAATAAGATCTATAACACCTACAAATACAATACTAACTGTAGGATTATCTACAGACAATAAAGAGATTGAAATAGGTGTAGACACTGTAGTATTAGGAAACTTTGTACAGTCTCACCAGATAACATACTCTATGAACAATGTTGGTACAGGTGCTAATGTATACAAAAGTTCAACCCAAGCTGGTAACAATGTTACATTCAACCTTAGAGATATAAAATCTACAGATTCTAGAGTAACAGTAACTGAAGGACCAACTGACATTGATATTACATTATCAGCTAACTTAGCTGAAGCTACAGGTACAGTAAACTATGTATCTAAATTTACAGGTATTCATACATTAGGGAACTCTTCTATATTTGATAATGGCACAAATGTAGGTATTAATAATATAAACCCTACTGCCAAACTTGTTGTAGATGCAAACACAAATGCAGCAGACGGTATAGTGTCAAGAAATACAAATACAGGTACAGCAGCTTACTCATTTGCAGGAGCATTTAGCAATATTGGTGAAGGAGGTATTGACTTAAGAAGTTACCCTTCTACACATACGTCTTGGCCTTCTACAAGCTGGTTAAACTCTAGCTCTGAAAAGACAAATGGATTGATAATAAGCCAAGCCGGGGCTAACCCGATAAGATTTTTTACAAACGGTTCTGAGAAAGTTCGTATAACTCCAGCAGGATTTGTAGGAATAGGCTTACCAACACCAACTAAAATTTTAGATGTTAATGGCGACATATTAGTAAACGGCTTAACTGTTGGTAGAGGTGGAGGAAATAACTATACAAACGTAGCAGTAGGTTTACTAGCTCTAGATGCTCATAATTCAGGTCAGCAAGGACACAATGTAGCAATTGGATTTTGTGCAGCACGTAGAGTAACAACAGGTCAAGAAAATATGGCACTTGGATTTGGAGCACTGGAATATAACCTTATTGGATCCCACAACCACGCAATAGGTAACGGTACTCTTTTATACCAAACTACTGACGATTCAGTAGGTAATGGATTTCTAGCTTTAGCTGGAGTAGACGGAGTAAACAATACAGCTATGGGAACAGTAGCTGGATGGGGAGGAGGAAATGGATTCCCTTCAGCACCTCCAGTAGGTATTGGTGAAGGTAACACAGCCATAGGAGCAGGAGCTATATCAGATTTAACAGATGGTAACTATAATACAGCAGTTGGAACTGCAGCATTGGCAGCATTAACAAACGGCTCTGAAAATATAGGTATAGGATTTGGGGCAGCTGGACAAGGTGCAGCAAGTTTTGGGAATATAGCAATTGGAAGTAGAGCAATGTACTCTAGTGTTTTAGGAGACAGAAATACAGTAATAGGGCATTTTGCAGCAGCTACTGATTTTAGTGAGTGTGTAGTATTAGGAGCATTTGCAGGAGCAACAGGGAGCAATCAATTTGTTGTAGGATCAACAACAGCAAATGCAGGGTCAATAGTAACAGAAACAAATACTTCCACAAAAGTATGGAATGTAATAATTAACGGAGTACCAGTAAAAATCTTATTAGCATAAACATGGAAACAAAACAAGTAATAATAGACGGAGAAATCATGAATATACCAATTAAAACACAATTGGAGATAGATAATGAGTATAACAACTTATTGGTCTTAAAGACACACTTAGATAGTGAATATGTTATCATATCATTAGGAGGACAACCGCAAACAAGATTAGATGACTTTGAAAGAAAAGTTTCACATCTAAGACTAGTTTTGCTTAAAGACTACTGGGGAGTAAGGGACATGACAGGCATAGCAGCATCAGTTGCATTGTTTGATTCACCAAAAATAAAATATTAACGATAAGAGGTTTTTGGTTTTCCTCTTTTTTCTGTTGGGTGAGAAGGGGCTTCGGCCCCTTTTCTTTTTTTTAACTAATTTGGTAAACATAAAAATTTTTACTAATTTTGTAAACTTAAACCGTACAAAAGTGACTAATTCAGAATTTACATCAAGAGTAATAAATGGGCTAAACGCATTATCTAAGGATGATAGGATTTCACGTAGATATATCCTACATGTAGGTAAACAAAAATCTATGTTTTACATATCTCAAAAACTTAATGATAGAAGCTTATTTAGAGAAGATAACATTTATAAAACGCTAGATTGTTTCGAATTAGAAAGAATTGAAGCTGTAAAATGTGATATTATAGAGTTTAGAAAATGCAATTCTATAATGAAATCAAAAAAGAAACTGCCTAAACTTATTTATAGCAGATATGGTAACACACTAAAAGAAGTGACTACTATAGATGAAGAAAAGGAGTTTAAGCCAACTACACCTTCACAATACAGAAGGGATAAAAATAGAGTATCAGGAACAGACTATATAAACTATTATGTAAAGGACGGGTACTTATACCTAATCGACACAGAGATAGAAATAGTAAACTTATATCTTTTAACATTAGATTTAGACGATATTGATAACGTTTCTACTTGTAGTACACCAGGCTGTAAAAGCTTATGGGACTATGAATTTATAGTACCAGATAAACTAGAAGAGTTAATAATAGCAGAGACAGTAAAAGAGGTAGCTATGAAAAAACAGGTACCGGCTGACGAAAATCCTAATCTAAACAATAACGAGAAATAGATATGAGGAAACCTAGTAAACCATTTACTAAGGAAGCCTTCAAGTACATTTTTAGAAACAGAGGAAGAAAAAAATCTATAGGGGATCTTGGAGGCAGCTTTTCGTTAAGAGACTATAAAGCTTATCAGTATTATAGAGACAACTCTAAATTAGCAAACTTAGAAGACGTTCAAAACTACATAGAGCATGGCAAAATAATATCTAAGTTCTATGAGATAGTAGGAGAAAAAATAACATCGACATCAGGAGGGGTATTTGTAGATGGCCTTGGTTATTTCGGAATAATACAAGAGATGGACAATAGGAGTTCACATAACCCAAAAGATGGCTCGATAAAACTTAATCCTAGAACAGACAATAAAATATACAACATAGCTTTTGTACCAATAGAATCAGATAACATATTCAAGACATGGGTATTTGATTACAGTTTTTCAAGAAAGGTAAAGAAAGCATTATGTGACAGTTTGAAAGCAGGTAAAAAATATACATTTAACGCATCATTATTTTTTGGAAAAGCAAGGAAAAAAGGTAATGACTTATAATAAAAACTATAAACTATGACACTACTAGAAGTTAAAAAAAGCATTAAGAAATTATTTTCAAGAGTCCAAAAATTAGAGACTCAAGTTAGACCATTAGTTATAGATGACACACCTTATGAGTTAGGGATGGTGCCAGAGTATGTTGGTCAAATAGTAGTTCAACCAAGCAATTCAAGAATATGGATAGCATATAATGCAGAATCTTGGACATATATTTTACTTGATTAAAAATGACTAGAAAACAACTAATAGCAGAAATACTGTCTGACTTACGACAGTACGATGAGGCTGGACTTATAGATTATAGGTCAGTTAACCTATGGATAAAAAGTGAACTAAAAAGATTTGGTGCTAACATTACTACACTTACAGAAAAAGTATTAGAAGTAGAGAATGGCCAAGTTGATTTACCAGAAGATTTTTGGAGTTTACACTTAGCTGTAAAATGTACAGAAGATAGCCACGAGTTTGAAAAAGGTACAAGACAAGACGTACAAGATTCACAATACTACACACAAAAGATAGAAAATACCTATACTTGGGATAATCAATCTAATTCACATACAAAGACAAGCTATAAAGAAATCATTGAGAAAAAGTACTATAACAACACTGTTATAAACTTTAGATATACAAACCCAATTATTTTAAAGCTTACTAAGGGCATAAAAAAAGAATATTGCAGTCCAGGTTGCAAGAACCTACAAAAGCAGCTTACAAACTCTGCAGAGCATGAAATAAACATCCTTGGCAATAAGATACAAGCTAACTTTAAGAAGGGCCACATATATATGCAGTATAACGCAATTCCATCAGATGAAACTGGGGATCTTTATATACCGGATGTAGTAAGTTTACAAGAGTACTTGATGTACTTTGTAAAGAGAAAAATATTAGAGGGGTTATGGATGAATGATGATGATGTAAATCTAATTAATAAACTAACTTATATAAAACAACAAGAAAGAGAATACTTCGGTCTTGCAATGACACAAGTTAAGTTTGAAGGTCTTGGAAGAAATTGGCAAGATAAGTTAAAGATGAAAATGATCCAAGAGACAAACAGATTCGAAAGAATGTTTCCTAATACATAATAAAAAACCATAATGGCACAAGAACAGAATAAGAAACTAAATTTAAGTTCTGCTAAGACAGGAATGGAGAAGGACACACATCCTTCACAATTAACAGATGCTCAATATACACATGCATATAATGCTAATATAGAAAACGAATCTGGTAATAGTTTAAATCTAACAAATGAAAAATCTAATATATTAGCTTCTAAATTCAAACAAGGATTTAAAGTTATAGGTTTTGAAAATGATATTGATTCAAACTCTACATTCTTTTTTTTAGTAAATCCCACTACACATGTAGGGGAATTTGGCGTTATAGAGGATAATCAAAATACAAATGATGTATCAGATGTATTAGTAGACTGTGATAACTGTAACAAAGCAAATCAACTTGCGGAGCCATTAGAGACACTAATACAATTACCACTACAAACATATACCACACTCCTGACAGATGCAGATGGATACTTAGATGTTAACACTAATCTTTGTATGCCTTTTGTCCCTGGATCAGGATTTAACTTTGATATAAACTACCCAATAAAAAAGATAGTTATCAAAAATGAAAAATGTGGTAAAAATATATATTTCTCAGACAATTACAATCCACCAAGACACATAAATATCACAGATCTTTATGATGGGAAATACTATGACCAAAACGTACCTTGTGATGTAAATGTAATTACACCATGTATCAACTACAATGAGTTAAGAATATTTAAACTTTTTAACATACCAAAAATTGAGCCTGCCACTATAGAATTAGGAGGTAGACTACAAATGGGTATGTATGAGTTTTTAATTGCTTACTCAGATGCAGCAGGTAATGAAATATCACCATACTACTCTATCACAAATCCAATAGCGATATTTGATAAGAATAATCGTATACTTGAGCAAAAAAACTTAGCAGATAGAACAAACTTAGCTATAAGACTAGAGGTAAGCAACCTAGATAAAACATACTCTCACTATAAAGTTGCAGTAATACAGACAGCTGATATAGAGGGGGCAACTAGATATTTTATAGAAGGTATACACACGATTAATGATAATACTGTAGTTTATACCACAGAACAGAATAAAGTAGCTACAAGCTTTGATAAGCTATTGATAGATCAATTAAATGTAGAAAAAGTAGAAGGTCTAACAGCCTCTAATAATATATTATTCCAATACGGTGTAACACAAAAGAAAGAAATAAACTTACAACCAGTAATAAATTTACTAGGCCAGTTTGTTCAATGGCAGACACATATAGCACCGGAAAGCTTATATGAAAATGGAGTCTTAAGCTCTAAGTTTTTAGGTTATAACAGAGATGAAGTTGTACCATTGTCTATAAGATTTTTACTAGACGGAGGATACGAAACATCTTTATTTCCATTAATAAGCAGATTTGCAATACCTGGAGAAAAAGACTTAGTAGTAGATCAAAGTGGTAATGGTATAAATGATGATGTCGACTCTATTATAAAAAACATACAAGCGTGTAACTCAGTAAACAGAAACCAGAAATGGCAATTTTATAATACGGCTTTTTCTGAACCGGGTTCTATATGCACAGGTACAAATATACAAACAGTACCAGTAACAGAAGACTTAACAAAAACATGTATTGTAGAAGGAGTTTACAATGTAACTGGAGATACATTTTCAATAGATATTGAAGAAGGATCAGAGTATCTTGGACTAGCACAATACATAGAGGATAATAAAGCAAATTGCCCATTAGCCTTTGAAGGCACTGACATATGTACAGCAATAAGTACAGACTACTCTACAATAAATTGTCAAACAGACATCTTTGAAGGGTTAAATTGCAATGCACCTACTTTTGTAACAGAAGTAGTAGTAGGCAATATTGTAAATGAAACAACTACAAAAATAGAAAAAGTATTTCCTTCTGAGTATGTAACAATAAAGATGCCAAAAGTATGTACTATATATAAGATAAACCAAACAACTAATCTACCATTACAAGACCCAAGTAATCCATTAGGGTACTTTAATGTAGATGCTTTTGAAGAAAACCCAAGAGCAGTATTTTTAAGAGATTCAGATTTTGAAAATGAAGACTGTAGTTACCCAGTAACAATACCTTTTTATGCAAACGTTGGTGATAACTATACTACAGCATCATTTAATAACTACTATGTATCTTCTGTATTAAATAACTTATACACTTCTAAGATACCACATGTTGGAGGTATATCTGGAGCTTTTACTAATAAAATACATAAAGGAGCACTTTGGTTTAAGGGTGAAATAGCAACTAGAACTAAGTTTTTACTTGATATAAGTAAAGAAAAAGCAGTTACAGCACAAGATACAATTGGACAATCTACAGCTGTAAGAGTTTCTATATTTAAAAGTTGCTCAGACACAACAGCTATATACTCAAAGATAGTCACAGTAGCATCAGGAGAAGCATTTCTTTTAGAAAAAGACACAAGTATAGCACCAAATGGTTTAAAAGTTACAGACTCATCAGGAGTAGTTACACTTATAGCTAATGGATGGCTAACAAGTAAAAAGTACTATGTAGCAGTTGACTGCCCTATTGTAAGCCTACAAATAGATACAGACCCTTCATGGAACAATGATAATATGCAAACAGTCTATATCTCAATGCCAACAACTGGCTGTTACACAGTAACTCAAAGAGATATAGAATACAGTAGAATAGATGTATCTTGGGATTCTATTAGATTTGATAAAAAAATAATAGCTACAGCAACTTGTACATTCCAACAACCAGTAGTTCAAAGTTGTAACGCAGTACCATATAGAAAAGGAGAATTTGCTTATTGGGAAAGTGAAGAGACATATCCAGACAATCCAGAACTTTATGATTCTAGAAGTCTAGTGATACCTCAAAATTTAATACCAATAGATATAAAAACAAAGTTTGAGGATACATTTGTAAATTCTACAGCTAATGGCAATTACTTATTAAATACCAATGCTAACTTTACCTGTGCAAATATAAGACACTTTAAGTTTCCAGACAATGATCTGGCACCTTTTATGTCCTATTCACAGCAAAGCCCATTTGGAAGTAGTATCATATTTCCTTTAGGTATAACAATAGATGAAAATGTAATAGCTGCATTTTTAGATGTAGCAGTTGTTAATGGGCTAATGACACAAAGTGATAGAAACAAAGTGTCAGGATATGAAATATTCAGAGGAGACATTTCTTTAGATAGAGGAGTTGTAGCTTCTGGGCTTTTATATGATATGAGAAAATACAAAGAAAATGGTAAATCAATATATTACTCAAACTACCCATTCAATAGTTACCAAAATGACTTATTAAATGGTGGAGAAGACTTAAGCACTGAAAATGGAGTAACTTTTGGAGTATCTAATAGAAATTATACATTTCATTCACCAGAAACAGACTATTACAGACAAGGACTTCCTTCAGAACTTAGTGTTCAAGGATATATGTTTGGTAATTCAAGAGGGCATTTTGATGAAGTCCAAGGACATCCAAAATGGGTAATACTATCACCTGCAGCTAGAAGTCTTGCAAACACTTTAGCTACATTAGAAGTAGCAGGAGAGATTTTAATAAAAGCAGGAGAAATAACATCTAATGCCCAAGTTTGGGCCATGTTTGGAATGGCTAACGGTGTTAGTTTAGGTCTTCCAGCATTTATAGCAGCAGGAGTTGTTACAGCATTTGGTATAGCAGAAGGTATAATATATAAACATGGACAATACAGATACCAATGGTTAAAAATATTTAGAGACTTTGGTAGCCCACAAAACTTTGCATACTATTATTATGCAGAGGGTTACTACAACTATCTGACAACTTCTCAACAAGACGGAAATAGATTAAGAGGTCTACACATATCAAAATATTTGAATGATGGTAGATTCGTAACTACAAATGAAGTTACAGGAGAAAGGCTTAACATTAATAATATTGATAGAGAAAGATCTGTATTACTATCATTTGGGGATATGCCTATAACTTATCCTAACACCAGCTATAGAACATATGACAAAGGTGCAGATGCCAGTATCACTTTTCAATCAGCAGCAGGTTTTAGCACAGCAGGTAGAAGCCCAGAGGTAGTAAGAAATGTAGCATCTCCGTATGTTGCAATAAAAAATTACTTACCTACTCAATATGGAACTATAAACTCTATAAAATGGCTATCTACAGGGTATGTTGGAGATCTTAAAAACGCAACTTCTGGATGTTTACCAATATTTGGTGGGGATACTTATATTTCAAGACATACGCTAAAAAGAAAAATGCCATTGTTCTTAGTAACTGCAATGAAACAAGCAGATTTAACACCTTATAATTACTTCTTTTATAGTAATATAGGCAGAAATCCTACATTCTATTGTAGCTATGAGCAGAATAAAGATTTTTCTGACGGAGGTAAAGCTTTTCCAGATATTGATAGTGATTATTCATTTGATAATGGTTATAGCTCAGGTAATTATATAGTACCACCGTCTAAATTTTATTTATACTACTATGGTATAACTAACTTCCTAGCAGAAACTAGAATTAATACTAACTATAGATACGCAGGTAAAGAACAAAATAGAAACTTTTATCCATTAGTAGGAGACTTAGGAGCATGGACACAAGAAGAGTCAGTCTCTATTAGAGAGCCTAACGTATTTTTATACAACTCAGAGTACTCTAAACAAATATCGTTAACTAGAAGAAGAACACTTTCAGACACTTATGAAAGAGCATTCAATGAGTGTACTCAAGATATGCCAAATGGTATAATCTCTAGTTTACCAGACAGTACTGAAAACTCTTTATATGACCCATGGTTAATTTATAGACCATTAGATATTTTTGAATTTCCATCAAACTATGGTAAGTTAAAAGACATAATTGATATTGAAGGACAAGCCATCTTAGCTAGATTTGCAAATACCTCTGTTTTGTACAACAAAGTAGATAGCAAGATAGATGATGGATCTAGTCCGGTAATGTCGTTGCTTGGAGGTAATTCATTCTTCCAAAGAAGATCTACGTCTTTCCATAACACTAGACTAGGTTATGGAGGTACACAAAACTTTACCTTTGTATCAAATGAGTTTGGACACTTTTTCGCAGATGCAAAAAGAGGACAAGTAATAATGGTACCATCAAATGGAGAAGGCATGTTAGAAATATCTGCTATGGCAGGAGACAAAGCTAGTGGAATGAGAAACTGGTTTAAGGAACACTTACCATTCAAGATGTTAGATTATTTACCTAATGTAGATATAGACAACCCATACAATGGTCTTGGACTTACAATGGGGTGGGATAGTAGATACAGAAGAGTCTTTATAACTAAGAAAGATTACATTCCTAAGAACCCTTGTATACAGTATGTTGAGGGACAAGGGTTTGTAATAGATGAAACTTTATGTAATGGAGAAGAGCCTATAGAGACATGTCCAGAGGGTTATGAGTTAGTAGATGGCTATTGTCAATTATTGACAGTAGGTCTAGACTTATGTCCAGAGGGTTACACGTATGACCCAAATCTTGAAACATGCACTCTTGTAGAAACAGTAGAAGCAACATGTATATGTACAGCAGATGTTTTTGCAAACCCACAGACTATTTGCAGCAATGGTATGGCAAGTATATCACTAACAAGTACAGAGCCTGGTATTTCTTATACATGGACAGCTGTTCAATCAGGGGTTACTGGAGCTACATCAGGAAATGGCAATGTAATAACACAAATACTGGTAGGATCAGGTACAGTGACTTATACCATAACACCTTTTGAAACAATAAGTCTATGTCAAGGAGAGCCAGTTCAAGTAGTAGTTACAGTAAAACCTACACCAAATGCTACAGCTACTCCAGCTACCCAGACAGTACAATCCGGTGATAGTTTTACAATAAACTTAACTAGTGATATAGTCGGAACAACTTTTGATTGGACAGTAGTTAATACAGGAGTTACAGGTCCAATAAGTGGATCAGGCAACACTATAACAGCAATAGCAACAGGGGCAGGTAATGCAACATATACTATTATACCTACTTTTGACGGATGTAGTGGACCACCGATACAAGCAGTAGTTAATGTACAATCATCAGGTATTACAAACACTACTGAGATTAATATATGGTTTGATGGTTCAGGTTCTATGGCTAGTACATTACCGCCACTACAAACCATGAAAGATACACTGTTAAAAAACTGTATAGGACCTATTTATGGATACGATCCATTAGTTCCAGGAAGTGACGCATTATATAATACTAGAGTAAAGGTAATAAGCAGAAATGATGAAAGATTTTTATTGTGGTTAGCTACAGGACGTAATTTTAGTAGACCTTTTGATCTTACAGTGACTCAAGTAATCAACCTAACATTTGCAGATGAATCGGATGTTTATGGATATGGACAATCAACAATACCGTTTGATAACACAACTAGAACAGGTACATATGATACAGACCTTTCACAATTAAGATCACAACTAATAAATGTACCTGGAATAAGAGGAGTTGCTTTTAGAGTAAGTACTTTAAACAACGAGTATGTTGGCTTTAGAGGGTTAACAAGAGCAACTTTTGTAAATGACGGTGATTATGCACCTCCATTTAATATCAGTGACTTCCCTAACTTAATGGGTTATAATTTAGATGTAAACGCAGGAGACATACCTGATTACTACTTACAGTTAATAAGAACAGCTTTAAATAACTTAGGTTTAAATATAGCTCCTTGCCCACCAACACCTTAAAAATTAAAAAATGAATTGTACTTGCCCAGAAGGATATGAATTAACACCAATACAAGTGTTCCCATTTCAGGAATGCACAAAGATAACTGTACTAACAGATATTCAGTGCCCTGAAGGGTGTACACTTGTATTGACACAAGACGGAAATGCACACTGCAACTGTTTAGAGGTAGTGGAGCCAATATTGACTAATGTAGTAGTACCAGTAGAGATAAACCCAAATGACTTTGAAGATGTATCTTGGACAGTTGCGTATTCACCAGTATTAGGATCTTGGATGAGCTTTTATAGCTTTAAGCCAAACTATTACATAAATCATAACAACTACTTCCAAACAGGTATGAATGTAACCTCAGACTACTCGGAATTTGGTTTATGGTCACACTTACTTACAAACAAATCTTACCAAGTATTCTATGGTAAAAAACAACCATTTACAGTAGAGTACCCAATAAAAGAGGAATTTGTAACTAAGACTTTGAACAATGTTCAAATATGGACGGAGGCAAAAAGATACCACAATGATTATGACTACGCTACTAGTATAGGATTAACATTTAATAAATCTATGATATATAATAACATTGTATGTTCAGGAAATATTAACTTAATACCGGAGAAAACAAAAACGGCCAATTCAAAAAACTATCCTAAAACTAATACAAACGGTACACAGGATATTATGATAACAAATCCAGATGGATTTAAATGGAACTACGATTACTTTTACAATAGAGTAAAAAGCAATACTAACAATATTCCATTTTTACTACAGGATAAGAATCAGATAGATAAATTTGTGAATAGCAATGCCGTAAGCTTTAAAGGAAAAGCACTTCTTGAAAGAATGGTAGGGGATTGGTTCTTAAACAGAATTACATACGACAAAGATAGTAGATATAGCATAGCTTTAAAGTTCACTCTCAATGAGTCAGATATTTAACTAATTTTGTAAATTAAATAATTTTTCTTAATTTTGCCACTAATATAACTAGTGGCATAAAGCTTATAGCATGGCAGGAACAGACAATTCATATAACGGATATTTATCAAAAGTAAAGGGATCAGAGAGTGGTGGGGATAAGTATGCAAAAAATCCTAGAAGCTCTGCATCAGGACTGTATCAATTCACTAAGAGTACTTGGCAAGGATTGGGTTATAATTGGAAAGATAGATTTGATGTGAATTTGCAAAATGAGGCTATGGCTAAATTAACTAGCAATAACTCAAACTATTTAAAGTCAAAACTAGGAATAACACCTACAGATGCAGATTTATATGGAGCTCATTTTTTAGGCCCACAAGGTTATGCATCAGTATATAAGACTTCAAACAATACACCATTATCTAGTGTATTATCTCAAGGAGTTATTTCTGCAAACCCTTTTTTAAGTGGAAAAACAACAGGTGATTTAAAAAACTGGTTATCTAAAAAGATGGGTAGCGGAACTTCTACAGGAGATACTCAAGACTGGCAACAGTATGGAGTAGACACTTCTATTAATTTACCAACCAATACCGGAGAATATCAAACAGCACCAGACGTAATTACTTCTAAAGAGGATTTAGAAGCAGAGCAGGCAAAAGCAGAATTACTAGAAAAACAAAGAGAAAAAGATTTCTTAGCAGAAGTTCAAGCTAGACAAGAACAAACTACAGAGCTAAGACAGCAACAAGAAGAACAGTTACAACAAGATCAAGATTATGAATTAGATCCTTCATACTATCAAGTTCCACAAATAGAGCTACCTAACTACGAAGCTATAAAATATCAACAAGCACAAAATCAAGCACAAATATCACAAGACGAATTTCAAATTGGAGGAAAGAAATACTCAGAACAAAAGGGTAGGTTAGTTGTAACTACAAAAGTAGTTAATACACCAAATGGACCAAGATACTATCAGGCTCAATCTCCAGATTATAGTTTTTCAAGAGAGTTAACAGACGCTAAAAGAGTTGGTGATTCAATACCAAAAGTTAAATTAGATCCACATATAATTGAAGCTTTAAATAGAAGACAAGATGGTGGTGAAAAAGACTCACAATATAAAGACGGAGGATCAATACCACAAAGATACAAAAACATGGGGTTTACTCATGTAGGTCAAAAAAAAGCAGGGGATGGTCAAAAGAAGTGGAAAGTATTAGCTAAAAAAGGAGACAAGTACAAAGTTGTACAAGGAGGTTATAGGGGAATGCAAGATTTCTCACAGCATGGCTCTAAGAAAAGACAAGATAATTTTTGGAGTAGAATGGGAGGAAGAGATTCAGCTAAAGCTAATGATCCATTCAGCCCTTTATATTGGCATAAAAGACTAGGTAAGTGGGAAGATGGTGGAGAGATGAAAGGAGAAGTAGAATGTACTAACTGCGGTTGGTCATGGGATAAATCTGAATCTACTGAAAAAGACATGTATAACTGCCATAAATGTGGTGGAAAAAGTACAGGAGAAGCAGTATCACAATACCAAGAAGGGGGTAATTTTGACCCAAACTCAGCAAGAGATATGTGGGTAGCTAAAACAGGAATGTCTTGGAGTGAAGCAAAGAACCTTGGTTACACAGATGGTTCAAGAGAGTCTAATATAGAATTACTAGATCAACTAAGAGATAAAAATTTTAAAATAAAAAGTAATAAAAAAATGGATACAGAAAATACTAATGAGTTTTTTCCTCAAGTGCCTATTAACCCACTATGGGATAGAAAGCCACCTGTAACTAAAAAATCTGTTACTGCACCTGTAAGAAAGGCTAAAAAGGATATAAAAAAAGTTGACCCTTTAGCAACACTCATTAACTTTGCATCAGGTAATACGGGTAATACTCAGAACCTACAAAATGGAGTTATAACAGATAAAAGAAGTAACACTAATTATGTAGTAGAAAATGGAGTAGTAACAAGAACTTTCCCAGTCTTAACAGCTTTAAACCCAGACCAAAACGTAAATGATAAAGGCGTAGTTTACTTAGACTCTCATCCAGAATCTAGAGGTACACCTAGAGGTGCATATGTAATGGATCCTAAAGAGGACATCTATGGAGAGCCTGGTTTTAGGATAAACCCTATACCAGCTTTTGGACAACCAGCACCAAAAGCAAAGGATATAGCATTGCATGTAACATATCCAGGGGAGTTTAAACAAAGAAACCCATTGTATACACAAGAAGCAAATAAAAGATACGCAAGCTATGGATGTGTAAACTGTAGAAAACCGGACATTAAATATCTAACAGATAGATTTAAAAAAGGTGATACAACTATAGTTATAGACTCAAAAAATAGAAAAGACGCAGAGTTTTTAGGAAGAAAGTTATTTAGTAGAAAATAAAATTAATAAAAATATAATGAGAAAATACAAAAAAACATCTAAGCTTATAAACAATACAGGGTATACTCCTGGATATGCTTCTGAAAGTAATCCAATAAACTATATACCTAGTGAAGATATAACAATGAGAAATACACCATACCCTGTAGATGCAATGCCTTTAGATGAGTATGGCCAACCTATTGGAGATACCGTTACAATGTATCCAGGTGAAGAGTATAAATTTGGTGGAGCTAGCTATGTAGCAGAAACTCCTTCATATAAAGATGGGGGTAAATCTGATTGGATTAGTGAAAAAATAGGAATTTTGATGAAAGAAGGCCGTCCACAAAAGCAAGCAATAGCTATTGCTTATTCTATGTGGAACCAAAAACACGAGATGGGTGGCACGCAATTACCTAAGTACCAATTTGCAGGAACTGCAGAGTTAGATGAGTATGGTCAACCATTACCTAAACCATCACCAGCACCAACTTTTGATTACACCTCGTCAAAAACTGCTCTTGGAGTACCGCCACAAATTCCAAATATATTAAAGCCAGTAGACCTTAATGCCCCAACGGCAGCTAGCAATAAAGCTTACGCAGATCAACAAGCAAAAGCTCCACAAACAATATCTATTTCTGATAGTGAGTTAGCAAATCCAACAATGAATGGTAATATACCAAGCAAAGAGCAAAAGGATAGAATGGCTTTCAATAAGCAGGTAAATACAGCAGCAAATAACTATGATGACAACGGAAATGCTATAGACACAAGTCTAGCAGCAGAGGCTAGAAAAAAAGCAGAAGCATCAGGTATGGGAATAACTCAATTTATAAATCCTTATGGAGATGTAGGTTTAGATGATGCACTTGCATTCACTGGAAAGAGTGCAGCCAATGGGAATGTAGGAGCAACTGTTGGAGGTGCAGCACTTTCTTTATTAAAAGGTACAAAATCATTCTTGCAAGGAATGGGTGCTCAAAAAAGACAAAATCAAGTTATGAAGGACTATGCTGAAGAGCAAAGAAAAAACATGACAGGTGAAGATAGACCAACTTCTATGGCATTTGGGGGCTATTATCAAGACGGAGGTGAAGAAGATATGGGCTATGAGAACGAATTAATTAATAAGTACCCAAATTCAGCTAGAGTAGAAGCAGAAATAGCAGCTAGAAATCCAGTATTTGGTCCAAAGGAAGATTCAAAAGTTGCCACAGATTGGTATGAAGAAGGTATGGACAAAGATACATACTACGGATTTAAAGATCAACTTGAAGCTGAAGGATACAAATCTGTACCAAAAACTGAAAGTGCAGCTAAGCCATCGTATGATGAAGGTTCAGCAAGAGATACTTGGGTAGCTAAAACAGGATTACCTTGGTCAGAAGCTAAGAGATTAGGTTATACAGATGGATCAGCAAAAGATAACACAAAACTTTTATCAGAATTAAAGAATGAGAAGTTTAAAAAAGAGAATTTAAGAAAAACACCAGTTGCTACAACACCTAAGCCGGTACAGCGTAAAGCTACACCTAAAGCAAAAGCAAAAGTAGCACCTGCTGAAAAAACAATGACACTTGAAGATTTTTGGAAATCTAAAGGGTATGATATGTCTAAAAGACCTAAAGGTCCAGAGTTTAAACAAGACACAAGAGGTAGCTACCAAAGAGAGTTAGATGCTAAAAGATCTCAAGCAGAATATGATGATCAATTAGGTCTTGAGTTACCTTTATATTATCTAGCTAATCCTAGTAAAGCTTTCGGAGATTTTAAAGCATGGCTTAATCCAAATACTCCAGAAAGTGAAACATCTGAAGGGTATAGAAAACAAGTAATGGCTAATAGATACAATCCTACATTATCTGCATCTGAAAAATTAAAAAATAAAACTAAGATGGGGTTAAAGTTAGTACCTAAAGCTGCACTAAATACTGCAGCAGTATTATCTGCATCTCCTTACACAACATTTGAAGCAATGCCTATAGGTATTGGAGAAGCTGCCGCACCTAGAGCTGCAGGTTTTATCACTCAAGGAACACAAAGACTAGGACAAGCTGCTCCTAAAATGTTAGGTTACCAAGACGGAGGTATGCAACCAGAAATGGGACAAGAGCAAATGATGATGGGTAATCCACAAGAGGAGCAAGCAGGAGGAGACCAAATGCAAGCTATAGTACAACAAGTTGCAGGTATGTTACAACAAGGGGCAGACCCACAAGAAATACTTCAACAGTTAGTACAAGCAGGTCTTCCAGAAGAGCAAGCTATGCAAGTAATCCAAATGGTTATGGAGCAAATGCAAGGAGGTCAACCACAAGCAACTCCACAATTAGGTAGAGGTGGGCAAATGATGAAAAGAGCTGATGGAAGCTACTCTAAAAGAGGTCTTTGGGACAACATTAGAGATAATGCAGGTTCTGGGAAAGCCCCAACTAAAGAGATGTTAGCTCAAGAAGCTAAGATAAAAGCTAATAAAAAAGAAATGGGAGGGTTTATGTATGCCGATGGTGGTATAAACAACCCAGGATTTAAGTCTTTACCTAAGTATGTACAAGATAAAATTATGTCTAGTATGTACCAAGAAGGTGGAGAAGCAATGGATGAACAAATGGAAGGTGAAAATGAAGGGGCAGAAGGAGAAACTCCAAACATGGAACAAATTGAATCACAAGTTGAACAAGCTTTAAAACAAGGTGCAGACCCTCAACAAATCTTAGAGCAGTTAGTACAAATGGGTATGCCAGAACAACAAGCAATACAAATGATACAAGAATTGTTACAAGAAATACAAGGAGGAGAAACAGAAATGGAAGGCCCGGAACAAGGCCAACCAATGATGAGAAATGGTGGAGACTACTTATCTATGATGAAAGGTAAGACAATAAAAAACTATACATACAACAAAAAAACAGGAAACTATGATGTCGAGTTCGAATAAAATATCAATACCAAAAGAAGTTTTTGAAAATCTTTTCTTTGCAGAAGGTGGACAAAAGAAAGATTTATTTAAGGCACTTACTGGGGAATACCAGTTTGCCTTAGATAGTAAGAAACCTATGGTAGAACCAAATGCTGAAATCGAAGGTGGAGAATACATATTTGATTCACAAGGCATAAGAAAAGCCCAAGGGAAAACTCACGAAAAAGGTGGTATGCCAGTAGCATTAGAAGACGGTACTAGAATATTGAGCGACCATCTTAAAATTGGTGTAGATATTGCTAAAAAAATAAATAAAGAATTAGCATTACCTGCAAAAGCCACTGACACTTACGCTAGAGTTTTAGACAGATTTAATACAAAAACTGGACTTGATCAAATAAATACAAAGTTAGAAAAACTAATGGGTATGATGAAAGATCAAAAAATGAAGGTTAAAGATAAGAATACTTCTGATCTTAACTCAGACTATTTGTCAAAACAACTGTATAAAGAAACACAAAATAAGAAGCCTATTGAAAAAGATAGAGAAAAACTATTTGATATAATGTTTCAGATACAAGAGGAAAGCAAAAGAAAAGCATCTATGCCAGAGTATAAAATGCAAATGGGTGGTGTTGTTGAATTAGCAAATAAGTATGGTATAAGTGAAGAAAAAGCATCTCAATTATTGAGAGATTTACCAAGATACCAAGATGCAGGAGAGTACATACAAGGAGATGCAAATCTTGATGGTATAGTTAATGAAAAAGATGATTTTAATTCATATGATAATTTGTATGATAAAAATAGAGAACTTCTTGTAAGATCTACAGAAAGAGGGGACTTTTCAAGAAATCCTAGAACTATAAACACTTTACCTTATACACCTAGAGAGACAAGTACTAATCCAATTTGGCAAGGGGAAACCTATAACCAGGCTTGGATACCATTGGTTAAAGCAAGTATGTCAGAAAAAGACAAAGCTAAAAAAATTGATGAATGGTTAACTAACAATAAAGGTAAATTCTCACCAAATATACAAAAGCAATTAGAAGGACTTTCTGGAGAGGAGAGATATGCAGAGATAATGAAATTAGCTACTGACTATAAGCCAGGGCCATTTCACAATGCATTATTACAAGCGATGGTAGAGACTAAAAAAATACCACCACCAGTGGAAACACCTCCAGAAGAGGTTCCAGTAGAGACTCCAGAAGAAATAGATTTAAGCAAAAAGGTAAATTATAGCATACTTGGTTTACCACAAAGAATCTACCAAACACCTTCATTACAGCCAGCTTTAAAAGTTGCCACAAGATTAAATAGGATTGAACCTAACTATATATCTCCAACACAAAAAATAATGGAGACAGATAGAGCTGTAGTAGCAGCACAACAGAACTTATCTGGAATGTCTGACGCACAAAGAGCAGCAGCAAACATAGGCCTAACAGCAAATCAAGGTACAGCTGCAGGAAGTGCAATAACAGAAGCAAACAGATTTAATAATCAAGCACAAAATACAGCTGATATTTATAATGCACAAGTAGGAGATAGAGAGCAAATGGCCGAAAATCAAAATGCTTTGAGTTATGAAGGTAGAACACTAAGAGGTATATCTAATTATGAAAATGATATGCAAGCTCTAAGAAATCTGAGATTTAGTGACCAAGTTAATAATTATAAAACTGTAGAAATGTATAATGCACAAAATGCATCAAATCCGCAAATACAGTACAGAGGAACAGGATTAGGTTATGAGACAAACTACACACCAGATTTTGCAAAAGTACATAAGGCAGAAACAGATAACTTAACAAATCCTTATAATTTAGATAAGGTAAGCACTAAGGAACTTTCTCAAGCATACATAAATAGAGTAGCTAAAGAAGAGGCAGACAAAGAAGCAGCCAAAAAAGCCAAAGGAAATAAACCTACAGGTAAGTTCGGTGGTAGATTTAAGAAGAAAAAATAATTTAATTAATTTGCAGAATACAAATAAAATTTGTAATTTTGCATAAATTATAAAGATAAAGATGGCAAACGCATATTCAACACCTATCAATTACGGACAAACTATACCTACTACAGACTTAGCTCAGTATGTAGGAGCCATACAAAAAGGTATGCAACAAAAGTTTGATATAAACCTAGCCAAGATAGATGACCTTATTTCAAAAGTAGCTACTGTACCTTTAGCAAGAGACAAAGATAAAAAATACCTTGGAGAAAAACTCCAGGGTTTACTTTCTATGGTTGATGCTAATGCAAAGGTAGACTTATCAGATAATGTAGTAGCTAGACAAATATCTTCCTACGTAACAAGTGCTATTGACAGCAATGTAAGAGAGCAGTTGGCAAATTCACAAAAGATAGCCAGTTATCAACAAACAGCGGCCCAAAGAAAAAAAGACAAGCCAGAGTTATATAGCGATGCAAACTATGCATATGGCTTAGACAAGTCAGGGTACGCAGACTACATGAGTGAAAAGAAAGATAGTCTTGGTAGTATGGAGTATATTGATTACTATGACGTAGATAAAAACTTAAATAAAGAACTAGAAGCTTTTGCAAAAGAGAGAGGATTTGAAAAAGTCTTAGACTCTAGTGTGGAGGGCGGTTATATATTTAAAACAGTAAAAGGAAAAGAAATTACTAAAGAAGAAATAAGCAACTTTTACGACAACAAACTAGCATCAGATCCAAAACTAAAACAACAGTTTATGATCAATGCACATTATAATTACAGAGGAGTTTCTGATACAGATTTAATAAAAGCTTACAAAGAGCAAGCAGACCCAATACTTAAAGATTTTGATAATCAAATTGGTGAAATAGATAATAAATTGAAGAATGTAAACCCAGATGATAAAGCTACTGCAGATTATTTGCATAGACAAAAATCTGAAATGCAGGCACAAAAAACTAATTTCAATAACCAGCTAGATCCTAAAAACTTTAATAGAGATTCTTTCTTACTTGATAACTATTCAAGAAACATGAAGAAATCTTATATTAATACCTATGCATACTCAGCAGTTACAGATATAAAATTTGATGATTTCTTACTAGACATAGCAAAGGCTAAAGGTGAGATAACAGCAGATGGTACAACTACGGCAACAGGAACAACTGGCTTACCAGGTGGTCAACTATTTCAAAAAGAAGAGAACCCAGCTGATCAAAACACTCAGCCAAACTATATGGATGATTTTGAGAATCAGAGAAAAGGTTCTTGGGAAGGTTTGCTACAAGTTATAAAAAAACAACTAGTAGCAGATGGTAAAGAGCCTACAAATCAGAATGTGACAAACTATTATTTAGGCCTAAAGAAAGCATCAAAAGATGGGATTGATCTTAATGCACAAGGTTACAGTGGAGAAGTTTTAGATTCTTATGGAAAAGTAACTAACTTAAATAAAACAGCATATCAATTAACAAAATTAGCTAAAGAGCATTATGGTGATGCTGTAAATAAAACACTAACAGGATTGTTTGGAGGTAAGACAAAAGGACTTTCTGTAGAAGGTTTAGCAAACACTGCACCAGTTACAGCAGGACTTCTTAAAAAATACAAGAGTGCATCACAAATACCGCAAAAGGAAAAGGCACAAGCTTTATACGAATTAGCTAATAATTTAAAAGAGTATGGTGTCCTTGACAGTGATGGTAAAAAAAATATTGAATTTTATATACAAGCATTAAAAAAAGAAAATAATATTTCAGATAAAGTTATACAAAAAAACAAACCAAAAGAAGAAAGTTTCTTGGAAGGAGCATGGGATGTTTTGGTAGGAGGCCTTCAATCAACATGGAATGAAAAGGTAGCACCTTCAATATCTTTCCTTACTCAATGGGGTAATGAGGGAGAAAACTTTGAAAAAGCCCAAAAAGATAATTTTATGGCAAGGTTAGAAGGTATGAGAAGAGCAAATAAAGGAGCCGAGAAATTTGGTAATGCATGGAATAAAGCTTTTTCACAAGACTCTGACTTATCAGAAATACAGTCTGGAGATATAAAGTTAGATAATTATCAAGGAGTAAGTGACTTAATGAAAGATGCTAGTAAGAACGTTAAGGATAGTTTTGATTTAGTATTGTCTAAAGGTAAAGCAAACTTACAAAAGAACTATTCTCTTGTACTTAACCCTGCTATCAAAAAAGATAAACCTTATTTAGAAGCAATAAGTTCAGCGATAGTAGCTCAAGGAGGGGTCCCAGCAAAAGACACCTTTATAAATATAAAGGAAATAAAAGATGGAGTTGCAACAGTAACTTATACCGCAGAAACAATGGTTGAAACTAAATCAGGGGGCACTAAATCACAATCTGTTCCAGGAGTAGATGTAAGAATACCTGTAAGCAGTCTTCCTCAAGGTTTAGTAGGAAATATGCAGACATCTCTATCAAACTGGTCTTATTCTGTAAACAATCCTACTAAGATGGAGGTAGCAATGGCATACTCTCCACCTAATAACTTAGAGTCTAGGTACGAATTAGCCCAAAACTATGTAAAGAACTACGGTAATTATATGACTGAAGAAGAGGTAAGAAATCTACAAATGACTGGGTTTTCTGCTTTAAAAACAAAAGAGGATTACCAAAAACAAGTAAATAAGATATTGCCACCAGAGTATTCAGCAGACTTCAACAATAAATACTTAAACAGTAAGTATTCAGTTAAGTGGGAAAGACCTGATGGAGGTGGAGCTTTTGTTGGTTATTTGATAAAAGATGGGGCTAAAGTAGAACAGATACCCGGAGTAAAAGAAGATTATAACCCACACACATATGGATTACTTACTATGAGAGAAGTAAGTAGGTATTTAGAAGATCAAATTTTAGAATATAGAAGAAAAACTCTGTATTAAAAATAAGTAAAAAATTGCTATGCAAGAAGATAAATTACTAGACTATAAAAACCAAGAAGTTAGTTTTTTAGTAAATGACATAAGAGATAAGAATAGAGAAAAAGCATTATCAGTAGTCGCACCTATTGATGATGCTTTGTCTAACTTAACAGCGTTAGGTAAAATGCCTAAATCTGCACCAGGCACTAGCTTAGACTCTATGATAAAATCTGCTACGAATAAACCAAAAATGGTAGATTACTCAGATGTAAAATTTGAGGATGTTTATAAACCATATAGCGATGGTACATTTACTCCGAGATATGAGACATACTCTACTGTAAACCTTGATCAAGAAAGTTTTGCAGCAAGCAAGCAAACATCAGGGGATATATGGGGCTATGCGTTACCAAAATTTACAGGAAAAGTACTTACAAATACTATTGGCCAATTAGGAGGTATAGTCTATGGAATAGGTGCAGCTGTAAATACAGGTAGTATGCAATCTATATATGACAATTCATTTATGGATGTCATTAATGATGCAAACACTTATATGGATAATAAACTACCTACATATAAATCAAAAGCAGATAGAGAAGCAACCGGATTAGATTATTTTACTAAACAAACTACTTGGGCAGACGACTTCTTGAATGGTTCAGCATTTCTTGGGGGAGCGATCTTATCAGAAGTAGCAATAGAGTGGGCTACAGGTGGTGCAGCAGCAAGTACAGCTTTAGCAAGATGGGGTACAAAACTAGAACAAATTCCAGGATTTGCCAAAGCAATAAATACAGCTAGAAAAATGTCTAACCCTGCGGCTAAGGCTTTTGCCACAGGTAACTTAGAAACTAAATTAGCAACAAACCTAGGTAAGACAGGGGAACTACTACATACAATAAGATTTACAGCAACTAGTGCAGGATATGAGTCGGCCTTTGAGTCTAATGCTTATATGAAAGAATCTGAGTCAAACTACTACAACTCTTTCCAAGAACTTAATGGGAGAATGCCAACAGTAGAGGAGCAGTTAGATTTTAGAAGAAATCTAAAAACTTCTGCAGATGCATTGTTTGGCTATAACATGGCTATAGTAGGATCATCAAACTTAGCCGTTATGGGTAAGTGGTTCAATGTAAAAAGCCCACTAACAGCTCCTAATAAATGGGCAAACTCAAAACTTTTTGGTATAGGTTACAAAAAAGTAGGAGAGGATATTGTAGAAACATCTGCAACTAAGTTTCAAAAAGCTTTAGGTAAAACTTACGGCTTTACTAAACCAATGTTTGTAGAAGGTATCTGGGAAGAAGGTATGCAGTCTGTTGGACAAAATACGGCTCAGAATTGGACACAAGCTAAATATGACCCAAAGTATACAAAAAATACCTATGACTTAGTAGATTCATTTTCAGATGGATTAGCCCAAACATATGGCACAGCTGAAGGATGGAAAGAGATACAGATGGGTATGCTTATTGGTTTAATAGGAGGAGCAGCTGGTAATAAGGTGTCTACCGGAAAATTTAATCCAGATTATGCACAAGCAGTAGCTAAAAATAAACTTACTGTAGACACAATGAATACCTACTCTGGAAAAAGAGTAGCAGAGTCAATGGCATATGCTAATAGAATACAAAGTGCAAACGAAGCATCTGAGAAAGCAGAAGCAGCCGGAGATTTTACCGGGGCAGAATTAGCAAGACAGTCTACGGCTTTAGCACAATTAAATTTTGCATACAACCTTGACTATATGGATGATGCAGTAGAAAATACTGTAACCTCTATTAGAAATATAGATAATCAAGCATTAATGACTGAGTATGGAGTAGATGAAAAATCTGCAGAAACTATGAAGTCTAAAATGATTGAAGAGTATAAAGAAACGGCTAACTCATATAAAAAATACAGAGATTTCTCTGAGTATTTTATAGGAAATAAACTTTCATCAGAAGAAAGAGCTTTATTAAAAAATCATGATGTAGTTGCTTTAAAAGAAGCATTAGCATACGAGCTTACATTAGGTGAAAAGGCAGACAAATTTTCTTCAGACATCTTACAAGCAATAAAAGAAAAAGTAGGTACAACTGTAGCAGGGCAAGAAGTTTCTGATGCTATGACTATAGATGACATACTAACAAAAGCTGGGAAAGAGACAAAAAGAGAAGGAGAAAAGAAAGTTTCAGAAATAACAAAACTTAAAGGTAAACTTAATGCCTTAGAAGAAGAGTACAAAAAAGTACAAAACACTTTTTATAACTCTGTTTCAGAGGAAGAGAAAAAAACATTACTAGGTAAACTAGATAGTATAACTTCACAAAAACAAGAAGTTGAAGCTAAAAGAGCAGAATTAGCACAAGAATATGAAGTGTTGTTTACTGCTGCAAAAATGAAAAACCCTTTTAGCAAAGATGGTTCTAGTATTGTTATAACAGCAGCAAAGCTTGACGTTTTAAGAGATCAAGCAGCTAGTGTTAAATCAATAATCTCAGAATACAAAAAATCTAATCCACAAGAATCAGCACAACTAGAAAAATTAGTTGAAGAGTATGGTAAATCTTTGGATGCTTTCCAAAAATATGCCGACTTATCTAGACAAATAACTGATCCTACTTTAGGGCTTAGAGGTAAAAGAAATTTTATCTCAGAAATAAGAAGAGACAAGTCTCCAAATGAAGTAACAGTAGAAATGTTAGAATTATTATCTCCTAGAATGGCACAAGCCGTAGAGCAAGTTACACAAGCTACTTTAGAGGGTAACGAAAGAGTAAAAGAGGTAATAGAAGAAGGAGAAGAAAAGAAAAAAGGAGCCAAAATTGAGAAACCAAAAACTGAACAAAAAGAAGCTAAAAAGGAAGATTCTAAAAAATCAATAAAAGATACAGTAAAGGATATGATTAAAAACAGTCCGTATCTTTTAGAATATTATGGAGAAGAAGCTATACCACAAGTCCCTACATCTGAAGAGATAGAAGAATTTTATGAGTTAGCTGCTAGAGCTATAGATGATCCTAAGATTGATACCGACCTTATTGCATTTAAAAACCCATATAACTACAAAAGGTTTAGTCCAACTACAAGACCATCTCTTAAAAAAGCTGAGGTAACTAGATTACAAGAGCTTAATAATAAAATGGCAGATTGGCAACTATTAGAGGGGGCTACAAATGGTGGTGGAGTATCTATAAATGATATGATATTACAAGATATTGCTGTAAACCAGTTTGTTGAGCCTATTATAAGTAATGAAGTAGCACAAGAGGAGTTAATAAAAACAGCAAACCAATTTCCAAAAGAAACTGAATCTGGAGAAGGTATTAGAAATGAAGAGGTACTACAAGTTTATCAAGATGTTGTATTGAAACGTACTAAAAAAGGTACTACAATATCACACATGACTCTTCCTGGACTATTATCAAGAATGGATATATCAGATACAGTTCTATATATAGAAACTAGAGTAGTAAAAGGAAAAGAGGAAGCTGTTCCAGGTTCAGCTAAAGAGATATTAGTTTCAGAGGTAGAGCAAAACGTTAAGCAGGGTGCCAACTTTGTTATAACATTCAATGATGGGAATACAGCAACAGTAACTATAGAAAAAAGTGGAAGTCTACTTATTAAAAAAGATACAGACTTTAAAGCTATTATAGCAGCAGCTGAAATTGACTATGTGGATAACGCATTAACAAAAGAGTCAGGGTTTTCACCGGTATATGATTTAAGAACCGGGTTAAAAATGGAAACAGATTTTAAAGACTCTAGTATGTATTCACCAACGGAGTTATACAACATGATACCTGGAGACACAGTCACTTTCAGTCTAGATTTGACTAATGAATACAATCTAAAACTAATACAAGATTATGCAGATGCAGTAGTAGATTTGCCAGAAGAAGGAGCAGAAGATATAATTTCACAGTTAGAAAAAGACCTATCTGATCAATTAAAGATTAACGTCTTAGATATAAAGGGAAGAAAACTAGGTGATTTAAAAGCAAACTATGATACTAATAATAGCCCAGAGTTCTTGTTAATAAGAGAAGAGGCCCTTAATATCATAAAAAGCAAAGGTGAAATAACAGCATCAGATATAGATTTACAGTTATCTAAAGAAAGCTTTATAAAACATATATTCTTAGGTATGCCTAACTTCGTGTTTGAAGAAGGGGCTATAAAATATTTTGATGTACCTGCAGAAGCAGTAGTAGATTACGGATACATACAGAATGGTAAAGTAATACTTAAAGGTAATACTAAGAATGTAAGACAGGATTATGTAAAAGGTCTTCTTAAAAAAGAAGGACTTCCTATAGTAGTGTTCAAACAAGGTAAGTACTTAGTTGCTTTTCCTATGCAGTTGAAAACTACAGAAGCTAAACTAGGAGATACTACTATTGATGAATTAGCTAGTTCTAAAAATTTAGGGGCCGGAGTACTGGCATTAAACAACACTCTAGCCAATAACGGTTTGTCACCAGCAGCATATAATCTATATTATGTAGACTCTGATAACCAAAGCTTATTCTCAGACAATGGCCAAATGTCAAACTCTTTGTCAAAAGCTATAGAAGACCTAAACAAAGTAAAACAAACAGTAGATGTATCTACATGGATGTTACCAGAGCACACTAAAGCAAATCTTACAAATGAGGCTTCTGTGGCAATAGATATAGAAAATAATCCACTATCTTCACCTAAGCCAATTATAAACTTAGATAAGATGGTAGATATAAAAAGAGACTGGTACTCTGATGCTATAACTACTGGAAATCTAAGTTTAGAAAAAGCAACAGAAATATCTAACAAGATATTATTTGGAGAGCCTCTTACAACACAAGAGTATGATTTATCAGATCATCCAGCAGTACAATTCCTAATAGATGAGTACATGAGGCTAAATCCGGATCAACAATCTGATGTAGATGACGCTAAAAACGAACCTTGTTAAAAAAAATAGTTAACAAATTTGGTTTTTACAAAAAAAAGTACTAATTTTGCATAAAAATAAACTAAGAAGAATGAGCTTAAAATGTAGAATTTATAAAGACGAAAACGGGGAGATTGATTTTGTTGAAGCTGCAAACGGCAGTAGAAGTAAATTATTTGATACCTTAGTAGATATAACAGGCGGTAATAAAAATACCGCCTTAAATCTTTATGCTTTAACCGAAGTTGGAAACTTCAAGGATATGGTAAAAGCAAAAGTTAACTCTATAAAAAATAGAGTTGACAACCTAGTTAAACCTGAGACAGCTTTAACAGACAACTTAGATGCTGTAAAGTTTAGTAGGATAACTCCTAACAGCACTTACTTTTCAAATGCGTTGACTGCTGTAGATAACTTAACAGACAGAAACCCTAAAAATACCCAAGGTTGGGTAAAACAACTTACGGACACACAAAAAAATGGTGGTATAAAGAACGTAAATCAAGAGCTTGAATGGATAGGTCTTGAAGATTATTTAAACAGCTATGTAAAAGAAAACAACACTAGAGCAGGTAATATACCAGCCTCTGTTGTAGAAGACTATATCAAAGCAAATCAAATCGAAATTACTGATGTTAGTAAGGGTAAGCCTGAAATAGACATTAATGATTTAGATGTAGAGTTTGATGGTAACGGTTTTAAAATAAACTATTCCGGACAAGGTAATTTAATTATGCCTTATATAACAATAGATCAAATTGGTTTAACAGAGGAAGATATTTTTGATGAAAGCTTTGACTATTATAGTGCTCAAGAGAATGCAAAAAAAGCAGCAATTGAAGAGGTATTAGACAGAGAAGATGGAGATGTAAAATACGGAAATTACCAACTAAAAGGGGGAGAAAACTATAGAGAGGTATTATTAACAATGCCAGCTAAAACTATAGAAAATGACAAAGTATTTACAGTCAAAAACAGAAAAGACTTTTGGAAAGACTCGTCAAATTTTTCAGCTCAAGAGGTTGAAGAAGGTTTTGTTGTTAGCAGTGTAAGAGGAGGCAGACAGCTAATAGAAAAAGACTATTATATTAAGACTAAAGAGGATGCTATAAATGCTTATAGAGAAGATAACTTACAACTTCTTGATATTTTTAGCGAAGAACAAGGAGTTGAAGACTACGACTTTTATGATGAGAATGGCCAGTACTTTAATACAACAATAGCTCAAAATATAGAGCAGGCTATCTCAGAGTATAAATCACAAACAAGTAAAAAAGAAGATGAGTATAAAAGTTCACATTGGAGTGAAGGCAATATACTTGCACATGTAAGGTTAAATGAAAAAACTTTACCTGATGGAACTAAAGTTTTGATAGTCAACGAAATACAATCTGATTGGGCACAAGATGGCCGTAAAAAAGGCTTTGTTGACAATGTAGGTAGAATTAGTAGAGAGGCATACGAAATAGAAGAAAAAGCAATAGAAGAAGAAGCTAAAAGAATATTAGGAAGCCCTATACCAAACATAGCTGACTTAGAAAGAGTAGGTACACAAGAGGCTCTAGATTTAGCAAGAAGAGTAGAGGAAAACACTAGACAGTTCTTATATTTAGAAGGTGTCTCTGAAAAAGAAATGCAAAGAGGTAAGATTCAACAAATGCCTTACAAAAAAACCGATCAATGGGTAGGGTTAGCTACAAGACGTGTTTTACAAATGGCAGCACAAGAGGGTTACAACGGAGTAGCTTTTGTTACAGGTAAACAGTCTTCTGATATGTATTCATTAGCAAAACAAGTTGATGAAATAACTGCTATACAGAATATGAGTAATGGACAAAACATAGGTACTTATAGTATATATGGTTTGAAAGATGATACAACAATATTTTCTAAATACGATGTGCCAGAAAACGAACTTGAATCTTATGTAGGAAAAGATCTAGCAAAAACCATAATAGAAGAAAATAGAAATAACCCAGAATATCCAAAAACAAGTTTTAAAGGAACTGAATTAGAAGTTGGTGGAGAAGGTATGAAATCTTTCTACAACAGTATTGTAACAAAAGTAGCACAAAAAGAAGCTCAGAGATTTGACAAAGATGCTAAATTAGAAACGATTAACTTTTCAGGAAAATCCAATGTAGAAATTACAGAAGAGGAAGACGGATTTGTTTTAAGAGTTAATGGGGAATTTGTAGAGTATGTTGATGAAGAAACACTATCTAATTCAAACTTAGATAACACAGTAGTAGGAGCTAAAAAGTATTTTGAAAAGTACATACCACAAGAAGTAAATGCAGAGAAATTGACTTTAGCAGAACAACCTTATATTGAGATAACAAATAAGATGCGTTCTGAATTAAAGTCGTCTATACCAATGTTTTCTAGAAGCTTGAGTGAAACATCTAAAAATGAAATAACACAAGAAATTATATCTAAGTTAGAGTTAAGTGGTTTAGCTAATAATGTATACCAAATGAGTAACTCTCAGATAGAGGCTAAGTTAATAAAGCTTGGTTTAGATTCAAAAATATCTAAGCAAGTAACTATGTCAGCAGAAGATGTAGACTCTTTATTCTTTAATGCAGAAGAAGATTTATGGGAAGTTAATTTAGTAGATGGCTCTTATTTAGAGGTATATCTATCAGGAAATTCAACAGAGCAAGAGGTAAAAGATGAAGTAGCAACTTTAATAAGAGAGTATAAAGTAGACTCTTTACCTTTAGTTTATAGAGGTATAAATGGAGAGTTTGATTCAAACTATAAAGGTACACAATACTTTGCTGTACAAAAAAGATATGCCGGAGTTTTTGGTAGAAATATAGAAGAATTTAAAATTAAAAGCCCAGATATTTTAGACCTAGATGATTGGAATAAAAGATGGGGAGTAGAAAAGGTAGACTTTGGTCAAGGCTTATTAACAGTTCACCAAGATAATCTATCTGACCTAAAAGAGTGGAGAACTAGAATTAAAAACTCTTTATTAGCAGAAGGAGTAGAAGTATCTAAAGAAGAGTTAGACTCTTTTATAAAAGAAGTAGAAAATGCAAAAATTATAAAAGGGGAAGATATAGGTAACAAAGGGCAAATTGTATTTGCTATTAAAGATAAAACTTTAGTTGAGCCTATAAATAAAGATATTAAATTCAGTAAACAACTGTTAGAAAAAGGTATAAAACTAAGCACTGCAGGATTTACTTATAGAGGAGATGTATACTTAAATAATGATGTAATGGGGTTAGATACTCCAATACACGAGTTTGGGCATTTACACCTAGATTGGTTAAAAGAGAACAGAGAAGACTTATATAAATCTGGACTATCTCTTGTTGGAAAAAATAAAGAAGAAGCCCAACAATATATAGACATTGTAAAATCTACACAGCCAGATTTAGAAGAAGGTACAGAAGAGTTTAACAATGAAGTTCTAGCACAAGTAATAGGTGATCAAGGAGCTAAATTATTGTTAAGTAATAAAAAAGGAAGCTTAAGCGAGTGGTTAAAAAGTGTTTGGGATGCTATAAAATCAGTAGTTGGATTATCAAACTATACAGCTGAACAAGTATCAGCAATGACACTAGCAGAGTTTGGTTCAGCATCTGCCACTGAGTTACTATCTGGATCCAGAGTGCAAAAAAACCTAGGTATAGATAGTATCTATCTTAGGTATAATTATGATGTAAATCAAGTAGCAAGAGATAGATTTGACATACCAAACTTAGTAAAATTATCTCAAGGGTCTGACAGAGTTGTTTTTGACTTAGGTGAGGATAAGGTGCTAAAAGTTGCAAACAATGCCAGAGGGCTAGCTCAAAACATGCAAGAAGGTAATGAAGAACTTATAGATAAGGGTCTTCTTCCACAAGTGTATGAAACTGGACTTAATTATGTTGTAGCTGAAAAGTTAACTCAACTTAAACCAAATGATCAAATTCCTATATACAATATAGTGAACGGTGAACAATATGGTACAGAAGATGCAGAGGTAATGATTATGGAGCTTTACAGATATAGCCAAGCAGATTTTGATAATAAGAACCCGGAGTTGATCGAAGTACTTAAAAACTACGGTTTAGAAGATTACTTAAACTATGATATAATCTATGGTGATTTAGGGGATATTTCTAATTGGGGGATAAAAGACGGAAAACCTGTGCATTTAGATGCCGGGACTTTTGGTGGTATGAATATCATACGTGCTTACGCAAGAGTCAAAAATATGTATTTTGAAGACTTTAGAGAAGTATATGAAAAAAGCCAAGAAGCTAAAAAGAGATTTAATGATTCTGACAACTATGTAAACTTTTCTATAGTAGATGGTAATAAGTTATTTAATGTACCTTTAGAGGACGCATCAAAAATAGCTGATGAATACATGTTAGAGAACGGTATGAGCATTGATGCAATAGAACCTATAAAGGAATTAAATAAGGAAAATAGTAAAAGTATAGCAGCTGAGTTTGATAAGATGCAGCCTACACCAAATGATCCTAAAACAAAAGCGGCTTACAAAGCTATGGTAAAAGAGACTATAGATCAGTATAAAAAAATACTAAGCTATGGTTATAAACTAGAGATAAATAATTCGGAGCCATATGAAAACTCTGCTGATATGATAACTGATTTACGTGATAACAAACGTATGAAGATTTTCTCAACAGAGTCTGGATTTGGAGATGAGGCTATAACACCTCAGCAAAGAAAAGATAACCCACTTTTACAAAAAACTAAGTTTAAAGATGTAAATGGAGAACCTTTATTACCAAATGATATATTTAGATTTGTACATGATTTCTTTGGACATGCTAAATTTGGAAATGGTTTTGGTGCATTAGGAGAAGAAAATGCCTGGAGTATACACTCTAGAATGTACTCTCCATTAGCTAGACTTGCTATGACAACTGAAACTAGAGGTCAAAATTCTTGGGTTAACTTTTCCGGAGTAAATGATAAAGCTTTTGAAATTAGAGATAGAGCAAGAGCTATGAGAAGAAATGGTGATACAGAAGGAGCTAAAATCTTGACTAATCAAGTATATGATATGATGAGTTTTGCAGAACAAAAAGTAGGTTTATTACCTTCTTGGGTCTCTGAACTGAACATAAAAAGTGCTGGAGAAAGAATGGTTGCAGATGTAAATGGAAGTAAAGTTTATTTCAGAAATGAGGTAAACCCAATTACTGAAAAACCTACTGGTAAAATAGAAATGGAATTGGTGGAAACACCAGAAGAATTTAGAGGCCAGGGTAGAGCAAGAGAAGCTTTTAATACAGCTTTAAAATACACAGACTCAATAGGTAAAAGTACAGTATTGACTATTTCTAGTAGAGATAAGAGTACTACTAATGCCGGTCTTGAGAAGTTCTATACATCACTTGGGTATAAAAAGACATCTGATTTTGAAATGCAAAGACCAGCAATGAAACTTGCACCAAAAGGTTATGATGAAAATGGGGAACCTTCAGTTAAAGATTTGATGCAGTACAAAGATACTTCTACAGAGTCTTTATCATTAGAGGACCAAGTTGTTGCAAGAAATGCAGCTATGGCACTTGGAGTAAATTCTTCATCAGAGCTTTTAGAAAAATTAGAAAGTGCTATTACTAAATCCGGTATTGTATCTTTCAATTTAGTGTCTTTACAAAGAAGTGGAGTATTCAATAAATATGAGGCCACAAAAATAGTAAGTTCACCAGAGTTGCAAAGCAGTATAAAAGAAGCGTATTTAAAATTAAAAAATACAGATCCATTTGAGTTAGAATACAACAAGAACTTTATAACACCTACTGGAACAAGCTTAAATATATTTGGTAAGCAAGAAGTTGAAAACCCATTTATAGTTGAAGCAGAGTTAGCTAGAGACATAGCTGGACTTTCTGAAGAGGAAATAGTTGATAATTTGTTACCAGATCTTGGTAATAAATATGTAAAAGATTCTAACTTCAAAGCTTCAGTTGACAACATAGCTAAGAACAATAGATTAGTTAATATAAAAGTTGTAAAAGACGGAGAGTTAGTTGATAAGTCAGAAGATATAGAAAACACTATAGCCAATACATTGATTGACGTAGACAACCCTAGATTATCTGAAAATATCAGATCCATAAATGAAGATTTTTCTCCAGAAGTATGGGATGAAAATCCAAACTTAGTAGTAAAAATATTAGCATCTATAAAAAAGAATGCTATAAAAAGTGGAATTGATCTAAGAGACATAACAACAAAAGTACTATCTCATAGTAGAGAAGACATACTTATGTTTTTAGACTCTATGGAAAATCTATTAGAAGTTGGACCAAATGCTGAAACTATAGGTACTTACTCGGAGCTTTATAAAGAGTTATTTGATGTAAGTATGGACGAAGCAGTTGTAATACAAACAGATAACGAGTTTGACATAGTTGTTGAGTCAAGTATGACCGAGTATCAATTATTTGATAACTTTGGATTAGTTAAAAAACAGGGGGATATTTACAGACAAACAGAAGAGCAGAGTTTAGAAGAACTTTACGATGCAATGTTAGAGTATCCTGAGATGTTGCCAAATGAAGTATCTAGTATAGAAGACTTAACAAAGTTTGTAGAAAAAGAGGTAACAAGCCTTGAAATATCAGACTACGAAATAGACCCTGATAAGTTAGCTAAAATGTATTTGTATAAAAAATTCTTTGGCTTTCCAATAGCAGTGAACCCTATAAAAGTTTCAACAGATAACTTAAGTAAAGTAACTTCTAGCCCAGAGTATTTGATTACAGAGTTTGTAAAAGACTTCAACAGATGGATACTAGAGACAGACAATAAGTATTTCAAAGTTACAGAGAAAGGAATAGAATTAGTAGAAAAAGATCCTTTATCTAAAGAAGAAGCAATAATGTCTGTTCCAGAGGAATTTGTAAAAGATTTATCAGAGTACGATGCAATATCAAAAAATTTAAATCTAGGAATAGAGTCAAAAGATTTAGTATTCGAAGACTACGATAGTCAAACAGGCCAAAGAGAGTTTTTCGCAAATAACCCGGAAAGTGCTAAGAAAGTATCTGGAGACTACCTTTATCTAGAAGATGGGGTACTAGCTGTTAAGAACGAGACAGATACATTTGTCAGAACACCACAAGGAGTTTTTGAAATGATATACGAAGCAGGTAATGTAAAGTTTTACAATAAGTTACCTTCAGTAGATAGCAATTTTAAACTAACTGGTTTAGAGAAACCGTTGTCAGACATAAACTTTAATAAGTACCAATATCTTGAGAATACCCCAGAGGTATTTAAAGTAGCAAAAAACTACTACTCAAAACAAGAGTTAGAGCAAATAGATAGGGAGTACTTTGACTGTCAATAATAAGAAAAGGCTGCTGAAAAGTGGCCTTAACTTTTTAATGTATTTGGATATAATAAATAAAAACCTTAATTTTGCACTATAATAATAAAAAAATATGAGCTGTACAATTGATTACAATAAAAACGGTAGTATAAAGAACGTTTTTGACCTAGAAGGTAAAGAAAGTAGACTATTTAAACAAATAGCTAGACTTCCACATGTAGAAAGTTTAGAAGAAGCTTTGTCTATTTTTAAAAATGTTTATTCAGAAAAAATAAACGACCAAAGCCCTGTAACTTTTATCTCGGATAAAGGTGCAAAATTTAGTTCTTTTAAGGAAGCTTTACAGGACTCAACAGGGGGAAACATAGAGATAGGTATAGATGCTGAAGAAGCATTCAAGAAATTACTTTCTGTATCTTCAAACACAAATCCAGCCACATACGAAGGGTTTATAAACAACCTTATCAAAAGTGATATTTTATCTGATGAAAAGATAATAGAAGATGGGAAAACTTACCACAAAGCAGCTGGTAACCATTCACCATTACAAATAATAAATGAACAGATCATAAAGGAGGAAGCCAAGACCAACTTAAACAGAAAAAACTTTAAGATCTATAAAGACGGTAGAATTGAACTACTGAACAATAAGAACAAAGTAGAGATAGGGAAAAAATCCGTATCTTTAGAAGACTTTAGATCTACCACTCTTAGAGAGTTAGAAAAAGCTGTAGGGAAAGATGATGCTGTAGAGCTTATGATAAACAATGCCGTAAAAAATGCGTTGCCATCAGGTATCTCAACAGACTCATTGAACACTACTGAGGAAGCCTTGAAGATGAACTTATTAGATCTTTTAGGAAAAATGGGTGTCAAAATAACATCTATAAACAGCTACATAAATAGTTATAATATTAGAAATGGAGTTGATCCATCAGCTTCGGCATTACTAGACGTAGCTAGACAAGTTATTGCATTCAAAGATGGTATAATGACTATTGAGGGATTGGCAGAAGAAACCTCTCACTTTATAGTTGAGACTTGGAATGACGTTGAAATAGAAGGGTTATTGAGAAATATCCATAAAACTTCATCTTATGTAGAGTTTTCACAATCCTACAGAGAGTTGTACACAAGAGAAAACCCAAGTATGTCTACTGAGCAAATAGAAAATTTGGTTAGAAGAGAGATATTAGGTAAAGAACTTGCAAAATCTATACAAGAGAGATTTAGTACAGAGGGTAAAACAGAAATACACAAAACAATAATAGAAAGAATTTTTGAACTTTTAGGTAAGTTCTTTAATTCTGTAGTTGTGAATGATACATTCTACAATGACTTAGAAGCACTGACGGTAAAAGTGGAGGACTTGCTATTAACCAAAGATGTAAATAAGTATTTAAATCTAGACAAAGCTAAAACTAAGACTTTTAGGATGTATCAGCAACAAGCAAGTGGTAACATTGTAATAGATACTAAAAATGCCATTGTAAAAAGATTAGTAAAGACATTACTTGACCAAGAGAAAAGTCTTAGAAAAGCCGGTAGAGGATCTACAGCTAGTATACAAATGTTGAACTCAGCTTTAGATAAAGCTATCACTAAGAGCTCTATTCTAGATCTTGTATCTTCAGCAAAAAGACAAGCAGATTATGTATCAACAGCTATTGAAACTTCTAAAAGAAGAGGGGAGACTTTATCTAATGAAGAGGGTATTGTATTACAAGGATTGAAAGATAACATTGTACCAGTATTGTCTAGATTAGTAGCTTTATCAAAAGAAGATGCAGACCTAGTAGATATTGTAGACGACATCAACGCAGTTAATACAAAAGTATTATCTGTAACCGGGGCCGCAGACAACGTACAAAACGATGTATTAGACAGAATCATAGATAGATTGATGATAAGACACAATTTTGACGATGATGTAAGACAGAAGTTAAAAGATGCAGTATTAGTTGCAACAAGAGATACACAAATGTTGTATGCAGTATTTGGGCAAATCACACATGCACACGATCCATTACTAAACATATTAGGTAGTGTTATTGCAGATATGACATTAGATGCAGAACAAGGATACTTAAAAAGAGCAAAACAGTTTCAAGAAAAGATTCGTGAGTTAGGTTTTACAGAAGCTGATTTACCTAAGTTCATGGACAAAAATGGGTACATTACAAGTCTATATGACTTTGACACTTTTGAAAAAGATGTTATAAACATAAAGCTTGAAGCTTATAAAAAATACAGTGGTGTAGCTATGTCTGATGAAGATATAGTGAAAGGTATAAAAAACTATGACCTACCAAAAATAAAAGACGAAAATGCAGAAAAAGCTTACAACAAAGAAGTTAATGATGCAATTAGTTCAAAAGTAGAGAGAAGTTTTACAGATGAATACTACCAAAATAGAGATGAGAAATACGATAGACTTGGTATAAGTGAAGCTACAAAAACTCAACTTAGATTATTATCTACCGACTTAGGTAGTCTTATGTCTAGAGTGAAAAATGAGAAAGGTTTGCCAAGATATACTGCCCAAAATAAGTATGAATTAGATGCTTTAAACTTAAAAAGAAAAAGCTTAAAATCTTTATTCGACAGTCTTGGGGATATTAAGCAAGGTATAAGAGAGGTGGACACTCCATCTGATACTACAATAGAGGTATCTGGTTTATACTATGAACTTAGAGACAATGCTAGTGAGGAAGCTAAGATAGCTTTTGAGATAAACAAATTAGATCAAGCATTTTTATTAGAAAAACAAGAAGAAGCTAGACTTTCAGGAGGACAAAAAATAGATATTGAAAAACTTGCACCTAAGTTTTTACAAGAACTTGAAAAGATTGAGAAGGAAGAGGGAAGAGAAGCAGCAGTTGAATTTTTTATATTAAATTCAAGTGTAGGTTTTTCTAATGACTTCTGGAATAATTTTGATACATCAGAGAGCATGATGACTTATATAGATTCATATAGTCAAAAGCCAGATGCAGAGCAAGCTTGGGTAGATAAAATAGCCTCTTATAAAGACAAACTACAATCTAGAAAATCTATATTAAAACAATACCAAGACTCTAGAAACTTTACTAATACGATGGCTGAGGAAATGTCAGTACAACAAAGAGATAAAGTTATAGAACTATCCGAAGAAATAGACAGAATGGCTTTAGAGCTATACACTATATTCAAAGGGGAGGTTAATATAGGGGAAGAGAAAGATATAGTATCTGAGTCTACACCTAATCAATCTTACTATGATGCGTTAGCTGATTCAAGAATAACAACTATGGAGGGTAAGTACGACTTCACCCTTAAAAACATGACATTAGATAATGCAAAGAAAGTTAGACAATTTTCTGATGCTTTAGACGATGTTTTGAAAGGTAGAAGAGTGTCAGAGGGCCACAAAGAACTAATATTAAGAACTGTAGGTATAAACGATCTATCCGAATTGAATAATGACGATATTCCGGCAGCTAAGTTAAAATATGCAGAGACAAAGTTGGCACCTTACTATAAAGCATTTGCTCCAGTAGGTTTACAAAGCTTTTACAACAATCTAAAAAATGGTACTCAAAATGTACAGACATTAGTAACAGAGTTAAATAAAAGAAGTGATATAAAAGTTAGTAACAACTTCTCTTATTATGAGATGGGGGAAATAAAGTTTAAGAACCCAAACTATAAAGAGGACTTTGAGGGAGGTTCCAAACAGCCAAAACTTGATCAGTACTTAAATAAGAACTTTGTAAAACTATTTAACCCTAGATTAGATGCTGATAATAACCCTATCTTAGATAATGAAGGTAATATCCAAGCTACTACTAATCAAAAATTATTTAGTTTGTACCAGGAGTATATGGACTTCCAAAGAGAGAGTTTAAGATCTTATGGAGAATTAGGTACACACAATTTGTACTTAGCACCACAAGTTTCAAAAACAAACTTAGAGAAAGCCAATGATGCGATAAGAGGTAAAAGAGGTACTATAAAAGAATGGTGGAGAGACGCTGTTAGATTTAGAGTAGATGAACAAGCATTTGGGGAGGAAATGGATGGAGAGTCTTTAATTAGAACTTCAAACATGAGAATTATACCTAAATACTTTTTGAAGAAGTTGGAAGAAGAGACAGATGTATCTACAGATTTATTCTATAGCTCTATGTTGTTTGCACAACAGTCTCAATTATATAAAGCCAGAAAAGAGAGATTCTCTGAATTTGCTACACTAAATGACTTAGCTTTGAATAGAGCTTACCCAGAAGGTAAAGCAGCTAGTTCAACAAACACTTACAAGATGTTTAAGTCATACTATGACCACAACTTATTTGGGGTAAAAGAGGCTAGAAACTGGAGAGTAAATGTACCTGTTTTAGGACAAATTGACGTAACTAAAATAATCAACATGTTGCATAACTGGGTTAGAAACAACTCACTTGCATTGAATGTTGTTGTACCAGTTACTTCATGGCTTACAGCAGAGGCATCTATGGTTATAGAAAAGTATGTTGGGCAATACGTTGATTCAGACTCTATGAGTTTGGCTTCTAAAGAGTTTAGAAAAATATCTTTGCCAGCTATAAGCGAAAGTTTAGAGATAGATTCAAAATCTAAGCTGTCTATATTCGGAGAATATTTTGGGGTTTACGACTTAAGTAACAAGTTTGAAAACTCTATGTATGGTAAAACCCCTAGAACATTGGCAAGATCAATGTATGTTTTACACACAGCCGGTAACTTTGTACCATTGTCTAAAGCTATGCTTTCACAATTATATGGGTACAGAATATACGAAGGTAAGCTAATAGATTCTAAGAAATTTGAAAGCTTGTACAAAACAGTAAACCCATCAGCTACTAAAAAAGACATAGCAAATCAATGGGAACTACTTAGAGATAAGTCTTTATATAACTACATGTCAGCAGAGAATGCAACAGTAGCATATGACTACGAAAAGCTAGCTCAAGATATGGGTAGAACTAATGATGAAGAGTTCCAAAAAGATTTTAGAAATATGGAACTTGGAGTTATAACTAAGTTGAAAAAAGTAGTAGAGAGAATTGATGGTATGATCACCAACGAAGAAAGAACTGCTATGCAAAGAGATGTATTAGGTAGATTTGCAATGACCCACAAAGGTTGGCAAGCTATATCTGCAGCAAACAGACTTAAGAGAAGACACTTAAACTTACAAACTGGACAAGTTGAAGAGGGTACTTACTTCTCAGTTTATAACTTCTTTGTAGAGAACTTTAATCAAGGTTTGAAAAAAGGAGGTATGAAGTCTGCTTTATCTGAGCTAAAAGAGCAATACATGATAGGAGATGAAGTACAAAGAGAAAATATCAGAAGGGTATTAATAGACTTTGCATTCCTTACAGTATTATTTTTGATAACTCTAGGAGTTGGACACTGGGCCGATGATGAAGAAGATATGTGGGCAGCACAATTTTCAGCATACATGTTAGAAAGGGTAACCACAGAAACATCATCTACTCAATTAGGTTTATTTGGAGAGTTCTATTCTTCTGTAAAAGAGCCTATGGTTGGTATACAGAAATTAGATAATTTGTTTTCAGTTGCTAATGCCTTTGATACTGATGTACAAACATCTGGTAGATTTGCAGGTATGACAAAACAACAAATATATTTCTTGAAGAATGTTGTCGGAGCCAAACCTACATATGATATTTGGAATGCCGGAAACTTAAAGTCTCTAAGAGAAACCTATGACTACTTTAATAAAGACGAAGCATTGATACCAATAGCTTATGTAATAGACGAAGAAGACTTAGAATAATAAATTAAAAAACCCCCAAAGACTTAAAAATCTAAGGGGGTATTTTTTTACAATAAACTAAAATAAATGTGTTAGTCTGGCAATCTGACCATGTAATGGGTGATGTATATAGCCTTCAATCGCCTTTGGGGCGTGTTGGTATTGATTTCTGTGGTGCCAGGAGTCTGTACCCGATGGGCTTCTCAAAGCTTCCACACATACACTCATATAATCTTTACTGATCTTATGGTGAAAGTGATGTATATAAATGTACCTATGTTTACAAGCACCCCAATCTGGACTTTCATGAGCCATGGTTAAAGGCAAGTTATCCATTTTACCACCGTCACCATGAGTGGTACCAATTAAGTTAGATCCATATCTATAATACTTTCTGTGAGCGATAGAACAATCAAAAGTGATATTCTTACAGTCTTTGAAATAAGTTTGTATTACATCAGCTAAAAAGAAGCCATGAGTGTAATCGTGGTTACTAGGGTTGAATACAAAATGTACATCTGCAACTTTAACAAGTCTGCTCAAGATCTCAATATAAAGTTCTTTTGCAATTAGAAAGTTGGTATACCACATACCGTCAGTATCTTGATCAGTACCTGAAGTAGTGGTTCTTTTAGGTGTATCAATATGCAAAATATCATTGCCTCCAACAAACAAAATTTTATCAATCCTAAAACCCTTGGCTTTAGCAAGAAGACCTTCAACACCTTCACGAACTCTTTGTACTGCAATTTGATTGTCATAATCTTCTCCTGTTTCAAAACTTTTAGCTAATTTTCCAATGTGAACATCTGCTGGATCTATTACAAATAAATGCTCATCATCTAATTTGACATCGTCTGTGTCTACTCTTCTTATTGTTTTTGGTTTGTTAGGGATATTTGCAATATCCTCTATTATTTTTTTGTGGAAAGCTTCCATATGGCCACCCTCAATTTGGTTAGATGCTATATTATAATAGGCACCTTTACCGGTATGTGTAACTAACTTATAAGTTCTTACATCATTAAAGGGTATTTTATAAAACTCACAGTACTCTTTTATACTCATAATAGTACCATCTTCTTTTAATGCTGACAGAGAAGATATTTTCTCATACTGATTTGTGTCAGTATCTGTATTATTATCTAAGTCATCATCCATAGTACGCTCTGATTTTAGTATATAAGAGTTGGCTTTTTTACGAAAGCTCTCATCGTATACAATTCCAGCTTCTTCACAGTAAGCCTTAGCAGCCAGTGTTTTACTTTGTTCTTGCTCATAGAGCTCTTGTAATCTTACTTTGTTAATTTCCATTCTTTTTTATTTCGGTTATTACTATTTGTTTTGCAAAAGTACTACTAATATTCGGTTTTTCCAAACAAATTAAATTTATTGGCTGCGTATTGCATAAAAGATTGTACTTTTTTTTGTATGTTAAATAATCTTTTCTATAAAAGTTTTTCTTATTCATAACATGCAAATATTTTAATCATCCCAATTATAAATTGCAACCACACCCAAACCCCTAAAAAGATATGTAATCTATCTTTACTTTGAAATAGTAAGCAATCAAATATATAATTATTTTTTCTCATATGTTATTCTTTTAAGTATAATGGGCTTGTCATCCCTTTTGTTATCATCTCCTTTGTGGTCATCTTATAACCTCTTACATTTTTTTGTAAGTAACTGTTGTCCTCTATTAGACCGAAAAGTAAATCTTCTGCTTCTTCTCTTGTTAAATAACCACTTGCTACATAACCTCCGGCACATAGGGCCGTTGACCTTACAATATAATGTCCAGAGTCTACAATCTTCTCCATAGATCTTGTTAACATAGTTTTAACCCTACTCTTGTCTTTCTCACTAACATTTTCTAAGACTTCTATCTCTCCAACATAAGGTTTAAATTCATCTATCTTAGTACCTCTCTTAGTCCAAGTCTCTGCATTATCTCTATACAATAAGTCAGGATCAATTGATAAGTACAAAGGTAAGATACAATTTTGGGTAGATGGATCAAAACCCTCATACTTTTCTAAAAAGTAGGCCATACCATAGAAATAACTTTTAAACTCCTCTGTAGTTTTACACACAGGTATTTTAACAATAAACTTACATCCTTTTTTACTAGGGGACAAGTATGCTGCAACTATGCTAGGAATAGCATCAAACAAAAACTGTTTGAATGCCGGAGCATCGTCTAACTTATCAAAGTCTAGTACCATCAATCCTGTAAACCCGGTAATATTTGCATAACAACGGCCATTACCATCTGTTTGTACACAAGGTGTAAAGTAGTATAACTTAGATTTAAGTTTATGCTTTAACTCCATGTCACCAATATTGGTAGCGGCTGAAATCTGTTCAAAAATACCACTGATGTCAGAACTTGGGCTCTTATTAGCTCGTAAGAACTGCTTAAGAGTTACCGTACCTAAAGGTTTAGGTATTGTGACATCTGCCGGGTAATAAAAAAAGGATGTATTGTTCATTATTTATTTCTTATATTTCTAACTGTATGGTAGTAACTATTTTTTCTATCTATAGAGTAATACTTATACTCTCCATTATCTCCTATCTCATCACTTCTGAAAGCCTCAACTTCTTCCCAGTTATCAGTGTTATGAAAGTTGGCCTCTAAGATAAATCTTCTGCTAGGGGTATAAAACCATTTTACATAATTCCACTCATCATTGTCCATCTCCCAACCGGCTTTACCATGCTCATCTTGATACTCTTGAATCTCTTTGACTATTCTAGATTTAAAATTCTCTCCCAACATAGGCTCAAGCCTTACAAGTTCTTCACAAACGGCCCCAACTACATAAGTAGCTCTACCTAGAGCATACCTAAAGGCACAACCTAATACAAGCTCTTGATTTAAAGATACTTTTTGTTCTATCTCAACGTATCTCTTACCTACTTTTTTATATGTTTTTTCCATTGTGTCTATATTTTTTACGATATTCAATTTCTTTTTTTATAAGCGTTAAGTGAGGGTTATCTGTACCTTCCGGATAGTAATCTAAAACAGCTTGTAGCCATTCGTCATTCATGTCACATAGTTTGGTCCAAGTCAAAGGCTGTTTACCATCAACTCCACGACCACCCCTAGATGCATACCTACGAACAAACTTGAAGTCATCAGTATCAAGTACTGTAAAAATTTCAACTTTTGATAAATCTTTTCCACCATACCTAACATAATCATTACCCCCATCAATCATAGTTTCATTAGGGCAACTACATGTTTTGTAGTCGTGTCTATGCTCACTTACTAAAACTTCGCCACACTCTAAACAAGTTACTTGGCTGTGTACTATTCTACTCTCCATCTTTTCCAAATCTAATATCCAACATTTCGTGATATATTTTCATAAAATCCTCTTTCTTACCGAACCAATCGTTCTCATCAAGTAAGTCATACCACTTTTCAAAAGTACGATAACCTAGTTTAAGATCGGCTGTGTAAGTTTTAGGATAGTGACACTCTGGATTATCAGGGTCACAGTTCAAGGGGCTACAACAACCCGATTCTCCACAACCTGTACAAACAGGACAGTAAGGAGAGTAGTTCTCATCTTCTTGTAAATTTGATAAATTATTCCAAGGATGCTCCCAATCAATAATAGCAAAGTCACCTTCTCTAATATCATCTTCACTATCTCCAAAAGCTAGAGTCTCTACATTAAAGTATATCTCCATAGCATCGTAAGACAAAATTTCAGTAGGGGAATTACCCGGACATGAATGAGGCTCTACTTGAATTTTTCTTTCTTTTGTATCTACAAACCAAGTGTCCTTATCTTGTTCAAATCTTAAAATTCCTTTCATTGTCTTATTCTTTATAAAGTTTATACTCAGAGTTCTTTGTCTTAAAGTGAACAAATGTGTCTGTCTTTTCTATTATTTTTATGATACTCGTTGTTTGCCATGTATAGAACATGTTAAAAGGGCTCATCAGTAAGCTCCTACCTTTTTTAGGTTTGACAAACCAGTCTTTGAATGAACCGTTTTCATGGAACTCAATCCACTTTACACCAGTAGACTTTTTGACTAAACCATCCTCTTGCCTAATTAATTTATAACTCATCTTTCTTAAATTTAGGACTGCAACCCATTAGTATCGTATTACGGAACATACGCTGCTTTATTTTAGTTATTCTACGACCCTTTAGATGTTTGTCTAATATCTCATTAAACAAAGACTCTTCAATTTCGTAGTTCATAAAACCAATATCTTTTTGGCCCCTGCTATTTGTAGGAGCCTCTTCTACTAACTTATCAAAATCTGCAATTGGAGTAGAGGCTTTATAAAGATCTCTATAAATATCCCAAATTATCTGTTGTTCTTTTGTTACAGCCACCATTATCCTTCTATTTTCTCTATTACTTCAGACTCAATCTCTGATAATTGCTCATACGATAATAAGTTTAGTATTGAAATACCTCCAACAAACACATCAAACAACTCAAATTCAGGGCCACTACCAGGATAGCCTGCCATATCTGAATCATACATTACTTGAGACTCTCCAGCATGGTAATTACCTTCTACTGTCATCTCTACACCAAAATAATTAATCTCTTCTGTTATCATTTTTCTAATTTTATTTTGCAAAGGTATAACATTATTTTTAATGCCGCAAGCTTTTTCTGATTTATTTTTAATGAACTGCTGCATAAGACTCTCCTGTTTGAATATCAATCTCGATTTCAACTGGGAATTTGTATTGACTGTTTACTCTATTTATAGACTGTTTAAGAGCCTCTATAGTAGATTCTACATCTTCGTTCTTAACTCTTAATAAAACCTCATCATGAGCCTGAAAAATGGGTCTAACACCACGCTTAATCATCTCATATACATAACCATCGAACACCCTAACACCGGCTGATTGATTACAAGCAGAAAATCTATCTTTTTCAGAAGCTAAGAAGTAGTAAAAATTAGTTATAGGATTCCAAATCCAAGACTTTCCATCTACCATTCTAACTGCTCTATCCTCAGCATATTTCTTAACAGACCAGTTACGGTCCCAATACCCATCAAACAAAGTCTTAGCATCTTTTGTTGTAAGACCTGTTGACTCTTTTAATTTAGGAACACCACAACCATATGTCAAAGCATAGTTACCAGTTTTAGAGGTTGCTCTTTTCTTACTTACCTTTTCAAATTGCTCAGATAATTCTTCGTCTGTATAAACCTTGAATATCTCAGGTAAATCTTCTCTCTTTTTATCTTTGGTTTTATACCAACGGAAGAAGTCAGACTCTTCTTGTGAGATAATACCACTTCGAACACCTAGATCCAGGTGGGCATCCCAACCCGGTCTATTCATATCCTCTACATACTCCGGATCATATGGGTAGATAGAGATTTGCTTCATTTTATCCTCCAAACTACTAACATCGGAACCAATCAAGATACTACCTTTAGGGGCTATGATAACGCTACGAATAAACTCTCCATATGGGGCCGTAGGTTTTGGTAGGTTCACAAATGGTTTTGCATGTTTTAGTCTTAGAGTTTTAGTAAACCCATGGGCATAAGCTATTGCATACCCATTTTCATCGGCACGTTCTAAGAAACCTTTTAAGTAACCTGCTCTGTGAGTAACAACAGACAAACCATCTAAGTGCTCGATAGCCGGCTCTATATCTCTAAGAGCTAGTACACTTTTACACAGCATCTTTTCTTTATCACGAACTTGCGGCACCTTACCATTACGACCTTCTTCAAACAGTAAAGGCTTCCAACCAAGTTTCATTAACCAGTCTTTTACTTGAGTAGGACTTCCGGCATTTGGTTCTTCAAACCCAGTGGTCATTGTAAGCTCCCCTTCATAATCTTCTCTTACTCCATTATGCTCTAGTAACTCTAACCATCTAGCACCGGCAACACTCAAACTACCATCTTTTTTGTACATAACTTTTGGTTTAGTTATGGTTTTGATTATAGGTAACTTTGGCATAGCTGCTTCTAACAATCCCTTTTTCTCATTCTCAATACCTTGTAAGTAATCTAAGTTCTTTTGGCATTGCTCTACATCAATCAAAATCTTATCTTCTTCTTGTATCTTTAAACAAGTTAATTTAAAGTTCAAGTAGTTTATAATTCTTATGATGTCTTTAGGATCATCGTATATCTTTTTCAAGTAAGCATACTGTTTTACCCAAAGTTTGATGTTAATTTTAATATCCTCTTGTACACGATGACAATATTCTTCGACTGTCAAGTTATCCCAATCATCAATCTTAGGTTTAGGCACACCAAACTCTTCTCCCCAAGAAGCTAAACCATGGTCTCTTTGGCCTCTTTCCGGGTACAAATACCAAGATAAACCTAAAGAGTCTATTAAACTAGCCTCTACTTTTATACCAAGATGTTTTTCATATAAAGGTACGTCAAATCTAACTAAGTTGTGACAAACAACAGTATTCTCAGGGTTACCAAGAACCTTACGCATATCATCGTAGTTAGTTGTAGACTTCACAACCCAATTTCCCTCTTTATTCTGCCAGCCAATACCCATACACCAAATCTTAGTAGATTCAGGAACAAGACCGTTTGACTCGGCATCTATTACGTAAACTTTATCTAAATTCATTACTTACAAAATATTTTTAATGTTTTACCACCATCTTGGTATTGTACCTCAACATCTTTAGCATTATAGTTAGTATAAGCTCTTCCATTGTGTGGCTCTGAGTGTTGTATTACCTCTACTCGTGTTACTTCTGCTTTATCTTTCTCTGCGTAGGCAACCATTTCATTTAGCAAACCTGTGTCCATACTCTCGAATATCATATCTAGATTCTTTTTATCAGCTATTTTTGTAGCTATCTCAAAACCTCTCATGTAACCTTCTCTGAAATCTTTTTCCCTTTGTTTCTCTGTCAGTTTAGCCATGTACTGGCTTTGTTGCCAAGAGTTTTTCCAGTTTTCTACTTCTTCGTTTATATCTTTGTACTGCATCACTTTTTATTTTTCCAGGATTTATTAATTTTGTGTATACCAAGCTTTTTATTTAAAGCTAGAGTCAGTCTACAATACACATCTGTAGGTCTAACTAATGTTTTTTCGGCACCCTCTGTAGGGTACATCTCTGTAAAGTCTTTCCTAAAATAGTTGAATACGCTTTTTACTTCTGTCTCTGGTCCAAGATTATCAAAATCTATAAACTCGTAAGCACTAGATCTATTTGCCATTATTTCTTCTTTTGGTATAACTCTGCATTCATGTCTCATATTTTCCAATTTCTATTTCTTAAATGTTTAGTGCACTTTTTACAAAATCCGTATTCTTTACTAAAGTTATCTTTACCTTTAGCATCTTGCATTATACAGCCTTCTGAGGGACAGTGAGGTAAACCTTGTGTGTGGCCCAACTCGTGTATGGATAACTTATACAGTTTCTCTAATCTATCTTTGCCCTTGACTCGGTAATTTGATATTACACAAGCGTTTCCTGGGCAATAGCCTAGCCCCATAACACCCCAATCTGCGTACTTACCTTTAGTGGTACTTATATCTTTGTTTGTTAACCCTATAACACAAGTACCTTCTTTAGCCTTTAAGTTAAGATCCTTTATCAAAAGGTCTGCTCTATACCTAGTTTTGGTAGAGTTCATAAACTTTTTCTGTAAGGGGGTTTCTTCCATTACCTTGATGTAAGGGTATATTTTTTTAATCTCCCTTTCTACATACTGTACTTCTTCTTTAGGCATACCTTCGAAAGGTTGTATAACTATAGTCATATTTTGTGGTGATTTTGACATACCTACACTAACTAAAATAGTCAATCCTAATAACACTTTTTTAATCATAATTTCTATTTGTTTTTAAATTCTATGCAAAGATACGAACAAGATTTTATTCCTGCAAGCTTTTTGCAAATTATTTTCAAAAAAAAAATCCCAACTAAATAAATAGTCAGGATTATTGTTGTTAAAATGGGCTGTCATCATCTTCTTCATCAAAGCTTACAGCTGCCGGACTATTGAATGCTTCACCAAAGGCATCAGCAAGTGTAGCTAATGGAGGAGGTGGTGGAGGTGCATCAACAGCTATGGTTTGGTTTTTCCCAAAGACCGGTGCACTAAGGTTACTTACTGAAATAGACTCTTTCTTTCTATTCTTTCTGATATTCTCCACATCAGGTATAGGCAACTCTTCAGCATAAATATCTAAGTATAAACCATCGGCCTCTCTACATTTTAGTAAGTGTACATAATTTACTCCAAAAGGCTCTAAAGAAACTCTACCTTTCAAGTCTTCTTCTAAGAAGAACTTCTCTAAGTTTGGATACCTATCCGGATCAATCTTGCTGTACTCTTTGATACCTAACCTAGTAGGGTTAGTCATAACAGCTACAAAATCTGCAACTTGGAAAGTAAACTGAGAGTAGTACAAATCTGAGGGTTGAGGTTGAGCCATAATATCTTTGTCTTTAGCTCTTTTAATCATCTCTGAGTTTGTTTGAGACAACAGTATAAAAATAACATTTTCGTACTCCATCTTTAAATCATTAACTCTTTCGATAAACTTCTCAATAATAGTATTTCTACTTTCTCCAGAGTCTCCAGAAATCAATGCCAAGTGATCGACAGTGATAATAACTGAGTCTTTGTCTTTATTCATCTCTAAGAACTCTTTACAACCCTCATAAAACTTATTTGGTGTAGTAGGTACTTGTGAGATACTAACTCGGTCATCTTGTAAAGAGTCAAAGTAAGCCTTAGCCTGAGCTTTTTCTTCTTCCGTAAACTCTTGTAATAAGATTTCTTTTTTAGACTTAGACTTTATATTCTTAGCCATACCACGAAGTACTAAACTAAGAACTCTCATCTCCAAAGATATATTAAGTACTACAAAGTTATCAGCTGTAGGGTTTAACTCTTTATTCAAGATATTATCAACCATTTTAGCTAATGTGTAACTCTTACCAATACCAGAACCTGCTGAAAATACAATTACTGAACCATTAACTACAGGGAACACATCATCAAAATAAGGGGTACCTGTTTTTATAATACCTTTGTTACCTATTTGGTATTGCTTGATCTCTTGGAAAGCTTTCTTAGTAAGGTCTCTAAATTTTTGTATTTGCATTTTATTCTAAGGTTTTAAATTTATTATCAAACATATCTTGATACTTCAAGTAGTATCTGTACAATCTTGATTGCTCAATATCGAACTTGGTACTATAAAGATTGGCCGGCTTAAAGAAAAGGTATTCTAAAACTTTAGACCACTCAAACTGACTAGCATCATTCATAAACACTTTACATAAGTAAGCTAGTTTATTTCTATCAATACCAGAGTTAACTCTAAATAGAGCTATAAACAACTTTGTCTTTTTTCTATTACCTATTTCTTTATTCTCTGCCTTATACACAGACTCTAACCAGTCATATAACTTTAAGTCGTCTTCATCTATCATAGGGACTTGCAACTCTTCTAGTAGCTCATTGCCTTTAGGTGTAAGCCTAACACGATTCTGAATAGTATCACTTTTGTTTTTTGCTTTTACTAAGGTAATATACTCTAAAGTTTGGTACCTATCTAAAGTACCTAGAGTTATAGTTTCTGTAATAATCTCCCACAAACTCTCTAATTTATTTTGTGAGATAAGCTGTAGATTTACAACATCTGTGGGAGACAATCCTCTCTTCTTTGCGATTTCAAAATTTATATACATTTACTAAAATAATTTACTTATTACTAACAACAATAGATAAAGCTCAGCGGCTATTATCAATAAATATGGTGTGATTAACATTATCGTATACACCAATCTTCTTACAGTTTTTATCATTGTGCAAAGGTACAAAGTATTTCTTAATAAACCTAATTAAATCTTATTTAATTTTAATCTTTTACAAATTGGCCATTTTCCATTCTGCCGGTACGTTGAGAAATTACATTGTATGCACTCTCTAAACAGTCTCTAAGACTTAACCCTTGCATCTCTGCTTGGATAATAATTGTTACTAAAATGTCACCCAAAGCATCAATTATCTCTTCTTTATCATCTTCATCAATAGCATGCATCAGCTCTAAGACTTCTTCGTGTGTCTTTTCTGCTTGTCTCATTGTTGTAGCTTTTTCTAAAATACCTTTTTGTGCTGCCCATGCTATAACAAGAGCCTCTAATTCACCGTAACTTTTCATATTTTAAATTTGTTTGTTATTATTTTATAAATTTTGTTCCATGATGGCAACTCTTCTACTCCCTTATCATCAATATACATATCTGCTGAAATCTTACGACAATCAGCTTTGTAGTGCTCTATTAAGTGTGGGAAGTTACAATTAACATAGTGGTAAGGGATGTCGTTATCTTTTAACCAATGCATTGCATCAGACAAAGGATGCCCCTCTCTACATGTGTTAATCACAATACCAAACCCATCATTATAAAGCTTTGTTATTGCTTCTTTGGCACCTCTTCTCATTGGGCCAAGTTTTGGGTAATCACTCATACATATAGTTAGATCAAAATCTATAGCTAGTATGTGTTTTGGTTCAAATCTTGGGTTCATAGTATGCCTTCTTTTATTAAAATTATTTGCACCTTTTCTGCTAACTCTTTGATAGTACCATTATTGATAATTTCATAATCAAACTCAGCATTATCAAGAGCTGTTTCTGAAGGATGTTCTAATATTAAATTGCCAGTTTTAATTTGATTTCTTACCACTCTAATAGTAATACCTTCTCTTTGTTTTACAGCATCCATCTCATTAGGAAATCTCATGTCTGTAATAATCCAGTTAGGGTATTCAACAAGAGTATCATTACCAAACTCATCCCATTCTTTTACAAATCCCTTATAATCAGCAAACAAAGCATTCACCCATACATTAGTGTGCAATCCATCACGCATTGCTTCTGTACCAAGTCTTTGAAGAAACTCTCTATAAGTCATTGCTCCATCATGTTCTACAAAGTCTGGACCAGAGAAAGGTATATTATAAGGAGAGTTCCACTCTTCTCCCATATTAAGTTTCTTAAACTCTTGATCCTCAAACTTCTCTGCTGGAACTCCTGAAAGTATTGAGCCAATTTGTTTTAGTTTACCTGCAAACTTTTTAGTATCAAAACCAGATTGTTCTTCTAACCACCAATTATGATCATCACAAGAAACTACATCTTCTAAACTAACATCTCCTACATTTTGGCATAAAAGATATTGTATAATTTTACCAACGGTATCTTTACCGCTGCCCATACGGCCTGACAAACCTATAATCATAGTACTACTTGTTTTAAATGATCGTTTATTTCTCTTTTGTGAGTAGTTACTCTTTCTAGCTTAGCTACAAGTTTTTTACCAACTTTCACTGCCTCAAAGTCTACTAAATCTCCATGGTTTACATGCTCATGATCTTCCTTATGTAGCTTCATCTCTACTCTAGCTACTGCATCACAATCCTCAGCTGTGACAAAGTACACTACTGACCAACCATCTTGGTCTTTTCTTACTGTACCTTTCATCACTATTTGATTAAATCAATATACGTTGGTGCCGGAGCAAGTTCTAGAGTAAACTCATCATACTCATCGTAAGGTTTACCAATAGTTAGATGGTAATCATCAGGCTCTCCATAAATCTCTTCAAGAGAAGACAGCACTTCTTTTGTTGTCATATCATCTCCATTATCTTCAAGCTCTTCAGTCCTACATACCCACGAAAAACGTGTGTCTAGGTTAATGTCACACTCTAATAATTGTAGTGACTCTTCTAATGGTAAGAAGTCTAACTTCTCATCCAGCATTTTCTGTGCAAATTTTTGCTTTAAATTTTCTTGACTCATCTTATTTTTTGTTATATACTAAATTACTATTCCAATTACCACATTGTTCACAAGTATCATGAAAAGACTCTTCTTCGTCTATTTCAAAACTCTCGTTATTTGACATAGCCATTTCTGCTAACTCTTTCCAATAGTATGCAGGTATGTTATCTATGTTTTTTGTTAACTCAGATAAAATTATTATTCTACCTTCTCTTTGTAGTTCTAAGTCTACATACTCATCATTACATAAGTTAGTATCATCTACACTAACGTATGAACCAAAACAGTGTTCTCCAATTCCTATTTTCATATTAACTCCTTTTAAATTCTTTGTAGACTTGCTCTACTATCCAAGATAGTAAGTATGCTTGAGCTTCATCATTATCAACATCGGGGTGCATTCCTACACGCTTCATTATAAAACTTGTAACGTGGAGAGATTCATGTGCTATTGTACTAATAGCAAAAGGTTCATCAGTTAAGTACTTCTTGTTAAGTACTATTAGATTATACTTACCACTACCTTCTGCATAACCTGAAAACTCAAACTTATCAATATTTGAAGGATACTTTTTGTTTATTTGGTCTATCTCTTTCTCTGCATCATCGCATACTATAATTTGAATACGTTGGTGATATAAAGGAACCTCTATACTTTTATGAATCATACCCTTTTTCTTTTTTAAATATTTCTAATAGCTCTTTTGTCTTTTTTCCATCTACTTGGTCTAATCTTAAGCCGCCATACCAATCTAAAAACTCAATAGCGTAATCATCTGCTACATCAACACAGTTTTCTGCATTAACCTCCTTTGATGAAAAAAGATTATCACAATAAGGGTTAAATTTTTCCTTTAGTGTCATATTTTTTATTTGTTAGTTTGTATATAGTCAAGCACTTCCTTTATTGAAATTGCCACTTCGTACTCTTCATCGTTTATTGCTTCTTCTCTTAACTCTAGAATATCTTCTTTTGATATTCCCCCACTTTTATAGTGGTCTAATAAAGTTTTAGTATTTTCTTTGACTGCTTCCAGAGTTTTTAATTTTAATGTAAACTCGGCCATATTAATCTCTGTATTTAAATGGGTGATCTGATTCTTCCGGTATATGACTCATACCCTCCATATCTAGCATGTATAAAGCATGCATCTCAGATGATATTACTACCCCATTTTTTTGATTATGCTCACATACCCCACAGGTACAACCATTTGAGTCTCTAAACACTCTCTTACCTACTCTATCTAGGAACCATTGTTTTCTTTCTTCGTAAGCTTTACTCATTATTAGCACTTATATTTCCAAACACACTCGTTTCTTCCATAAATACCCGGTCTTTTGTCAGCAGTTTTTTCTAAAAGTCCTGCTATTGTCAAGTTAGTGATTGCACGTCTAACTGAAGTTAGGGGGTAGTTTTGAAATTCTTTTTGCACATCTGATGGTGACAAAAAACTATCTCTTTTGAACAACTGCAAAATTTCATTCTCTTGCTTTGTTGCTTTACCTTTGAACATTTTTAATTGCTCTGCTGATTCATTTGTAGTATTGTAATACATATTAATTTTTTTATTGTTAATAAATTTTTTGCAAAGTTATGAATTGTTTTTTAATTCTGCAAGCTTTTCTTCTAAAACTTTTTTCTCTTGTTCCAACTCCCATATTCTAAGGCTATCAAAATGGCTCTTACCCATCTTTGGTTGTAGTAAATATGATAGGTCAGACTTAACATGATTTAGTCTATCTCTGACTGTTTTGATTGTATCCATTCTTCAAATCTATGTTTAAATTTTGTTTCCTCTTTTACTTCCGGTAACAATAACTTCATTCTACCTCTGGCAGATGCCCAAGCATTTGGGAACTCCTCTTCTAGTTTATCAAACTGATGGCTGTATAACAACTGATCGAACCTAGTATGTTCATCTAAGGTAAGATAAACACAATTTATTAAATTCCCTTGAACACTTTGATGCCTAGCCTTGTCAAAAAGATGACAGCAATTTGCTCTAGTAGGGAAAAATATGATAGTACCACTATGTTCTGAACTTCTACAATTACGGATATGGTAGTCAAAATAAACATCTCGTATTTCAGATTGCGATTTACGATGCTCCTTGTTTTTTAAAGTTTGTTTTTTTATAGCTTTTCTGACTACTGTCATTGCACTTTTTGAGTTTGCAATGATAGCACAACCTCGGCATCTCTTTTTTGAGAACCAAGGTTGATCATCTCTACCACATTCGATACATACTTTGTTTTTTGCCTTTATCATTTTTGGCTACTTAAATGTGTTGTTTATTATAAGTAGTACAAAAATTACTAGTAAAGCATACAATACTAAGTTTTCTTTATAGTTTGCCATACTTAATTCATACTCATCCTCTAACTCAGTCATCACATATATTGCCTCTTCTATTCTAGAAAAAGGGGTATTACTTTGCTCTGAGGCATAGTGATAACGTAGCCATATAGAGAAACCCATAATGTAATATGTCTCTGTTACTAAGTAACCAAATGAATCGTAGTCTGCTACAATGTCAAATTTTTTTCTTGCTATTTTCATATTATTCTCCGCTGTGGTGGTCCACTTCTATTGTTACATCTCTCTTTTTCATTATTTCTTTCAACTCCTGGAAGCTGTAAGGTCTAAACTCAGGGTGTGTATCAAAACCTACATCCATAGTTCTATAACTTTTTGTGTAATACTGATCCCCTATCCAATCAGGGTTAGCTGTCAATGGTGTAAACTCATCTAAGCTGCCATGGCTATGTCCATAAAGCATCCACGATCCTCTAAAAGACTTATTCCAAACCCTCATAGCATAGTGGCACAATACAAGATTATATCTCAATGGGACTTCTCCTTGCTCTTTTGGTTGGTCTATAATCAGAACCTCTAAGTAAGGGTTTACAGATGCAAACAACTCTTTCTCCCCATTCTTGTTTTTAGCAATCTCCGTATCGTGATTCCCAAGTACCAAGTGTACATTTTTGCATATAATTTGTTCACGAAATTTTTTTATATTACTTACGTTATCTCCATTTTTGTAACCTCCAAAACTCCAATCTCCAAGACAGAATAATATGTCGTCTTCTCCAACAGTTTTGTTTATATTGTCGATTAAAGTTTGGTCATGCTCCTCTAGTGTATCGAAATCACGACACCCTTTTTTACCTTCCCAAGTGGAAGTGCCACGCACAATTCCGGCATGCCCATAGTGGGGATCTGAACAGAAAAATATATTCTGTTTGTTGTTAATTTGTAGTTTCATATTACTTATCTAATCTAAAACCTACACAAACAGGAAAACGTGGAATACCTTCTTCTGAATATTCAAAGAAACGTATTTCAGCAACTTGTCCTATATATTCGTGTTTGTTAGTTAATATTAATTCTCTTTCTTCGTGGGAAAATTTCATACCGGTGCTAAAAGTTTCTCCGTTTTTTAATTCACATACACATATGCCTTGCTCAGGCCTTTTGTCAGATGGTATTACATCAACTACTTTACAAGCAATGTCAATGAAGTCTTTGTACTTTAGCAATGATGAACTTCTTTTATTTATAGCATAACCTTCTTGGCTATGTCTAACAATACTTCCTTCGTAACCCTCTCCGATAAAAACTGAATGTAGGTCTTTTATATCCTCCATAGTATTTAACCTAATAGTTCTAACTTGTAGTATCTTCTCATTTCTCAAAGCTTCTACAATTTTAGTTATTAACCAAAGTCTTTGTTCGTACTTATCATCAGGTAAAACCACATCATACACATTATAACAAAGCTGTTCTGTTTCACCTTTTCTGTACTTTTTAACCATCCTCATATTTTCTTGGAAAGTTTTACCATGTGCATAGATTTCTCCATCTAAAACAATGTCCTCTCTTTGAGTAAGCGGCATCAATGCATCTATGATATGTTGACAGTTATCAATAATTTTACCTTGTCTTGACATCAATGTCACAGTACCATCTTTAATTACAGCTAAACATCTCATACCATCAAATTTAGGCTGTATGTACACAGGTAACCCCCAATCTATCTTTTGTAACTCATCACCAAAAGACTTTGCTAACATAGGTAAAACAACTTCTTCAGTTTTAGCTTCACCTATTGTTTCAAAATAACCGGCAGTCATCTTTTTCTCAATCTTTGATTTAGCCTCTAATACAGCCTGTTCTTCCGGAGTAGTCTCGTTAGCTTTACCTATGTTCTTACCTTTACTAACACTTTTATTAAGTACTTTGGCTCCTCCAAGAACTCCTGACTCTTGGTATAATTCAGAGCCTATTGTATAGATGCGTAAAGTTCTTATTTTACCAGAGCTATCTTTCTTATAAATTTCTTTTTCGTAATTCATCATTTTATATTATTTAGTTTTGTTTATTGCTCTAAACTTTCTGGGTAGTAAAGCAGTGTTGGGTTTTTCTTTTGAATATCAATATCTGGGTATCTATCACCAAATGATTTAACATCAAATCTCTCTGTTATTAAATGAAATCCATTTTTAGTTGGTATTGTGTTTATAACTTTATTACCAATAGGTCTAAGATTATAGATAAATTCAGCAACCTCAACCAATTCTTCAAGGTCTTTAGTATCAATATCAACAATCCATCTTTTCTCTTGCGTTTTTATCTGCCCCACTACTGAATCAAACAACCCCTTTTGATTATGGCTCCCATTCTGAATCTTTTGTGCCAAAGCAGACATCATACTTAATGACACATCAAAATGATTTTGTTTTTGAACATGAATATAAGCCCTTGCTTTGAACATCTCACATAACTGAACTATCTCATCGTATCTTCTTTCTAGGTGTTCAATACTCTCAATACAATATGTTTTTATTGTTCTTACAGATTGATGGTTGTCTCTTTCTCCTTCCGGTTGGTCTTTCTTACGCTTGAAGATGTACAACATATAGAAGTCTCCTTTACTTTCGTAATTAAGCAACGGTTTTATTGAATTTAGATTATTTATCATGTCTCATTTTTTGTATTACCTGCTTTAATAATTTACTATAACCCCCTCCCTCAGCATAAACTTGGTCTAAGTAAGAAAAGTATTGTTCTCTTGTTAGTTTAGATAGGTACTGAGCTTCATATAAGGCTCTGTCAGCTACGCAATCCTTCCAATTAGTATAATACGCATGATTTAGATTTGAGCCCTGTGCAGTGCTTATTCTACGTAATGCTTGTCTCATACCAAACATATTGTGGTTTTGCTTAAATACCGGTGATTTAAAATGCCCACTTTCTAGAATAGCCTGGGCCATCACAATATCGGGGTACTTAAAAGAGTACTTTTCTACTTCTAGGAATAACTTATCTTTAGAGAAGTCCTCGTTAGTTTTTAAAATAACTTCTTTCTCTGCACTAACCACAACAACCTCTTTTAAAACAAAAGAGCTTAATGTAAACACTACTAATAAAGAAAAGGTAATCATACCAATATACTTCCAAATATTTACTCTCTCGTAAATTAAACTGTCTTTGTTAAATTTATACATATCTTATTTCTTTTTAAATTTTTCAAATAATTCATTTATCATTTCGCCATCAATCATAATACCATAGTGATTACCATATTCTCCAATGATTTTATAAACCAATTCTCCAACTTCCTCCTGATTATACAGCTTATTTTTTGTAAAATTAAACTGCCCAATCTCATCTATAAGAAACTTACTAGGCTTACCCCCATCTAGTATTTTACTAACTGTTTTTGAACCTGACATTCTTTCTTGTTTTAAAAATTCTTCTTGTGGAATGATAATTCTGTACTCTCCAATAGGAGTGTTTCCGTCCAACCCTCTGCAAGCAAATAAAACCTCAACCTCCTCACAACTCGGATTCTCGATAAACCATTCAATAAAATCATCATCAATAGCTTGAACTCCATCTTTAATTAAGTCTTGGTCTGTTGTTAGTATGATTTTCTTTTCATTTGATAGATATTTTCCCATATTTTCAAATGATGTTTTTACTTCATTAGTATCAATATCTAAATAGTACTCACCATATCTTTTAATTTCTTCTGAATTAGTGATGTAGATGTTTTGATTAGTATTAAAATTATTAGTTTGTTTAAATTCTATATCAGTAAATGATAATTCATTATCAATACTTTTATATAACCTACTCGGTTTTTCCGTTGGTAATACGTGTATGTTTTTCATACCTTATTTGTTTTTACATTTGTGAATAATGTTTTTAAAGCCTATTAATCCATAAATCCATTCATTAAATCTTCCTATCCAACCTATGCATTCTCCGCATTTTTGGCAACAATAAATTTGATGTTTTTTCATATTTATTTGTTTTTAAATTATTAAAACCATTCTTTTTGGCATTTACTACATTCGTATATTTGTGAGCCATTATACTCATAAGTATTTTTCATAATACTGTTACAACAAGGACTTTTAAACTTAAAAAAATCTAAAAATTTTTGAAATATCTTTTTCATATTAGTTAATGTATTTACGTTTAAAATCTGTTTCTTTTTTATTAAGCACTATGATATACCTTTCTCCACTCTTTGTCTTGTAGACTTGGTATCTTTCAGTACCCATATAGTACCACTCGTTTGTGTAAGAATGCTCTTTTATTCTTTGTTCTACTGAGGAGCAAGACATTGCTAAAACTCCCATAAAAATCAATACTAAATTTTTCATACTAAATCTTCTTCTTTAATGTTAAACTCATCACAATAACCTTTACATAATTTTGAAGGCCTCCAACCACAAGTAAAAACTGTTTTAATTTGCTCTTCCCTAGGCAACATTTTTGTATCTTCAACTTCCGGATCAATTACCCCATTAAGCTTATCTACTACACTTGGGCAATTCTTACAAGGTACTTTGTGTATCTCTTTGTTTCTATTAGGGTACATTCTTTCGATAGCTTGATGCTTTTCGATATGTTTCTGTATCATCAATTTTGTATCCATAATTAAAAAGCTATTCGTTGTTGTAAATCTTCTACCCAATCTTCTAATTCATCTATCCTAACATTTGCTCTCATCAACTCATGCTCTGACTCATCTACTTTGTCAATCAAAGCATCTCTTTCCTTTTCTAAACTTTGCAAATCCCGGTACAAATCATTACCCCAGTTTCTGAGTTCTAAATTAGCTGCTCTAATGTCTTCCATAACACCTAAAGCAAAGTAAAAGTCTATATCATTATCTTCATTAGAAAACTCCTCTCTAAACCCCTCTATGTATCCTACCACATCATTTATAATTGGACATGTGTTTTTGATAGGTGCATTGTCATCATAATATGCCATAATTTTTAATGTTTTAATTTCACTTTGCAAAGATATGGAGAATATTTAACATGTGCAAGAAAAAGTTAAACTTTTTTTAATAAAATAAAAAAACCCCCCATTTCTGGAGGGCTAAAAACAAAAAAAATAATAAAATTAATTAACCTTCACAACTAGAACACTCCATTAAGTCTCTACTAACTTGTTGTGCCATATTAACACTTCTTTGGTAGTACAATGTTTTTATTCCTAGTTTCCAAGACTCAAAGAACAAAGCGTTAACTTCCTTCAAAGAGGTGTCAGGGTGTATCATTAAGTTTAATGACTGACCTTGATCAATAAATTTCTGTCTTTGTGCAGCTTGTTGCACTATTTCTAATTGGCTTATCTCACCAAATGTTTTGAATACTAACTTTTCTTTTTCATCTAAAATGTCTAAGTGCTGTACTGAACCCCCTTTTAATAAGATGCTGTTCCATACCTCTGGAGTATCTTGTTCTTTATCTTTCAATAACTTTTTTAAGTAAGGGTTTCTGTAAACAAACTTACCTTTAGCTAAATCTTTGATAAAGTAGTTAGACTGCAACGGCTCAATACTTGGACTAACTTGTCCTAAGATAAAAGAAGAACTAGTAGTAGGGGCAATCGCTAGTCTAGTTGTAAATCTTTGACCATAGCCTTTTAACATTTCAGGCTCTCCAAACATAGTTGCTAACTGCATACTTGCAATTAAACTTTTATCGTTGATAGTTCTAAAAATCTCAGCATTCAACATCTTAGCCTCAAGTCCTTCAAAAGGAATAAGTTTAGATTGTAAGAAACTGTGCCATCCAAGAACTCCAATACCGATACTTCTGTGTTCTTTTGCGAACAATAAAGCCTTCTCCATAAATGGAATACCATCTGCCTTTTGGATAAACTCAGAATAAACTGCATCTAAGAAGTAAGCTAAAGTTTCAACTGCATCTGTTTGAACCATCTCATCCCAATGTAAAAGGTTCAATGAAGATAAACAACAAACAAATGATTTATGCTCATCTGTATATTCTAAGATTTCTGTACACATCTGAGAGTGGTTAATATCCATCTCTTTATCTTTGTACACTTTAGGCTTATTCTTGTTTACATTACCGGTAAAGAAGATGTAAGGAAACCCTGATTCTGCTCTTTTTTGGTGTATCTTAGCTAAGATTTTTCTTTTATCTTTATCTCCGGCCTCTGCTGACTCCATCCATTCATCCGGTATACATACCCCTAAAGCAATGTTTTGGATAATGTGCCCTTCGTTTCTACATTGTAAAAACTCTTCAATATCTGGGTGATCAACAGGTAAGTAAGCAGCAAAATAACCTCTTCTTGCTTGACCTTGTGTAATAACATCTGTTGTTGTTTGGAAAGGTAGTAAGAAACTAACAGCTCCGTTTGAAACTCCATTGTTACGAATAGGTGCACCTCTACCTCTTAACTTACCGAAGTAACCGGCAGTACCACCTCCCATTTTAGTTAAGGCACCAATCTCAGCTGTTGCTCTTAAAATATCCATTGTGTCATCTTGAATGTCAATTCCATAACAAGATATAGGTAACCCTCTATCAAGGCCAAAATTCATCCAAACCGGTGTAGCTAATGAATAAAATCCTTTAGCCATGTATCCGTAGAATTTATCTGAAAACCCTTCAATACCTAATATATTTTCTGCTGTATCTGCTATTTGTCTGATACGTTCTTCAGGGGTAACCCCCTCTAATAAGTAGTCTTTTTCAAGAAATGCTCTTGAGTCTTTGTTTAACCAATTAAAATCTTCCATCTTAAAATAAATCTTCTTCGTTATACGTTTTCATTTTTTTACTATAATCAATAGGCTTTTTGTGAAAGAAGTCTGTTAAAGCACTTGCGTAAACTTCCTCTTCCATCCAAAGAGTTTCTTCTCTAATTGCAGGGTCAACTTCAAAAGCAGTCTCCATTCCAATTTTCTCTAAGGCATCATTTAATCTAATCTGTACATATCCTTTCAAGATACGAGCTGATAAAAAATCATTTTCATAACCTTCTAGAATCCAATCAATCAAATCTGACTCAGCCTTGTAAGCCTCTAGGACTTCACTTTGTATTTTTTGTATGAACTCTTCATCAAATAACTCTGGGTGTTCTGCTCTAATTTGGTTAAGTAAAGCAATACCACCTTCGGCATGTAAGTTCTCTTCTTTTGAAGTGTACTGAACAACATTTGCCACATCTTTTAATACTCCTCTAAATCTGTTGAAACCTAGAATAGTGTAGAATTGTGAAAATAAAGCCGTATATTCTGTGAATAATGTAAATAAAACTAAAGAATAGCAAATATTCTTATGGTCATTCTTATATATCTTGTTGATATACTTTGTTAAATAATTTACTCGACCTACGATTACCGGCTCAGTAAATAAATCTTCAAACTGCTCTTCAAGACCTAACTTTGAAAGTATCTCTGCATAGGCTTTTGAATGCACTACTTCTACTCCACCAAACACTGCTCCCATGTCAGCTATTTCCGGTTTTGGTAAAAGTTTACCGATACTAGACCAATAGGATTTCACAGCTACTTCTACTTGTGAAGTTAGTAGTATGGCTCTCTTTACTACTCCTTGTTCTTCGGTTGTTAATTTTGTTTTGTAATCTTGGATGTCGTTCAAAAAATTGAACTCATTGTGAGTCCAGTGTCCGGCCCACATTGCATTGATTAATGGATCTGTAATGCCACTATACTCGAATGGCTTGTAATTTTTTCTCTCTGTGAAGATGCTCATTGGTTTTTTATTATTTAATTATTAAAGGTAAAAAAAGTACCTCCTAGTTAAAAGAGGTACTCCGATATTAAGTTGCAAAGATATAAAAATAAAACTATTTTTACAAATTAGTTAAATATTACCATACCTCTCGTATGGAGTCAATTTTTGTTTCAACTCTTAACATAATTTCCCTTAATTCTTCTACAGATTTTGTATCTTTTGTTACAAGCTCTAAGTATTTATGGAGAACCATTGATACTCTAGGATAGTACCATTTGTCTACATAAAGGTATTCTTCTTCACCACTACCATCTTTTTTCTTTTTCATCCTAGTTTGTTCAAACAATAGTGTTAGCCCATGGTAGCCATCTGACTCTAGGAAGTAGTTTTCATCTAACTGAAATCTGTCTGTTTTTGTTTTTTTAAATAATTGGTTCATTCTATATTAATTTTTGTTTTTAGTAAAAAAGGGGGGAATCGAACCCCCGATGCTAAGTCACTTACTCCAACCAACTACTCCTTGTTACGTACCTTGAGCCTTTACGATTAGCCGTCACTTTAGTCCCACTCATAGTTTTTGGGGCGACCTCAACTACTACTTTTCCATTTTGATGTCTTTCCATCAGTCACTCGTTAGATTTTGCTCTCTAGACTTTATGAGTTAAGCCTTGTTAACCGTAAGCATTTCGGCCCGTCTGCAACTCAACATAAACCTGTGACGAGTATTCCTTATCGTTTATGCCTTGCTAAATTTTGGTTATATGAGAGAATTTACCCCCACATTTTCTACTACAACATGGTGTTTTACCTTTTTGTAGTTTATGTTTTGTATTTCTAGATGGTCTTTTAAAAGACACTTCACAAATAGGACATACTAATTCTATCTCCTCTGCTAATTTTATTTTATAGAATAAATCTTTTTTATCATTATTCTCTTTTTGAGATAATATTTGTAGATTTTCTATAACATCATTCATACAATTATTATCTATGTGGTCTACATGTTCTTCCTTACTCAAAAATCTATTCTCCTTACAGCACATTAAATACCTAGCATAAGACATAGATGTTTTTGAACCGTCTTTTCTAACTAATAGTGTGACTCTCCTATTTTGAGTACTTATATTTACATAAGCTGCTTTAAAGTCTTCTAAAAAAGGTTCTTTTAATTCTATCTTCATAATTAAAAATTTGTGGACTCAGTGTGACTCGAACACACGACCTACGGTTTATGAGACCGTTGCTACTAACCAACTGAGCTATGAGTCCAATTAGGGAGATGTCGCTCTCCCTAGGCGTGGTTAGGCTGCAAATCTTCTTTGCACACCACCAAGTTGGTAAACGTTGTCGTTTAATTTTGAAATTAGTTCTACTTACTACCTACTAGATTGCTGTCAAAACCAGTCACCCCCTATTGTTACGTTTTTAAACAGAACGCTCCCTCAAACTGTTAGGTCTCTGATTTCTCAGCGACTCCACCACCTTGTTTATAGTTCAAGGAAACTCTTGTGGAGGTGGGGAGAATCGAACTCCCGTCCAAACAAAATTCAATAATACATCAACAAACTATTTCGATTAGGTAGAGGGACTCGAACCCTCAAGGACTTAAAAGAGTTTTGACATCCGGACTCTCAACTCTATGCCACACTGATCACAGTGCTTGTTTCCCCTTCCAACATACCTAAATGCTTGTCTTTCCAAACTGTCATTCCGTTATCAATAATTAAAACTAAGCTAAGACCATTGCAATCTTAGGGTTTAACCTGCCCTTGCTTGTTTTAGTTATTTGCAATAAAGACAGGATTCGAACCTGCAACCCTTTCAAGATTTCCCTTGAATGCTGTACCTACTTCAGCTTACTTTATCTACAGGTACTCTATAAGCTACTACCCTTGGAGCTTCGAATCGTATCATTGAGCCTATTCTAGACTAGGAACAATAACATCTTATAGAGTGAGAGTTTTAAAACTGTTATACTCACAAACAATAGTAGTCAGGACAGGATTCGAACCTATTTCAGCTTTGCCATAAAGAGTCGGCCTTACCGTTACTCAACCTTGGGGAGGTGCTACCAACCAATGGTCTACTGACTATGTGTTCTCTTTTTTACAGAAACGAGAACCAAAACTGATGCGATACTATTTAGTAGTATCTTTTTTTGTTGTGTCTACTGCTGTAGTATCAACTGAAACTGAGTCTACAGATGTTGAATCAACTTTTACCTCTGTTGAATCTACTTGAGCCTCTGCATTCACTTCGCTATTAGGTTTACAACTTGCAAAACTCAAGCTGAACAAAATAGCCATTAAAAAGAAAATCTTTTTCATTTTATATTTATTTTAATTAAAATTTAGCACCCTCTTTCATGTAAGCGGCATCAGCTTACGTAGCCGGACCAAGAGTAGGGTCACGTAGTTATCACTCCTTCTTAGGCGGATTTTAGGATATGTTAAACAGCCCGATTAACAATGAACAATGTATCTCACATTTATAACTACTTGCTGAGAACTCATTTGTGTTGTATGTGCAGCTCAATCATCTTGGCACATCTTTTACTTCCTGTTCTAACTCCTTTCTCAAGGGAATCAACACATCTACCATCTCTGATAGTATCTTTATGTAAAGCAAAGCACTAAAATAAGCACTCCGTCCTAAAGACCGTTTTATAGTCTATTACAAAGGTTCAATGTTTAGCCTATTTGAGAGTTATGCACTGCCACTCACAAGCGTTCCCTTATCTCCAGAGACCAATAGCACCCATTTCGGGTTGGGTACACCACCTTTGCTCTTATTCTAATACCCCTTTATATAAGAGCTAACCTGCTTATCTTTAAATACGAGTTTTTCGGGGGTACAGGTTATTTTTTATTAGTTTACTGCCTTAACAAATGGTAAGCCACCTCCTGCGTAAGTGGTTGGAAGTTTACCATTCCATTTACGAATTGCTTGTTCTTGTAATATTTGTGGAGTAATACCGGCACTTCTAATTTTATTTTGCTCAGTTCTTAATATCTCCAATTCATTACGCTTTCTTTGTTCTGCAATCTGCTGATCCAATACAGAAATATTTGTATTTACTTCATTACGACTATCAATCTTAGCTTTTACTTTGCTAGAGAAATCAAGATTTAAACTGAAACTAACTAATTGTAAACCTGACTTTTCAAATTCTTTTGTAACTATATTTTGAACATACTGCTCGAACTTTAATGAACCACCGTTTGCCATTAATTGCTCTGTTGTATAACTTCTTGAAGCCTCTTTAATAATATCGTAGATTCTTGGCTCTAATACATTATCTTGTAAAGCTGTCATAAAGTCATCCCCTGAACCTAATCTTGAATTTTGAAACACTACATCTACAACTCTACTTTCAATTACTTTATATGAATATAACGGTTTTGATGTAAAGGCTGTATTATCTGCCGCTTTTACTTGTAAAATTCTGTCTTCTCCTTCATCATCCGTAAACTTACCACGTTGTTCCCATGCCGGTACTTGAAATAACTCTGTCCCCGGTGACATTGTAGAAACTCTACCTTGCTGTTTAGAGTAGTCATCCTTACCACTCTTACCATAATTTTCCATCAACACTCCATAATAGTTTGGAGCCACTCTTTCGCAAGAGGTAAAACCAACTGCTACTACTAATACTAAAAATACTACTAAAACTTTTTTCATTTTTCTTACTTTAATTTTTTACTAATTTGATTTGCTGAAATTATTAAACCTAACACACCAACTGCAATTCCAGCCCAAGCATTGATGTGATTAAAAACCCAAAATGTTCCGAATACCCACCCGAAAACTAGGAGAATTACTCCTGCTACTTTATTTACCATACTTTCTAATTTTATTTTGCAAAGTTACAAATTCTTTTTTAATCTTGCAAACTTTTTAAAAAAAAAATAACACATCCATCAAGATTGGCATACTTCCACTCTATCTTGCTACACAGCTTAGTCACTGCTTTACTCAAAGTTGCTTCATATAATACTCGAACAAACATAACACCTCTTGTAGTGTTGTATTCCTTAGATATACTGTTTGTCTTTCTATGTGTTATTATTTCTTCTGCAAAGGTACAACCTTTATTTTAATCTTGCAAGGATTAACCGAAATATTTTTTATAAATTTTATGATACTCCTCGATTTTCTTTGCTGTCTTATCAAAAGACTTCAAGAAAGTCTCTGCTCTATCCTTAGAGAAAGGTGTAGGTATACGCTCAATCTCTCCGGTTAATCTTAGTGGATACTTTTCTTGACCATTACCTTTTCTGTCTAATAAAATAACCCCCGAATATGCAATATGCTCTCCCTCTAATTCTCTTTGGTAAGCATACAGAGTTGTCTGTTGGTACTCATCTCCTCCGTAGAACGCCTTTTTAGTCTTGATAGCACCGGTTTTTAAATCGTCAATCACAAGATTACCCTCAACATCTAGGTACTCTCTATCTATAAACCCTTGGATAACATAAGAACCTCTATCTACAACTATCTCAACCTCATACAAGGCATTTGCAGGTCTTTCTATGCTACGGATAGTCTCTACATCAAAGTCAGAAAGATCGGATGTCTCAGTGTCTGTCTCAAACAATACACCACATTTACCTCCATATTCTGTAAAGATGTTACCCTCTCCTCGGATACCTAAAAAATAATTAGCAAAGAACTCTCCCTTGTATGCTTCTTCGTTAAAGGAATTGTATGCTGAATAACTTAGTTTTGGTTTCCCAACATGTTGGGGGTATTTACCCCCCTCATTCTCATAGACTTTTGGTAAGTCTAGCATTTTTACTTCTGCCATTATATTTTATTTAAGATTTCTGCGATTTCTGCTTTTTTAACTTCTTGTTGCAAAGGATTGTCTGACTTGAACATTTCTGTATTGATATACAGATTAACTAATATGTCTTCTACAATAACTCTGTCTTTCTTAGTCATCTTTTTCTTCTTTAACAACTCTGTAAGTTCTTGTCTAGTCTCCGGTAGAATTTCTGTTGCATTTACTAACTTGTGTAGTATTGGCATTTTCTTAAAAAGTACATCTTCCGGCTCTCTTGTGTCAACTACCTCTTCTTTTTTAGGTTCTTCTACCTTGTCTACTACTTTAGCAATATTACTTTTCTTAGGCACTAACTTTAACTCTTCTTTCTGAGTGCTTTCTTTTACCGGAGTAACTTCGTCAAACTGAAATACTTTTTCTCCTTTGATTCTACGAACCACATTGAAAGTAGCTATCGTATCTAATGTACAATACTGAGCAATTCTCTCTACTTCTCCTCTGTAGTATGCACTACCTACTTCATCCCCCACTAAGTCTACCTTACTGATAGGTATGTTAAGAGCAGTACACAACGCTTGTAATGAACTACCGGCACCAGAGCCACCCATCTTCCAAATGTCTGCGTTAGTACACATGTTTCTGCTTTCCCAAGGTTTTTGGTGAGCTGTGTCTAACAATACCGGTATTTGAATGCTGTTGATTACAAATCTTTTGCATAAGAAAGGGAAATCAAAGTACTTAGCGGCATGTCCTAACAATCTGTAGTTTTTACCATCGGCACCATCTGACATTCTTTGTAAAAAGTTTCTAAGGTCTGTAAGTAATACTGCCTCGTCTTCTCCATAAAACTCTTTGTATTTAGCTTTGTCTTCTCCAATCATAAACACAAGACTTACAGCACAAACTTTACTGAACTCTGCGTACAAAGATGCTGTCTTTTCCCAAGAGTCTGCTAACTCTTCGAAGAAAGGCACCTCTCCCGATTGTTTGTTCTTGTACTCCCATGCTGATTGCCACTCCGGAGATAAGTCTTCATACTTCTCTACAATACGGACTGTTTCAATGTCGATACCTACAAAATGTTTAGTAGGGATGTCTCTTAATAATTTCATATATTCTGTTTTTAAATTCTGTGCAAAGATATAACTTATTTTTTAATCTTGCAATATTTTTACAACTTTTCTTTTTGTGTTACTACCTCGTAAGTAGTTTTTTCTGTATTAATTAATTTTAAAAGTATCAGCAACATCTCTGCCTCTGAGTAATCAATCCTTCCTTTTTCACTGAACTTTACTATTAGCCCATTACCATCGTCTGTAACTTGCATAGCTACCTCTTTAGGGAATGTCCAAGATCCGTTATCCGAATACCTTAGTGTGTGTACGTTATCATCTTCTAAAGAGTAATCGTACTCATGTCTTCCATCTACTAGTATCATCTTACTATTTTTTTATAATTAATAAATAAGGAGTATCTCCTACATACTTTATTTCTCCTTCTGCCTCTAACTTCTTTGCCTCTGCAACACCTTGTGATTTAGCAATCATCTTTAGTGTCTGTTCCATCATCAAAAGCTTCTGTTATTTGAGTCATTTCCATTTCTTTGGCTTGTTCACATTTCATTTTTAGTAAAGTTGTGGATGTTAATATGGCATCAACTTCTTTTTTCAATGATTTATCTTTTTTAGCTAAATCAATGTATCTTTTTTGTTGTTGGTTAATTTCTTCAATTACCCAATCTACTGCTGTTTGTTTCATATCTTATTTGTTTTTAAATTCATTAAACCATTTTTTCTTTGCTTTAGGAAATGGTAAATCTCCATCTCTTAATTGCCAACCATCAAGGAATGCATTCTTTATATCTTCCTCGCTGTAACTTCTTTCTTTTTTCCATTTAGCACCTGCTATAAATGCAGTTTTTGTTGAATCATATTCATATTTTTTTTCAATACAATATCTTTCAGCAGCTTCTTCAAGTGTTTCTTGTTCCATATCTTATTTGTTTTTAAATTGTTCAAACCATTTATCTATATCTATTAATTCTTTATTTATGTTTAATTCTATTCTTAAACATTTAAGTAAGTCAGATACTTCTTCCTCACTATAACCTCGTTGTTGCTTTTCCATTTCTTTGGCTTGTTCAATGTATGGATTAAACATTTCGGGGTGTTGCATTTGTTCTGCTAACCATTCTACTGCTGACTTTTTCATATC